GTTTAAATAATTGTACACCCATACCTACACATTATATCAGGCTTTTTAGGATCAAGAAGTATAGTTTTTGTAAATCTTGTGGTTGAATACTAAAAACATAATCTTTATCTGCGGCTTTAATGGTTACGCAATGAACATTCAGCAGGTCACCATTTGAAGTTATCGATGGAGTGGGCCTTGAAATACTAATATCAGTTATGGCTGGCATAAAGCCATCAAATACACCGTCTTCTGACATAGCTATATTATATCACTTCTTTTTTTGTTTTTTAAACGTACTCACATTTCTTGGAGCCTGACCCTTAACTCCTTTTTGCGGAGTGCCAGAAGCTCTTTTCCTTTTTACTGCGCTTCTTTTTTGCGCAGCCGTCATTCTTGCCGCTTTGGCCGCAGGCACGCACTTGGCGTATCCAGAACCACCTTTGCCAGAAGTTCCACAGGGCTGATACTTGCCCTTCTTTTTGGGCGCACCAATGTTAACCCACTTCTGATCAAACCACTTAGTGAGGCCAACGCCTTTAGGGCCTGGCATTATCTACTTCTTTTTTCTTTTTGAAGACTTACCAGATGATTTATTGGGCACGCAGTTGGGAACCATTCTGCCACCCTTAAGCTTCATGCCTTTTGCACTGTATCCTTTCCAGCAAGCCATTACTTTTTCTTTCTCTTGGCCTTTTTGGTGGACACAGTTTTCCATCCGCCACCCATGGACTTATATTTTTTTGCCGCCCATGCATTTGCGTACGCACTTGGGTATACGTCAAACTTAGCTCTAGCCTGCGATTTGGCGCTTGACCACAGAGCTGGTTTAGTTGGTTTATTCATTTTAGCCATTGTTATTTCTTCTTTCTTTTCTTTCCTATTTTTTTGAGAGTCTTAGCCAAGTTGGCTTGACGAACTGTGGTTGAGCTGTATCTGTCGGGATTCTTTGTAACAGCTGCGGCCATTCCCGAAACTGATTTGCCAGCCGCCTTTGCTTTCTTGGTAAAAGCGCCTGGTCTTTTGATTGCTTTTTGAATCCATTTCTTATCTTTTTTTGCCATTCTTCTTCTTCTTGTTCTTAGGTGTATCTTTTTTATCGTCTAAATCAAATCCACCAAAACCAGCTTTTACATGATCGTCTAAATGATTATCAATCTTAGCTTCAATGTGTGCTACATCTTCATCTATATTTTCAAGAACATATGTTATTGTCTCTAGTTTATTGGCAACAACGGCGTGATCCCTGGTGTTTTCTTTCCTGCCCTTTTCAACAAGAACAACTATAATAGAACCCACTACTCCAATTAGGGCGACGATTGCTGCTTCCATGGCTAGAGACCAATACCAAGGTCGTCAAGAACTCGCTTGCCTGCCTTAGGACCTTCGCCGTACCCCTTGGACTTCTTGAAGGCAATGACAGCCTCTTCCGTCTTCGGGCCGAACTGTCCGTCCGGCGTGGCCTTGTAGAAGCCGCGCTCGGCAAGTTCCTCTTGCAGCTTCGTTACTCTTGGGCCGCTGTCGCCTGGATCCAGGTCACCTCCATCGTCCTTACCAGCAGCGGGGGCTCCAGCTGCTACGGTGGATGCAGCTGGAGCCGCCGCACCTACAGGCTTTTGAATGTTGCTCTTAGCCATGTATTCTACTACAGCTGCAGGAGGATTGTCTCCCTCAGTGTAGCGGAGGTGCCAGGGTTCTTCTGGAACAACTTCCCATGAAAAACCAAACTTGCGGACATTAGCGATTAGCCACTTCAGACGCTTTGGTTCTCCAGCCGTATGAACATCAACAGCCAATCCGAGTATTATGCTGTGATGTACCAGGAGCCGCCAAAGAAGCTAGCTTAGGATCTTTCTTGTACCACTTCTTGCCTTCAAAAGTTCTAGTAGAATTGCCATTTGGTGTTGTCGTATAGCGCTGCTTAAAGGCCGTAAGCTGTGATTCATAAGTGCGATATGTATCACCAGCCGAAACTGGCTTTAGCTCAATACCATCTGCTTTTGCCGCTTCAACCATTGCGCCCCACGCAGCTGCGGTAAGCCAATGAAGTTTACCGCCGCCAGCTGCTGGACGCAAAAGAGATTCTGGAAGCTTACCCGGAGCAATACCTTTAAGATCTGCTGGTTGCTTAACCGGAACTACGATGTCCCATTCTACTTTTGGCATATTGCGACTTCCTATCTACTAGAATTATAAGTTACTTTTTCTTTTTCTTTTTAGCTATCGCTGCCTGAATAAAAGGAGGAAGTTTCTTTTGACCAGCCGTTAAACCAGCTGCGCCTTTCTTTGTTTCCTTTTTAGCTGCGCCTTTTTTTGGTGGCATTTTCTTTTTTGCGGCCATGATTAGTATCCCATCTTTTTCTTGGATGATTTCTTTGTCATTTTCTTACCTGTCTTTTTCACAGCTGCTTTGGCTTTCTTTTTGCCAGGCATTGTGTATGCAGACATTTTGTCTCCTGCTTTATACATTTTTTCTCCTTGTTTTTATTTGTAAATAATATTCATTATAGAATAACTAATATAGTATTAACAATTCCATTTTCTCAAAGCCAAAGCTTTGCGTGTGGGTCTACCCTTTTTGTCTTTCATCGGGCCTTTCACGCCACTCATTCTAGCACAAAAGGACTTGCGGCGCTTAGCCGCCTTCGATCCCGGTTTTAGCTTGCTTGGCTTTGTTGTAACGGCCATTTTAAGTTTTGATCCTGGGTTTTGCTTACGATAGGAGGCAACTCCCTTACGATTTAGTCCACCTTTGGGATCCTTACCGTTCTTTGCGTTGCCACGCAGCTGTCTTAGCCATTAATATTTCCTCGCTTTTTTAGCCTTGAGTCTTTACTTTTTGCCATTTTTTTTCTTTCTTTTTATTTTCTTTTTATTAAGTGGCAATTCAATTCCCTTAACGAGATTATTGGTTCCCATTCTAGGACCAGATATATATATCTTACCCTTAAATGCCATTACTTAGTCTTTTTTACTGCTGGCTTCTTTGCTGCTGGCTTCTTTTTTGCTGGTGTTTTCTTTACAGCTTCGGTGACATTATCAATTTCTTTCTTAACTTCCTTGGCAACATTGACCACCGCCTGGTCAGCAACCTCGGCCAACACCTCGGCCTGATCAACCAATTTGTCAACCACTGCGTTAGGAATCATGGAAAGAGGAGAATTCTTTTTATTCTTCTCTCCATTTAAAACGGTTTCTAATTTTTTCAATAAATTTTTGAATATACTCATTTTTTTACCTCGTATTTTCATTTTGCTGTTTTAATAGTAATAACATATTATACATTATATACCCTAAACAATCAGGCTTTTGCCTGTTGAGAATCTTTAATGAGAGAATATCTATCGCCGGTTTCCTTTGAAACTACGGCAAAACCATAAGCTGCTGCTTCCTCTATGGCCTTTGATAAAGCTTCTTTGTCCTCTAGTGATACGTTATTTAGCGGCAAACTTATACCGGCATAAACATCTACGTTTTCAAAATTCCCTATATTTATTTTTCTATTTACCCCACATATTAAAACGGGAGCACTAGACAAGGCTACGGAAGGAGAGTTTGAAACCGCTTCGGCGACCGAGGGAACACTAGATTGTTCAAAGGCATTTTGTGATATTTTAGGCATTTGTAAACTCCTTAATTTTTAGTTGCTTTAATGTTTCTTCAGTCTGATCTTCCAAGGACATTCCATCAGTATTAATTATTAATGTAGCCATATTTTTAATTTCTTCTATTCCATTTTCTGTAGCGTGCAAAGCATGCTCTGGGTTCATTAACTTTCCATCTCTTTTAAAGAGACGTTCATTTAGTGTTTCTGTCGAAGCTTCAAAGCATATGACAACTCCGTTCGGTTGTTTAAGTATGTGTTCAGCTTCATTCAAACATCTTACATCAGAAATTAAAACCGACATTGGATATGGATCTTCGTCTTCTGGAATCTGATTTACATAAGATCTGTATATTCTAGAGGATTTCATTATCGCCCATCGAGCAAAGCAATCTGGGGAAACTGATCTACAAATATCGCCAGCTTTTTGCAGGAAATCTCTTGGCTTAATTCCTTCTGCCTCTATGGGCATGGAATATATTTTTTCAACCATGCTTGTTAGATCTTCGTACTCTGGAATATCGCCCAAAGATGTTCCGCCATAAAGGTCGTATAAAACTTGATGAATAGCATACATTCTTCTTCTTTTTTGATTTAAGCCTTGAATGTTCTTTTTTATTGAAGCCATTTCATAAAGAGGTAAAGCGTAAAAGATATGATCCCATTTTATTCCATACTTAATTGATTCGATAGAGCCCTTGGGGACTATATTTTCTGCAACTGAGGTCTTGCCACTGCCGGCTTTGCCGGCTAGTCCAATTATTATTGGTTGATTTTTACTAAGATCTATCATGGCCATAAGTATATCATATAGTTCTTTTCTTATCTTCTAATTGATTCAAAAATTCGTTGGCTAATCCATCAGGCTCCCAAACAAATGTTCTAGGAACTTGCATGACCCTAAATTTGTATTCACTTTTTATTTCTTGGATAGTCATTAGTAGAGGAATTAATGATAAATTTTTACATTTCCATTTTTCGTTGATTTGATTTGCCACCACAGCTGAATCGGTATACAGTATCGGATCAACAAAGTCGGACATTGAACAGATTAAAAGACCAGCAATAACTGCTTCATATTCGGCTTCGTTATTGGTTCTTCTGCCCAAACCTCTGGCAAATTGGACAACTCTTTTTTTGTTCTTATAAACAACTACGGCGCAAGACGCTTCGCCAAATTTTTTTTGGCCTTGACCCCTTGATGCTCCGTCGCAAAAAACTTCTATATTCATTTAACTCAACTTAACGTCGTACTTTATATTATTTTTTTGAGCTGTTGCCTTTAGGCCGTTGTATTGTTTTGAATTTGAGATTTGTATTGATGCCCCAAACAAATATCTTTCGCCCTCAAGTTCTACTTGCATTGGGAAATCCAAAGAATTTCTTTTTTCTGAATAGAATTCTTTAGGACTATTTACGGATTTATAATGACCTATAAACATGGTTCTCCTTTAATAGGTTTGAAAATCGCTCTCAGCGTAATACCCTTTAGTCTCTCTGGCTGAAGCTATCTGCATTGATTGGACTTTATCCATCAGCTTTCGAGATGATTCAGATGCTATTCGAGCAGAATTTTCAAGGGATTCTGCAAGATTAACTATTGCCTCGCAAGTGACCAGGGCGGAGTATTCTGTTTCTGCTGCCTCCATTGCGGCGGCTTCTCTTTCGGCCTCATTCTTTCCAACTCTAGAAGATTTGTATACTTTTTTGTATTTACCCTCTATGATTTTATAGTTTGCTCTTGCCATTCCTGCAAATCTTGCAGCTCTGCCGTATACGTTTGAGGTTCTTGCAACGAGAGAAGCCAATTTATCTAAGCCTAAATCCACAACATCCTCTTCTGGTATTTCTACAAAGTATTGATTTTTAGATTCTTTGTTTACATAAGAATCAATAACTTCTTGAATTTGTGGATTCAAAAACTCTGATAATAGTTCTTGTAGTTTTTCTATTCCTTGAAAGTTCATCTTATTCCTTTGATAGTTTTAGGTCCCTGATTAAGTCTTCTAAGTTATCGCCTAAAATAATGTTCTCTATTTTATCTCTTATCTTTGATAAATGTTCTCTAACTGTATTGGGATGTTCATTTATTTTTTTGGATATTTCACTAGACTTTTTACCATCTACGTATTTCCATTTTATAAGCTGCCTTTCCTGTACGGAAAGCTTATCAAAAGGAGCCATTACTTTTTCTCCCAAAACCCACATCTCATCAATGAAATCTGTATTCATAACTTGCTCAAAAGTATACTCTATCGGATCGGCCTTAAACCCGACTTTGCTATCAGGTTCGTCTTTATCAAAAGATTCATCCGATAGAAGCGGAAAAGTTTTTCTTCCCAATTGATCTATTAAGAAGGTGTCTACATTTTTTTTCAAAAGATAAAAGAAATAACTGTAAAGGAATCCGACTAAATGGAATTGGGCCTTTGGCTGAATCTTTTCTCTCATATCTTTTAATGCATTGAAAAAATGTCATGTTTACGGTTTGTCTTATATCTTCTTCATTTCCGTATCTTTTGGCCATGTATTGTATTCCGCCGCATGACTTCATTGATTTCTTTAAAAGCTTTTTTATTTATCTTATTTTTCATCAACGCAAATCTGACGTATGGATCTTTAACAAATAGACTTATAAATCTCCTGACGTCATAATCTGCTATGTTGTATCTACTGTAATACAGTAATGCAACATATTTACTCAAAAAATTATGAAAGACTTTTAATAGCTCTTCTTGGGCTTTTGAATTGCCATCTTTTGCCTTAGCTATTAAACTTTGCATTTCCGATTCTTCGAGGGAATAATACTGCTCTTTATACGCGGCCATTATTTTCCCTCCCAATTAATAACAAGAGAATTGTATTCTGATCTTATGTCTTCGTAGTAAACTACTTTTGGAACTTGCAGTTCGTCCATAAAATTACAAGCTTCTTTAGAATACTTGCTTATTATGCAAACAAGTTTTTCAAATTCCTGAGGATAATACCTTTTAAATCTTCTAAGTTTTATCTTACTCTTATCGTCTAGGTATCCTTTTATTTCTATCCATTCATCTGATTTAGTTAAATAAAAATCTGGAGTATATCCTTTCGTTCCCCTTTTTATAGGAAAAGCAAAAACGGTTGGCTCAAACTCAAACTTTATCTTATAGGCATTTAGTATCCTGACAAAATTGGCTTCCCAATTTGATCTTACGTTTAAGTCAATGTCTTCTCGATATCCTGTTTTTGTATGCTTGTAAGCGTTTCCTCTGGATGAGTTTGATTTATGCTCATCTGGTGATATGCTATTCCTTATGGTTTTTGTTGTTAGAAAGTTTGGAGACTTTAACAAAGATCTTTCTGAAAAAAAATCGCTGGAGTGGACAGACTCTATTGTCATGGTGTAACCTCTATTTTGTTGATATAACACTATAAGTATTATAGTTCATAATTAAGCAAGACACAAGCAAAGGAAAAAAAATGATCACATTAAATCAGATAGTTGACACATTCAAGAAGACTGTCAACCAGAACGTCATTGAGAGCCTGCAAGAGGCTGGATATGACAACGAGACGGCAACCAAGCTGGTCACCCAGTTTGAGGGTCTCATCTCTGATGAACTGACGTTTGAGTCAGACTCAGAGTTCTAATCCTTAATTTACTTTACCGCCTCCTCGTCAGCGCAAGTTGACGAGGAGGCATTTTTATGCTCCTGCTTTCTTTTTTAATCTAAATACTCCGGGTTGGGCAAGCCCCTGTTTTGGCGTGATCACAATAACTACAGGATCTTGAGTTATCTGTTGGCCTGAAAGATGTATCGTCTATAATTTGCTTAATAGAATCAACAAGATTTATTTTTACATTTTCAATATCTTCCGGTGAAAAGGTATGCCTTTTCCTTCTTCCGGACCTTAAGTAATATAGTTCCGCGGTTATTTTTTTGTTGGGAAAAGCTAGTGAAACTGCTAGTGCATATATGCCTAGCTGTAGATTAGTCGAAACATCTTTTTGGGCGACTTCCCACTTACCGGTTTTATAGTCTATAATTAAAACTTCATCATCATATAAATCTATTCGATCTATGTAACCTATAATATTATAGTTCCCTATAATGAAATTAAATTCATATTCTTTATCAAAAACTTCAAAAGTTGATCCTTCATTTTGATCATAAAACTCATTCAATATAGTTTCGCCGGCTGATATTAAATCAGCTGATATTTTTTTATTGGGATCAAATTTAGATTTTTGAGTTTCGTACTCTGACTTTAGTTCATCGTATACTATTGGCTTGGTATCACTAACCAAGTTTTCTAAAACAGAGTGAACTATATTGCCGCAACACCGCGGCTTCTCCAAAAAGCCTTGGCTCTTTCTTTATATATGTATAAAAATATTTTGAAGGACACTGTTTATAGGTGTCTATCCTTGAGTATGAAAAGTCCGTCAAAGACAACCTTTGAATTGGATCTATATCATGTATATTTTTTATCTCTATGGGCATTAATGATTTTTAATTACCTTCTATTACATTTCCCTCGGAATCATACTCTATTCCATTTTCGTCAATAATATGACCATTGTGGATATTTTTGTATTTGCCTTCTCCAATCGGAATCCAACCCGTATTTCCTATTTCCATATGATCTTCTTCAATATATGGCCACTTCATGATACCTACTTTACTGAGATAACAATTTCGTTAGCTGTATCCATATTGTAATAGTAACTGAGAAGACAGTATAGATCATATAATTCATCCTCCGTAGCATAAAAGCCAACTACACCAGATTGAACAAAGAAACTACTACTTTCGTTGGGCTCTTCGTATTCGACAAGAGTTAAGTTATTATAAACTAATCTTCCTACTTCTTTTTCTTTCATATTACTCCTCATCTATAATTGTTATCGGATTAAAGTTTGGATCATTAAGTTTTTCTCTCATATCTCTAACGTATGAATCCCAATCTCTTTCATCTTGGGTTTTCTTTTCATAACTAACTTTACCCTTGAAGGGATTTGATTTGAATCTAGTTATAATCACTTTGCCTTGTTGGGTACGCCATCTAAGAACGCCGTTTCTGCAGTCGCAAAAATCATCTGGATGTGGGTCAATCTTTCCGAGTGGATCGTATCTACCGCTACAGTTAGCGCATTTACTATACTTGCCCTTGTTGTCGCACCTATTGCATGATCTACAAAAACTCCAACATGGTTTTTCGGCGGGATTTTGATAAGTTCCGGGTAATGTCATATGGATGGTTCCAATTCTATGATTTGCTCTATCAATGGCACTATTTTGGTTGAGGACAGAAGATCAAACTTGTAAGTATATTTACGTCTATCATCTTGAACCTCAAGAAAGACTGGCCTATTTCCTTTATTCAAAGATATTATATCATAGATTTTATCTAAAGTCACCTGAGATATAAGGCTATTTAATTTAAATATTATTGGTTTTCCACCATGAAATATATTAGCGTTTATTTTTTCTGAAGAATTATAAAATATTTTTACTACTGCATTTTCTTCGTCGCTCTCTTTATTTAGGGTTCCATTAATTAAAAATATATCTCCAGTAGAAAAATAATTTTCTAATATACCTTTAGACGCTCTGGGAAAAACCAAGACCTCTACACTAGAACTTATGTCCTCTAGCTGAAGCTTGTACATTTTTTCGCCTTTTTTGGTTGTCATTTTTTTAACGGAATCTATTATTCCACCTATCTTTACTTGTGTGCCAGACTCTAGCTCGCTAAGATCTATTATTTCATTTGAAATTTGATTACTCATAATTTCCCATATTCCCATAACCGGATGATTAGAAACATATATGCCTAACTCTTGTTTCTCTTTTTCCAGTATTTGCAGTTCTATTCTTCTTGTTATTTCGAGTGGAACGTCTTCTTCAATAAGTTCGTCGAGTGCACCAGCCGAAGACAGATGTTCTAGTGTAGACTTTTTCAATATAGATGGATCGCATCTTCTAAAAAAATCGTACATATTTACATATGGTTTTTTATTATTCCTACTTTTTACTATTGTTTCAGCAATTGTATTTCCTATTCCGTCTATAGCTGATAGGCCGAAAATGATTTTATTTTCTTCTATAACATCAAAATCTACACCAGACATATTGATAGATGGTGGCATGACTTCCAAGTCCAATCTTCTACAATCCGTTAAGTAAAAAGATTGCTTGTCTTTATTGCCAACGACTGAAGACATCAAGGCGGCCATATATTCAGTTGTATAGTTTGTTTTTAAGTAAGCTGTTGTATAAGATATCATGGCATAGCTTGCTGCGTGAGCCCTATTGAATCCATATCCACCGAAATACTCTATGTCAGAATATATTTTATTTGCTTTTTCAGGAAGCATCCCAGAATTTTTTACGCAACCTTCAACAAACTTAGCCCTAAATAATGCAATCTTGTCCATGAGCTTTTTGCCTATGACCTTACGTAAATCATCTGCTTCTGCTGAACTAAATCCAGCTAGCTCTCTAGCTACTGCAAGAACATCTTCCTGATACAACATGATTCCCAAAGACTGACCTAAAACTTTCTCTAATTTTGGGTGATCGTAAAACACCTTAGATTTCCCATGCTTTCGATCTATGTATAGTTTGTCCATTCCAGATCCCATTGGACCAGGGCGATACAATGATATAAGGGCCATGATGTCTTCAATGTTTTGGGGCTGCAGCTGCAACATTAACTGTCTCATTCCCGAGGACTCTAGTTGAAAAACTCCGGCACAATTGCCCTTGCAAAGTTCATTAAATGTTGCTTTATTATCTAATGGAATTTTGTCTATATCTATTTCTATAGCTCTATGTTTTTTAATCAAGTTTATACAAGAATCAATTACGCCAAGATTTCTAAGGCCAAGGAAATCAATTTTAAGCAGACCACACTGTTCAACTCTTCCCATATCCCATTGAGTAACAATTGGATTATCTACGCCCTTTTGCATTATCGGCAAGTAGTCAATCAGTGGCCCTTTTGATATTACGATTCCGGCGGCGTGAATTCCAGTTTGTCTCACCAAGCCCTCAAGGGTGAAAGCTGTGTCTATAATATTTTTAGAATCTTTATCTGAGTTATATTCTTTTTTAAATTCTTCTGTGCTCATACAGTCTGATAGCGATTTTGATACTCCAAGAACTGGAGGTGGGACTAGTTTAGATACCTTGTCGCCAAAAGAAAAATCATAACCTAAGGCTCTCGCAGCGTCTCTAACGGATTGTTTTGCACCAGTTCTATTGAAGGTGCATATATGGGCTACCCTATCATTGCCATATTTATTTCTGGCATAGTCTATTACCCTATCCCTATGCCTATCGTCAAAGTCCAAGTCAATATCTGGCATTGACTTTCTTCCCTCAACAAGGAATCTCTCAAATAAGAGTCCAAATTTAACGGGATCCAAATTAGTAATGTCAAATGCATATGATAAAACGCTACCCGCAGCAGATCCTCTACCCCACCCTACCCTAATCCCATTAGCTTTTGCCCATCTAACTAGATCTGATACGACCAAGAAATATTCCGGAAAACCCATTTCTTTTACAACTTTTATTTCATGATTGGCTCTATTTATAATATGTTCTGGAAGCTGCTGCCCGTATTTTACCTTAAGCCCATCCCAAGCTAATCTTTCAAAGTATTCATCTGAAGATTCTTTAGTTGGAATTGGAAATTTTGGAAAATGTATATCTCCAAATTTTAGATTTATATCAACCATATCACAAACTGACATAGTATTTTTTAGCCAATCACTACTAAACAATAATTCCATTTCCTCATAAGACTTCAGATAAAAATTGTCGCCGGAAAAACAAAACCTATCTGGAGTATGGATTGTTGAGTTGGTTGCTACACAGAGCATGACATCGTGAGCCCTAGCGTCGTGTTGATGCACGTAGTGGCAGTCGTTGGTTGGAATCACTTTAGCCCCAATTGTTTTCGCTATCTCTATAAGCTTGTTGGAAATTTTTCTTTGTTCTGTTATTCCATGATTTTGTATTTCTATAAAATAGTTTTCTTTGCCAACTATGCTTTGCATTTTGTATGCGGCGTTTAACGCAAAATCATAATCATTTCTTAGCAGCGCTTGACAAACTTCGCTGTTTAGGCAGCCGGATAGAACAATTATCCCCTCAGAATATTCTGAAATTAAATCGTGATCTAATCTAGGCTTTACGTAGTACCCCTGCAAGAAAGCCTTAGAGGACATTTTGATGATGTTGTGGTAGCCAATATTATTCTTTGCCAGTATAGTTATATGGTAGGGGCCTCTTTGTTCCCACTCGTTTTTAGATGGTCCAGATCTTTCTTCTTCATCTCTATCAAATCTTGTTTTTCTAGCCTGGTAAAACTCGCTTCCGAAGAATTGGCTTTACTCCAACAGCATTTGCTACGTCATAAAAATCCAACCACGAATGTATGTTGCCATGATCAGTTGTTGCTAGACCAGACATTCCAAGCGATTTTGCTCTATTTAAATACTCTTCCACATCTCCATGTCCGTCTAACATCGAGAAAACTGTGTGGTTATGAAGGTTTGTCCAGTTTTTCAACTGATACCCCTATCCTTGTCTGAATTGTTCAAGGAACCATCTCTTGTCTCCCTATATGTAATAATGACTATTCCCCCACAGTATTTGCACGGTACAGCTAGTCCCTGTTGGGCAAATGGATTTCTGTACATGTACCCCATCGGCTGATCTGATTTACACTCAGAGCATACCCCTATCACATCATCTGGATTTTTTATATTATCAGCCATTTTGTTGTTCTTTCACATTTTTATATGCAAATCTTACTGGAGAAGGCATTGATTCTTCGCTGCCCTCCACGTACCTATCTCCTATTGTAATCCATTTTTTCTTTTTTTCTAAATTGCAATCTCCGCATCCGACTCCAGCTGAGTTTGCTCTCTCGCAAGTGTAGGGTCTGCCTCCAATTCCCAACTGTCTTCTTTTAATCCAATCATTTATATGGCTAGAAGATTTTTCGTAATTGAAGTCATCGCATAGGCTTAATATTTCATATAAAAACTGTATAGATTCTTCACTGTATGTGAGTATTGAACATAGGAATAACCTAGTTTCATGGCTTAGCGTTTTGGTTCTCTTGGCTTCCTCAACGTGTCTTTTTACTGCGGGACAGTTTCTTAATAATTCTTTTTTGGTAAATCTTTTTTCAAACTCCGATAACTCTTTAAAAGACTTGGATCCAAACTTATTAAAATAATCAAGGAAGTCTTTAGATCTTTCTTTATCTATTTCCATATTATACGTAAAATTTAAATACCATTTTGCGGCTTTTGCGCTAAACAATTGTTCAGGAATCGTATTGTCTCTGATCTTTTCACAGTATTTCTTAATGCTAGACATGTCCGAAAACAGTATATCTTTGTCTAAAAGATTCTTATATAAACCGGTATCTTGATGAATGGTTCCCGGATATCTCCACATTCTTCTCATGTCATAAACACTGAAATCTAAATTGTTCAATTTTAAATCGTCTTTTATTTTATTTGCTATGTATCTATATAGATTTGGAAGAACATTTGACGGACTTATGCCCAGGCATATAGCCTCGCACTCAATATGGAAACCCTTTTTGCCAGTAAAATATACAATAAGAGCCTCGGCGGGTATGAATTCTTCCAAGTATGAATATAATTTTCTAGCTTCTACAAGAGATGTTTCTCCATCTTCAGAATCTATATCAAAATAAAGTGAGCCCAACCTAATTGATTTGTCTATATCAACTGTGTCGTAATGCCATACTGAAGTATATATTCCGAATGTTTTGGTGCTGTTCTGCGTAGTTATTTACCTCTTTTATGTCGAGAAAGACAGGAAGATTATCCTTTTTTTCTCTAATAACTTTATTCAAAGACTTTACATATTTTGCTACTTCAACGAATTTCCATCTATTGGTATATTTTGTTTCATCTGAATTTAGTTTCATAGTATTTTTGATTTGTTGTTCTCTTGCTTTACGTTACACACTATTATTTTTTTGTCGTCTTCAAAAAAACAATTATTATTTCTATAGTACACAGATTCTTTTATGTAGAATTCTATATTAGAAATTATCTTATGTCTTCTTTTCAATCTCTGCTCTAGGTCCATTTACTCTCCATTGTGGATTTATTAGATCACTGTCTTGTATAATTAAATGCATTTTAGATGCAACGTTGTCGGCTAGGTGTACTATGAAATCAAGATAGGTTATTGGATATGTTTCTGGAACCGGAGACCAAGGACCAAGATGGCATCTAATTAGTCTCAATATTGATTGTATTACCTCTTCTGAAAGATATAGTGTTGATGAGTCTATTTCTGAAGACATCTTTTTATCTTTAATTCTACATTTCTCAACAAAACCGCCGACGGCATAGGGATGCATCGGATCATATCTTACGCTTCCATTTTCTGAATCTTTTACTCCCTTGCATACGTCATGCAGGAGAGATGCCGCTAATACAACATCCTTTTCTTCTACACTCAAGGTGTAAGAATCAGAAAAAACTGCGGCTATTCTCACGACTCTTTTGGTGTGAAGGACGTTGCCACCAACGCCGTGCTCATCCTTGGGATGATATCTTCCGCTAAAACTAGAAGGTATATCCCAAAAGTTTTCTGCTTTTAAAAGAACTGATCTTACAAAAGATTTAATAGAATCATCTGATATAAAATTTATTTCCTCTAGGAGAGGAGCTAGCTTCTCGTCTTCTGCTTTCAGCAAAGCATTTGATCTTTTGTCGACGAGAATATCATCTAGTATTGATTTAGTCATCTCTATTCTTTCTTCCATTTTGAACATGGATCATCAAAGGGGCACTTTTTACAGTATGATATTAAGCCTCTTTTATTCATAAAAATTTCTGTTGCATCTATTTTATCACACCAATTATCGAAAACCATTATATCATCTTGGCTCAACAAATATTCTTGAAAGCCTATATTTTGACTCATCATATCTATGAATCCATATTTTGTTATATGAGACTTGTCCGGATGTCTTGATTCAAATCCCTTTTTCAAGCATGCAAAATCAGTTTTATAAATATCTTTTTTGCTATTTTTGTAATTAAAGAGTATTTTTATAACATAGAATGTCTTATCAAAATATACTATAACATCAAATGAATCTTTTATGCTAATTCCTTTTCTGGTAGAAATGTAGTACTCTTCTGATATTGATATGGGAATAAAATCTATCTTAGAATAATGACTATAGAACAACAAGAGTGAGTTCGCGGCTTTTGTAGTTAAGCTAGACATGTTTCCGTAGACTGTTTCATGCTGCTCGGTAATAATGTCATAAGAATTCGTGTCTTTTGGAAACCACATCTTTTCCCACCTATTTAATATTGCTGCGTAGGAAGGCAAAGATCCAGATTGTTTTTTAAACATAAAAAAACATATAATATTTTTTATTGTTTTTTCAAATTTGTCTGAATTAATTTCGCGGGAATACATCTTTTCAGACATTTTTTGTATGTGCCTATAGTCAAAAAGTCTCTCGCATATTTGAAAATCTTTTATTGCCTCGACTGTTATGGTACTCATTAGTGAAAATCCTTATCATTTAACAGGTCATCTAATAGGGAGGATCCAGAGTAAGAATCACTAGTAACCGGCTCGTATTCTTCGTATACCTTTTTACTATCAACGTATCTTACTAGCGGAGGATCATATAAAAATGCAGACCCCGTTATTCTATTTTTGGGAATTTGAAGCTGCATTATATTTTCGTCTTCTGTTTCATCGTCAGTAGCTAATCTTTTTTCCGTTAAGAAAATGGTGACCGCACATTTCTGTTGAATTGTTAAAGATCCACCAGTATCAGATTGTTGAACGACTTCTCTTTTTTCTTTCATTCTATTCGCGTTCTCTTGAGCGGTTATTATTAATACGCAATTCATATCTCTGGCCAATTTTTCTAGGCGAACCATCATTTCTTCAAATTCTCCCCACCTAGGCTTGCCCTTACCGCCACCTCTGGTAAACATTGATTGTATTGTGTCAATTATTATAACATCTGGAAGGTCAACATTATGACCCAATATATCCCTAAGCCAGAATTCTAAATCTTCAAAATAAGGGGTATCTGGATCGTGCCTAACCATTAATCTGTCACCCCAAAATAGAAGCTTTTCTTTAAATATATCTAAATATTTATTTTTTTCTTCGTCTGTCCATTTTGAATACTCTGCATAAACGTTCTTTCCTATTATTTGCGTCATTAATATTCTTTCCCAATGACCTATTGCTTCCTCAAAGTTAACGTATAAAACCCTATATCCATTATCGAGCCAATTATTTGCCAAACATTTGGCAAACGTGCTCTTGCCCTTGCCAGATGCGGCTATGATTGCATGTACGGCTCCCCTAAAAAATCCACCGCTATCCGTATACCCCATTGCTCTATTTAAAGACTTAAATTGTGTTGGCAAAAAGTTTGGTATGTCAAGAATTGAATTGACTCTTTTAATAATATCACTACCGCTAGTAACTTTTTCTAGTGGATCATACCTTATTTGATTTTCTAACTCTCTTATTTCAGATGTAAGAACCTGTATTCTTTCTAAGTCCGCCTCATCTTTTAATCCCTTTTGGGTCAATATTGATTGAAGTTCTTGTAAATAATTTATTTGTTTTCTTTTTTTAGCCTTATGCTTAACCAATTCGGTAATAGATTCGGGTTCAGATAATTCAAGAGAGTTAAGAATATCTAACATAACTGAAACCCCTGCGTTGCCGCCAAGAGCTTCATATATATCCGAATCTGTTTCAAGCCAAGATTTAAATGCTATCGGATCTATTATCTCAAGATTTGTTGCACTATAATAGCCAAGAATAGCTAAGTAAAATTCGTTAATTCCCTTTTCGTTATGTATTAAACCAACTATTTCTTGTGGTAGATTTTCCGCAAAGTACTTTATTGCACCATGCTTCTTTAAGCACAGAGCAAATATTTGATACTCTAATGGTATCTTATCTTTATTTGTTTCGTTTGTTTCTATTGACATTTCTTTTTTCTTTAAATAGCTGATAGGATTTTTTTCTGTATTCAGAGTTCTTTTTTTTAGCAATTCTGTATGCTGTTGTGTCCACTACGCGTTTCTTTGATTTTTCTTTTGGTATATGAGGGCTATTTCTTATGGCTTGTATCATTCTTTCAAATACAGCCTCTTCGCTTAGCTTGTCGTTATACCTAAATACAATTAATGCAACACCGTTCTCTTTACACCAATCTAATTTTTTAGAATCTCTTTGCAGAGCTTCTTCAAATTCATATTTTGATTCAAAAAATCTTTGAGTATAAAAAAAGTGCTGCCTACCATGATACTCTGCTGCAACTTTGTACTTCGGACAGTAAACATCTAATTTCATTTTATCGCCTATGTGAAATTCATTGACTATTTTTTCACCAGGCAATAATTTTTTCATAATCAATGTAAGGGCTGTTTGACCCCTTGACATTTTTTTCCTGCTATCTTTTAGCCAGGATAGACCTATCCTATTTATTTCTTTATTTGTTTTTGAAATTGGCCAACCCAATTGCCTAGATATTTCTGATATAGAAAGCGAAGTATCAAACATCAAATCTGTTAGATATTCAATATCGTCAGTGTCCTTATCTTGAAGCATGTCTCGATGCCGAATTGTAATCTTTGGTGAAATTTAAGGCCTTTCCAAAGTCTATTATCGACATATCCAGGTTCTCCCAAATTTTGGGAGACAAAGCCAACCCCAAAGAACTGCAATCTAGCAGGCAATACTGAACCTTGCCATTCATAGAATGAATTTTCTCATATATTTCATCAAACTTTTTATACAAACTATGATAACTTACGCTAATAACGTTTGATCTAACACCAAGTAAATTATTTATTCTTTTATAATCGTGAAGCGTAACTATAAGATTTGGTGTATTTTGTATAAAAAATTCAATAATAGAATTAAATACTGATTTATCTCTTTCATAATAATACTCAAATACATTTGGAGAATAGTATCTATGATTTTTTTTGATGCCGATGGAGTTATGCTTTTCTTCTAGGATCTCACTTGCTAGATCCGAAGAAACGCTTTTCATAACTCTTGGATGATTTATATTAATTGCTTTTATAATTTCCTTGGAAATATGAGATGGAAATGACTTGTCGCTCTTTTTATTTAGTCCAATAATCGAAGACTTAGATACATTAATGAATGCAAATTTCTCATCTTCTGACATCATTTTTGTAAGTTCTATAACTGAGTCTTTAACGTTTTTCATTTTGACCTCTATATTCCAAAATTTCCCCAGTTAATTAAAACTGGATTGTTGTCTAATATTGAATTAATGTGATTTATTAGATGAAATTTTCCACCATCTAATTGTAAATATCTTTCGTATTTTTTTCTTTTATCTTCATCATATATGTATCCAAGATGCTGCATAACAAGGCCTGAATCTATCCAGTAATTTCTTTGGCGCACCCAATCAATCACATATGTTGGCTCAGATCCGCAGGCTAAAACCTTATCAGAAAAAACTCCGCCAGGAACATATCTAAATATTCTAGAACTATTATTCGGTGCCCAAAGTTTGTCTACCCTGTATTGATTAAAGCTCCACATATGATAAAACCTAACGTTAACTACATCTTTTTCGGATCTAGACAATATATTTTTTATATGCAGTAAAGATAGATCGTTTTTATTGTACAACATTTCGTCACAATCTATTGCAATAATCCAATCACCTGGATTAGCGTGCTTAGAAAGATTGCCCCAAGCAATAGATCTCAACCTACCTTCATGGACACTAAAGGTGGGCTCTTCTGTTTTATATGTATGGCAAAAATTAGAAGCTATAGAATGTGTATTATCTTCTGAGCAATCATCTGTAAAAACAATTTCGTCTACTTGAGCAGAAAGTCTTTGGAGTACTTCTTTTAGAAATCTTTTTTCTTCATTTCTTCCAACCATCTGTGCAATTATTTTTTGATTAGGCATTATAAATCCCGGTAATTATAGTGGCTGGCGGCATACACCGCCAGCCTGGTTAATAAAATTAAGCCTCTACTTGCTTACGAGCTTGTACTGCAGTAATTCTTTCTACCTCTACATCCTTAAAAAGTAGCTCTCCACGTGCACCGGAGACTTTACGAGTATTGCTTTTCGCAATCTTTTGCGCCTCTGCTGCAGTTGGTGCCTTTACAATTGACGTAGTCGTAACTGTGAAGTACTTGAATTTATTTTCTGCCATGTTGATTATCCTTTTCTAGTTTGCGTATATTACTCATATGAGTATACACGATCAAAAAGAAAAAATCAAACTGAAATTGGATTGTCCTCTTTTGATGGCCAATAATACGGTAGTGTTGGATCCTCGTTGAAATATATTGAGTAATATTCCCAATCTTTTCTTAGCAAGTTTGATCTATGTGATCTATGAAGCTTTTCGTCTCCGAACCAAAAAGGCATTTTTGCCTCTATTAACAGTGTTTCAAATGACATATTGTTTTCAAATCCCCTTTTAATCCATTCGGATATTGTGTGGTTTTGATAAAGTTGCAGAGCGGATTCGTAATTTTTCCACATTCTTACAGCTGGATGATTTATCCAGCCTTTCTTTTCCGTCCTATTTAAAAGAATATTCAGTATCTGATAAGTCTCAACTCTTTGCTTGCCAAGACGTTTTGAATCAAGAATTTGAATAGATTTTTTAAAATTCGGAAAAGGTAAGAATGTTTGCATTACTTATCCTTTTTAAACTCTGTCCAAGTTTTATCACCTACACCATAGTATTCCCTAGCGAGGCCTGCAGTAACGATGTCTGTATTGAGACAGTTGCCACTTTCGTCCCAAACTTTAGCTAACACCCTACCATACTTTTCATTTTTATCTAAAATAGTTTCTATTTTAACCTTATGATTTGCACGGGTAAGCCACTGATCAGTAAACTCTTTGGCCGCTAAACCTTTTTGTTTTTCAGCTACATCTTTTGTTCGACTTTCTGGTGTATTTACACCATAAAGACGCACTCTACCTTTTCTAAGGGTATCAAAGCCAAGGTCGATGATAATATCAAATGTGTCACCATCAACTACTTTTTTAACTTCTGCATTGTATATCCATGGGTTCAATTTATCTGACACGTTAATCTCTTTCTATTCCTATGTAATCGCATGCTTTGCGAAATATTGATTGACTTACCTTGAACTGTGCATCGGCGTGACTGTAGCCCTCTCCCGGCTTAGGAGAAGAGGCGTGCCAGCTATGACCAATCGACACAGAACCATCATACACTACATTATAGCCTAAATGCCTTGCAAAATACGAGCACCAAGTCTCTTCGTAGTAATGAGGCGTTGGAAGAAACGCTCCTTTAGCTTCAGGATATAATTCCCTATACTTAAGATTGTTTGTTAACTCATTCCATACGGATCTTCTGATAAAATATGCAGAACCAGATATGGTAACGCAATTAACCCTATCCCTATAAAGAGAGTCTGTTGGATCAGGCTCCATCCACCCCCTATGCCTAGGCTGAGTGTTAGTGCCTACAATTCCTGCGTGCCTTATAAGGCTATATTCATCTCTTTGTTTCGGACCAAGGATGTGTACGTTTTGTTCTTGATTAAATATTCTACAGATTTTTGTTATATCTTCGTTTGTAAACCAAACATCAGCATTAAGTAATCCTATAACACTATTCGATCCAATGGCCGCAAGCTTATTGCATGCAGCTGAATAGCCAATGTTTTTATTTAAAGACACTCTATCTATTAAATAGTCGTCTTCTTTAGACCTAAAAAAATCTACCGTATCATCGCTTGAACCGTTATCGGCTATATATAAATTCCAAAACTTTTCTGAATGATTTCCAGTGAATAATTGGTCGTGAAGACTGTTTAATAATCTTTCTAGTAGTGACTTAGTATTGTAGTTGACAACGCAGAGGTCTATCATACCTTACCATTGATCGTCATAATTATTAGAAGAGGCGTTGTTGACGTTTTCTACTGCAGAATTAACGGCGGTAATAACTCTGGCGTATACAACTTTGTCATCTTGTGAGACTTGGCCCCTTAAAAGATTTGCATAAGTTTTCTGTATATGCATTAATATATCAAGATCTTCTATTAAAAAGGATTGACCTGGTTCAAGTTTAATAGTTACTTTTTTCTTTAAATTTGTTTTCTTACTCACTGTTTTTTTTCTTTCTCTTATTGCTTTTATTTTCTATTGCATCCATGTTTTTTGGATCTAGTTTGTGGACACACACATTCTGAGTATCCGGTTCGTATGTTATGAAAAAAATATGCTTGTCTTTTTCCGACACTCCTTCCGGAGGAGGAGATTCGACAGCTATTTTGTCAGAAGAAGAACCATAAACCTGACTATGATTATCGTAAACGATGATGTAATTTAATTTAGAGGCTGGCATTTATATAAAAAATACTATCAAAAGAGACATTAAAAAACCGGACAATGCTGCAAGAAACAAAGACAATCTTCTTTGTTTTTGATCCTCTAATATTTGAGAAAGGGTATTTAAATTAAGGCCCCAACTAAATAAGATGGTAAACAAGATAACAAAAACTATTTTGTTAAACATTTCTATTCACCAAACAAGACATTGATACTGGAAAGTGAGGAGTAACAAGTTCGTCAATTACTTTTGCATATTCTACTATTTCCCATTGAGCATCAGGGGAAAGTCTTTGATTCAAAAACAGAGAAACAGATTGCAGGCTACACGACCATCTATAGACTACGTGCATTCCGTAGGCCGCAAGAAACAGTCTTGCCTGCTCTGGAGCCACCCCATTGTTCATGGCCATTTTGTACAGCGCCTCGCCCTGAGCAACGTACTTAGAGAGCTCCTCCGTTAAAACAGATCCAGTCCATGGATCTATTGGTCCACCAGAGCCTTGTTTTTTGTCCTCTGGTGCCAAACGCCATTTTTCTGAACTTGGAATATAGAATTCCGGCTCCATAGTTATGTATCTTCTTGAAGACTCATTCCAAGAATCCATTGTATGATCTGAGCCAACAACGTATTTCCAGTGCTGTCGCGCCACAAATAAAGGCGCTTTTAATTCAAGGGTTACAAAGGCATGTCTAAACGGGGACATATGATTTTCTCTAGCCAAAAAACTAATTAATCTTGCATCAGACGTGGACATCTCTTTGCTCTCTTTGGCAAAGGAGGCTCTTGCTGCGTTAGCCACAGACAAATCAGACCCCATTTTATCCACAAGTCTGACATAGCCATTCCCCAAAACAGACCTAGTATCTTCTAAGTGGGCTATATTTTCCATAGGCTTATATTATACCACAATATCTGTGAATTAATTGATCTTATTTTCCTTATTTATCTTTTAAAAACTTAATTTCACATGAATCTGTAGTGCAATATCTTTCGCCTATAGCATCTGAAGCCAATCCCGCATAAACGCCACTAAGATCGATTGGAAAAAGCTTATCTACCTGATCTAGATATTCTTGCTCTGATATTTGAGTATAGGGCATTTGGGGATATGTATCATTGCCACTTGGTAAAAATGATACGGTTTTTAACTGACCGTCGTGCATGTGCAGAACCGTACCAATATACTTAGATTCGGTGTCTTTGTCGAATGAAACTGTAACCGAAACAGAATTATCTGACCAATATCTCTGAGCCGTAGTAGCTAAGGCCATTTTTTCAAATATTGTTACGTCTTTTTCTGATCTAACGGCATCAGATTTAATTGGAAAATAAACCACAGAAGTTGTGTCCGGAGATTCCGCTGCCGGTTCTACTTTATAATTTGCCATTTTAAAAAGCGGAAGCATAGGGTCTTCGTTAGAAAATCTGATTGTTCTATTAAAAAACTTACCACCTGGTGTCCAGTGAACACCGGGAGATTCTCCGGCAAGAATAGAAACTGTACCGGATGGCTTAACCGTTGTCATTTTAATTGATTCCCTAATCCCAAGCCATTCAGAATACACATTGTCGTATCTTTGAATTGTTTTGTATCCTTGATTCATCCACTCTTTTAGAATCGGCATACCGTGACGATCAGCGAAGTTAGCAACTCCAGACATAGACGCACCTATTCTTCTATTTCTTTGCATAATTGCATTGGTTTCTTCCCAGTGAGTTGGAAGTAACGTCACTGTTTTTGCATAAAGATATGCAAATTTGAGTGTTCTTTTATAATCCTCTAAATCATCGTGTCTTCCAAGATATGTCTCAACCAATGTGCAACATTCGTATGATTCAAGTGATTGTTCTGCACAGGGATTATATCCAGCGACTCTGTGATCCTTGTTGTTGGGTGGGTCAATTAATCTTCCATACTTTCTGGATACATCCATCCAAATAACTCCCGGCTCTCCATTCATAGATATGCCGTCAATTATTGGGGACAAATCTGTACCGACCTCTGTTTCAACAGAATTGTTTGACATCCAACCCCAACCAGGATTTTGCGGATCATAAGAATTTCTTTCAGGAAAGATTTCAGAATTCTTTAGGTTAAGAAAGTCTTTGTCGTCTATTCTCCCTATTAGGAGCTCAGCCGAACGACGAACATTGCCAGATACCACGCAAACACCAATTAGATTTCCCAAATCTGCTATATCTTTTCTGGTAAGTTTTTGTTCATTTCTTGATAAAAAGAGTTTTCTAATAGCTGAATGCAACTTTTCTAATGGAGCTGGACCAGAAGCTGTTCCTCCAAAGGTTTTTATTGGAGTTCCAAATGGGCGTATCATGGAATAGTCAAATTCTATTTCATTTTGATCTGGTTTTAGATATGAATTTATCAAAGACGCAACAGAGTTAACCCAACCCTCTCTTGAGTCTTCTATCGTCTCAATCTGCTTTGTTTTATTCGGTTTATATATTTGGAATTCCTTGTCAGAACCCTTATCATCAAATCCAACTCCAACTCCCAACATAGAAGCCTCCATTAAAAATGCAAATGGTTTTGCTGGATTTAATTTTGTCATCTCTAAAGTAGAAACAAATGCACAGTTTTGAAGGGCAGCGGAGTTCTTTTGCGTATTTACCAGCTCGGTGCCCATGACCCATAACCCTCGTCCTGGCGGAGTCCATTTTAGGTTGAACAACCTATCAAAGGCTTCCTTTGCTGAAGCTTGAGCTTTGGCGTCGTTCCACGGAAGTCTGTTTTTCTTACAGTGATCTTTTTGAAGAGAGTACATTCCATTTATAACTCGTTCGCAAACATCTACCCAGGTTTCTTTTGTCTTGTCGGTCTTTAAACGAGAATAGGTGCGCAAGAAAGTAATTTCTCCAACAGAGTTTCCACCAGCATCCCTATACCCAAAAGGAGCCTTTTTTTCTTTATATGAATTTATAAAATCATCTGTTAATTTAAAAGAAAATATTGATACCGTTCTATCAATTGCGTTTGCTAGATTGGCATTTCCAACTTCTGTATCTTCAATTATTTCTGTCATATTTTCTCCTAACTAATAATTCTTTTAATATATTTTGGATTTGTTTTTTTAATTTCTGTTGTCTTAATTTTAATGATATCTTCCATTGAATAAATCTTATGTATTTCTTTTTCAAAAAAATAACCACTTCTCCAACTAAATATCTTTTCTATATTATTTTTGTGATTCATAAACACATTACATATTACTGCACCGCCGTAGGCTTTAACAAGATTAAATACCTTTGGCTCAAGATTTTTAAGCTCCTCAAATGATAATTTACCTTTGTCTCTACATTTTTCGTATAACCAATTAAAAGCTTGCCTATTCATAGGAGAAACGTCTACTGGATCAATAACTCCAAGTTTTATTATATCATTTCTTTTTTGCGTTATTTCTATATCATTCTTGATGTTTTTTTTGTAATCTAAAAACCAATCTTTTTTATTGAATTGTTCCCATCCTGTACACCAAAACAATATATTTTCTGGAGGATTAGGTATAGTAGTACCTTCCTCATATGAAATTAATGTGGCACAAGAGATAGCTTTTTTAACATGGTTTTTTCTTTGCTCTTCTGTAGGCATTTTTTTGCCAGAGCTATTCCACAGAGATCTTATATGATATTTCCAATCAACTGTTGCCACAAATATATTTAAATATTTTTCTGCAACGTCCATTGGTATGATGTCTTGTTCTACGACTTTTTTAAGATCATCTAAAGACATTCATAATCCCTCATAAAACTATCTAAACTCATAAAACTTTCAAACCAAAAGATAATCCCGCCTGGTTTTACCCAGACGGGACCTGTCTCATAGCTCACTGGCCTCCGCGCATCCAATTATATCATACTGAAACCAGAAATATGTATTGTTACAAAGCTTTTGCCGAAGGAACTCCGTTGTACTCTCCAACCTTGTTTCTGCCGTATTCCGAAGAAGTATTGGCTTGACCGTATCCTTCTGGAAATACGTTTGTAGAAGTAACTCCATCAAACTCATAATTATTATAAAGACCGTAGTCCGTCACTCTTTTTGCGTGACCGTAACCCGAAGCAAAAATTTCCGACGAAGTTACACCATCAAAAAAGTAATTTGAATAGAGGGAATACGACCTAGTCTTATCGGAAGCGTGTCCGTAATTGGCGCTAAACGCTGCAGATACGCCCTTGAATTCCATTGGCCTAAATCTTCCACCGGCGTACCCAACGCCGTTGGCAAATGTGCCAGACAGCGGATGGATATAAAGAGTAGACCCAGTGAAAATTTGAGAAAGCAAAAGATTACCAGGATGCCTGCCCGTTCCAGGAACGTGATCATTATCTGGCGCTCCAGTTAAAAGACCAGGGGCAAACAATGGATAAAACGAATATTTGCCTGCTGTGCCCTTAAATACATTAACCATATCTGTCGTGCTGCGACCCCTAAGAACCGGTCTTGGGCCAACATAAAAAGTTGCCATTATCTTATTCTCCTTGATGTTAAAGGTATTCGGTGTCTATATAGTAATTAGTTATAGCTTATTACTAAGTCTGAAAGGACCGGAGAGGTCTTATCGTCGAGCATATTTAGCGTTACTTCAACCCAAACGCTGCTTGATGCCCCCGGATTACTAAGGGAATACACTCCCGAATCATTATAAATAACCCTATAGCTGAACGCATTTGACATTTGACTAAGGGGAACATTATAAATAGAGGGCTCTACATCGGTAATTTCATTTATCATTTGTCCCTGTGGAGCAGTAAACTTAAGTATAGTTTTTCCAGACGGAAGAAATTTATCGCATCTAATATCGAAATCCGAAAGACCATAGGTGTAAATATATTTATTTAATTCTTTAAAATAATTTTTTTGGTTCATTTTTATTCTTATTGCAGTTATGTTTTTTTCTGCAAAATAAAATATAAGTGGTCCAGAATTATATATTGTATCCGAACCAAGAGTTGACCATCCACCGGGAGCCACTTTGCCTATAGCATCTTGGACATTATTGTATAGGCCGGTTGAATTTAAGGGAATCCATGAATCAGATTCGGCCAAAACTGGAGCTGGATTGGTTGTATATTGTATGGAGGATATATCAACAGAATACATCGGATATGGATTTATCTTTATGCAATTTACTTTTGTAGATCCGGTAAACTCAGACGGTATTTTTACATAAAACATCATTTGAGCTCCGGAGACAGAAGATTCTTCAGAAATAATACTTCTTTTCCAAACCTTATTTGGATCGTCTAGTATGGCATTGTAAACCGGGGTAGTTGAAATGACGCTTCCTACACTGTCTGCGCCAACAAAACTATTGTCTATTTTTGTCTTAAAAAAATCTGGTACTAGTTGACCAACAGAAGAATTAAAAAATTTTAATTTTGAAACAGAAGAGCCGCTGATTTTTGGTAGTGTTATTGCATTATAGTATGGGTCAAAGGATAAAAGTTCGCTTGATCCTATGGCAAAACTTGTTCCCGTAAGACTGACATAATCTAGTTGAGAAAATGAATGAATTGATATTCTTTTTTCGGCGGCTTCTAAAGCAGCAATTCTATCCGATAAATCTTTTACGAAGTTTCCTAAAAACATTTGATCCTTGATAACTCTTTCAAAGGATTCGGCTAGTTTTGAGTCAACTATTTTTATCTTATTATACAGATGTAACAAGTCTCTATAATTTTCTTCTATTCTAGAGTTTTGATCTGCGCTATCGATAGGTCCTCTGTATTGAGCGCTTCTCTTTTTTGTGTGAATTGTATCTGACATATTAATTACCACTCTCTAATTTTTTAATTTTACTCTCTAGTCTTTTTAGTTTTCCGGAAATTCTACTCAAAGTATCAATAATCATGTCTTGCTCATCTTCATCTATGGATACTGTTATGTCGCCTAAATCATAAACGCTTCCATCGTCTGTATTTTGGTAAATTGATTCACTTGAAACTTGACCTACGAGATTTTTGCTTAGGTCATCTATTGTATTTTTTATTAGTTCAGTTGAGTTTTTTATTCTATGAAAATTTACTATAAGAGAATTCATTTCTAAATTATTTTCGAGACTAGACCTAGAACCCCTGTATGGGTTTCTTGATCTTGTAAACATTGGCTCTTTAATGCTAAAGGATTGTTCTATCGAAAAAGTTTTAGGCATATTTATAATTCTCCATGTTTAAATTTTACTCTTATAGATTCTAACATTGGGGAACAGTAAGGGTTGTCGTATCTATTTAAATCAACCCTGTATCTTATAGAAGATACGTTTAGTTTGTTCTTTAAGGTAAATATAAAGTTAGAATCACCCATTATTTCTTTGGCGCAAAGGAGCTCTTTTCTTCCAAATATAGTATCTATAGTAAAGAAATAATTATCATTAGTTGCCCTATTTTGAAATTCAATTGGATCAAGATGGGTAAACTTCTCAGTAAATATTGTGCCATATCTAGAAAGATTTAAGCCCTCAATTAGAGAAAAGTTTATTTGACCAACGTATTCTTTATCGTAAGTTATTTTTAATTTATTTTCACCCTCGGTAAAATTCCATTGGATAGCCTTGGTTTTTAAGCCTTCGGGTAGATCCGCAATTAATTTTCCATTTAGATAAATAGCCAAAGCAAAGTCCGAAGATGACTTAACTACGGTGTGGGTAATCACAGATGCTGAAGATCTCATTATTGAACAGCTAATATGCCCGGATGAGGCTTGGTTTATACCCGGAATTATTGAACCGGTTTGTTCTCTTAGGATTGAATAAAGAAGGTTACTGGGTTTTTCTTTTAATTGGTTACTCCAAAACTGCAGATCTTTATAATTGCCTTGCTTTGGTTGTTGTAGATTTACAATATAATGATGATTAAAACAATTTACTCCGCCCAATAATAATGGATTATAATAATCTAAGGTTGAATCAAGTGCAGCTATTCTGTAAACGTTTTTGTCTAAATATATTCTTGTACTTGGATTCAATTCATTGGCGTTTTTTGCTTCTGTTTTTATGGGTATGTAAGAAATCGTATCCTTACCAGGTGCCGTTTTTATTGGTATGGTTATCCTTGACGAGCCATCAAGGTATACTGTCGACGGATATCCGGCTCTTTCGGAACCAGTTGGACTTATTGGTACCCAGGCAAAATCGGATATGCTTTCAGCTGAAGGATTATTGGGGGCTACATAATAATTAATTGATGTCTTTTCGTCTATTTCTTCGGAAGACTCTATTGATACTGCGTCTATCACTAAGCTTGAATTTTTTTCAACAGGAAGAGACAAAGGAGAAGATACAAGAATACCCGATTTTGCATAGTATTTAGATCCAATTATCAAATCTCTCACGCCAAACTTATAAATATATGGTGAATCTGTGTCTTCTTTTATGTAGTCTGGTTCATTTTTTTGCAAAATTATTTCAATAGAAGAATATCTGTCGGAAGGAATTGCAAAAGAGAAAGACCCATAATCTCCCTTTGAATTTTTTGATTTAAAAACGGTGCCCTTAGTAGCATCTTGATAATTTGCTTTTACGTTAACACTTATTGGAGAAGATGTCAATAAGATTCCATCTATTTTAGATATAATAGAAAAAACCGAAATTGGAATTAAAATAGACAACGAAACAGTTTGGGGTGATTTTAGAGAAACAGTATGATTCCAATATGTATCAGTTAATCCATCAAAGACATTTAAAAAATTAGTTGAATCTACGGTGTCGGGAGTTTTTTGACCATTAATGTAAACCGCAAATTCCGGTTCAACACTAGTCAAATTATCTAGGGTAATTATATTGAACTGTTCGGATTGTAATTTTGATAAGGTTACGTTTTTTAAATTTGTATCGACAAATGCAGAATCCGTCAAAGACAAATCTATCTTATCTGTCTTTGAAAAATTTTCCGTATAGGAATAGAAATATCCATCCGTATTGTTATTTGCAAAAATAAGATCATCAACCATGGACTCTAGTTGTGATCTTTTTTCTCTTAAACCTTGTAGTTTTTTGTTCAATGAAGTAACAGTTGAAAATAGTTTTTCATTATTCTCCAACATTGATTCATACAAAACGTCTACGTTGAAAACGGTATTGGCCATTATCTCATTTAAAACATCAACATCTGTTTTTGACAACGACCTAATTACATTGTAATTAATATTGATTGGAAAACCTGGAGTATTAATAGAAAAATATTCATTAAACAAAGACCTAACCATTGATTGATTTATGGATGATCCAGACGAATATATGAGTTTATATATGTTGTTTAAAAACCTTCTTTTTTGAATAGTAGCTATATTCATGTTGCTGAAACCTTTGCGGCCAATGAGTATGAATAAACAAGCGGAGACATATTGTTCTTTGCGTCCTTTTCAATAATTATCTTAACCAGTATTTTCCTAATGTCTTGTGGAATCTGTGGATGATTATAGTATTCTACGCCGGGCAATTTATAACCCGGAGGAACATTTTGATTGAAAACCAAGACTTCCGGTGTGCCTTTTGAGCCTGAAGAATTATACCCAGATTGAGTTGAATTTATCTTTATCCAATTTTTTCCTTCGTCAACCGATATGTATGAAGATATTAATTTCTTATCCTTTGAAAAAACCGATGAATCGCTATCTATAGATAGCATAACCGATTCTACGGATTTATCAAATAGATACGGGAAGGATACAATTTCCGCGGATTGCGCTAACGAAATATACTGAATAGACACGTCTCTTATGCCTATAGACATTCTTTTAGCATTAAGCACTTCTCTATTTAGGTTAATTGGAATTTTGTAAGATTCCACTGATTCTGACGAAGACCCAACTGCCTTCTTTTTTAGCGTTACGGAAATTTGTTTTTTAAGTATTTCCTTTTTGGAAAAAAGAGTTGGATCACTTATTGGTGGAATTATTTCTGATTTATTATAATTTATTTCCTGGTAAATATCTCTACTTAAGGACTCTGGATCAAATTTTACCGAACCAAAAAACGGACTATTGTCATTTTGCGATTGAGCGTAGTCTGTTTCCCAATAAGAATGAAGTATTTCTACGTCTTCGTAATCGGCTTGATGCATAATTATTTCTATTTCTAGAACTTTTCTTTCTGGAAATCTTATTGTAGCTGAATCTACAAAATACTTAAAATCATTATTTGAATAAAAAGAACTAATAGAAGATCCTATGAAAATAGGTTGACTTAATACGTCCTCAACCTGGCCTTGTTGATCTGTAACATACACATTGGATACTTTAATTGTTTTTGATGATCCAAAATATGGAGTTATTTTTATCATATTTGCCAATGAAGAATTGTCCGCAATGATTGAAAATTTCAATTTTAAAGGTTCTCTTAAATCGTGTTTTGCCCAATTGAACAAACTATTTTTTGCTGAATTTAATATTATTGCATTATCTAATATATAAGAAAATTCAATGTTTGATGAATTATCGGCAAAGGCTTTTTGAACATTAAATGTCTCATACTCATAATATGTTATTGGATTTTCATCAAATATATTCAATATATTAGAAGAAGATGCTTTGCCTTGATATGAGTAGCTGACTGGTGTCTCAGCTATCTCATCAATTTTTTTTATTGCAGTTAGGTTATTCCCCGGAATTCCATTTGACGGATTTATTGTTACTCTTTTAGGTGTCCATTTTCTGCTAGAAGTTATTTGAACACTCATTGATCCTGAATCAAATAACGGATTTTGAGACTTTGATATTTTTGAAAAATCAACAAAATCTTGATTATCAAATGTATCTCCTACGTAGATTATGTCTTCCGCCGGACTTTGTGAATACATTTGAAGTATCTTGGTTTTAGAAAAAATTCTTTTAGAATATTTTTTTTCATTTTCTATTTCTGTGTTAAAAAGGTTGAATACACTTATTGTTTTAGCTAACAGATAATCCAATTGTTTTGATGTTATATTAACATTATTTTTTAGGCTAGAGAAAAATTTATTCATTTTTTCTGATGATGGAGGTTCGCCAACACTAATTAAATCTAGATCAAAAGAGAGCGAATCTACTGACGTGTACGCCTTGCTTAAAAGCGCATTAAAATCATTTATAATTTCTTCTTTATATATGTATTTTCCCTGACTTTTCTTAGACATAATTTCTGTTAAGCCTACTGACACTTGATCAAATACTGATGTATCCGGAGATAGTTGAGCCATAATTTAATCCTTTACCAAAACTCTATTAAGTTTATCATAATAAAAATCATACTGTTTCGTTTTTGTTTTTAGCATAACTGAGTCTATAGATCCAGAATATTGAATATTTGGAATATTTTTTCTTAATATGACCCTGAATCTCAATGAATCATTCGTATAATCATAATAAACAACAAAAGGATTTTCAACTACTTGATTAAATATTAATTCTTTTCCATTTTGAATGAAAAAATATCCAGATGATTCTGAAAAGACTGGCATGTCTTTTGAGTTAGTATAGTTTGTTATATTTAATGCGTAACTACCATCAGACATTAGCGCTTTCACCGGACTATATCCTTGATATTTTTCTGAAAATATAGTTCCAAAGTTTGGATTATACACTGCGTCTTTGGCGAATTCATTTTTAATATAAGGAGTATTTTTCAAGATAACCCTTGACGTGTAGTCTGTACTTTCAAATTTTTCTCCAAGACCATTTGAATCAGAGTATGGGCTAGAGGATTGTTTTAATAAATTCGACTTAATTAAATCTATGTTATCATAATTATATATCGAAAGATTCAATGCATATTGGCAAACGTACAGGCAATCGGGGTCAAATGATGTCAAAAATATTTGATTATTTTTAACATAATAATCTTTTGACAACATAAGATATCCATTTTTATAAATTTTTAAAGTTTCTTTTACAAAAGAAAATCTAGTAGTTGCCGATCCGTTTAGGTCAAAGAATAAAACTTCTGAATCTACATTGTTTTTTCCATGAGAAACTATCGGTGTCCAATCTTCTTCTTCATTTGGCACATCTTCATTTGATATCGAAACTTCATATGAAATTGGAGTTTTAAGATCGTATTTATATAAGTCAAGATTTACTTTATTGTTTTGCTCTTCTATAAAGCACTTAACCGAAAGCGGATGACCGTTTAAGGGTATCTTTTTACTGACAAAGCAAGCCTTCAAATTTTCTATTCCGCTTGTTCTTGCAAAATCTATGGACTTTATGGAGAATTCGTATTCGTATAAATCATTTTTTTCAATACTCAAGAGGTCCTTCAATACATTATTGCTGGATCTTGATACGGTTTCTGGAGTTAATGATTGAAACTTAGTTGGATTTATTAGGTTTGAATTTTTTTCTGGTAATATTCCAGAATTTTTAAATGAGTAGATTGACCTTTTTTGCGAAGAAGACTCGATGTAGGTCATGTCTTCAAAATATTCACCCTGATCTTTAATGGCGTGTATAAAGAAATTTTGAAATACACTAGACAACATTGTACTTCCTTTTAAGGTCAAGGAATCAAACGATATGTTTTCTTTTGTGTATTCTTTTCTATAAGATTTATTTAAAAAATTATTTTTTACATAAGGATATTTGAAAGAATAATAACTTTCATTAAAGTAATCATTTTTAAAAAATTCTTTTATTGAATTATTTTTTAAGAATAAATTGTAAACTAAATCTTGAAGAACGTCAGGGTTTCCTTTTTTAGAATTCTTAATTTCTTTTGCTATTTGCGTTAGCATTTTTCCAGTTAATTCTGTCAGAGGAATTGTTTTTTCATTTTTTGAATATACTGGTTGATTAAATATCAATATTGCTTTATTCACAAGCTTTTGGTCGAAGTTAATATCCGTTATTGAATCCAACATTCTTGGGGCCGAAAGAACAGCGCTTACTAAGTTATTTTCTGGTGACGGCAAAACACTTGAATCATTTGTCGAAGAGGAGGAGTAGATTGAATACTCTTTGTCTTTTTCCGAGAACAATACAATCTGCAATAGTTGAAGACCGTTTCCGTGTCCTGGCACTATTCTAATAAAGTCCATTAGATTTGGAATGGCGAATGAGATTTCTACGACTGTTTTTGCGCCAGATATATACGATTGATTATATCCTATATATCTGCTTACATCAGGAATGTCTGTGGTTAAAATAACGGGAGACTTAACTGTTACGGCCCACGAATCTGATTTGCTTTCGTTTAACGCATTATAGAATCCAGTGTCTGTAGTTACATAATTTGAGTAATTATTTTGTATACTTATCTCGGATACACCAAGGGGATCAAATGCCGAGACACTATATGATCCTATTTTAAAGACACCTGTTTTTTTGTCAATATATGCATTTCCGTTTTCGTCAAACGGTGATGAATCTCTGTCCGGAAGATCAAAACTGTATCCGTCAAACCTATAGTCATTTGTATTTGTATTGAATTTTTCTATGTAATTAACATTATATAAGTCTTCTTTGCCAGAAATAAATTCATAATTTTTTATATAAACAGACATTTCATCCAGATCTTTTTCGACTTTTTCTATTTCAGAAAAAAGAACATCTGCCATCGAGTTGAGCATTGCGCTGATCATATTTGCCGTAGAATAATAAGACTTCATTCTTAAGTCCGCGTCCCTAAACATATCTATAAAAAATTCTCTATTCAAAACTGAAAACTGTTCAAACACCGAAGGAGAATAACTTGTTTCCAATCTTATAGAAGAAAGCTTTGCCACCAGATTACCAAAATCAAATTTATCCAATTTCATTTCTTTGATAAGGGCACCAACAGTTATTTGAGAACTAAAAGAAAAGCTATTTATAATTTCGGGAAGTTCTTTAAGCATTATATCTCCCAGGGCTCGCCTTCTAGATTTTGAATTTCAAAAGAAACACCTGCGGTAAGGTTGGATCGAATTATTTCATAGATTTCTAATACGGAATTAAAGTTATTCTTTACCTCTTCGGGAATTTTTATGATTACAAATCCACCCCTAGGATAAGAAGTTCCGTGAACCGGATACATATCCCAATTATGTATGGCGTCTTTATGAACTTCTTGTATTTCTAGTAATTCAATATTTGATTTTAATCCACCGCCCCTTAGTCTTGTGTCTGACAGATTTGTCTTTTTTCTTTTTGGGTTATTTATAAAATAAACTATACCAATCAACAGCGCAAATGGATTGTATTTAATTGATGAAGAATCAAAAATTTTAGAATCATATGTATAATTTATAACCGACTCATTTTGATATTCCGTGACCGGCACCAACGTAAATCCACCGCTTAAAGAAGATTGTTTATCTATTTTTAATGGCATCGTATAAACATAAAGGCCCTTATTCAGTTCTATTTCTTGAGAGTTAAGAAATGGATTTAATGGAATTGGATTACCGTTTATATTATACAAAATTAAATCAGAACTTTTTCTTACATAGTTTACTTTTATCAAAGATTCATTAGATGGAACCAAACGTTCAGTAAACTCAATCATTCCCGTATTTGCATTGTAGTCTCTAATCTTGGAAAAGGGAACTTCTACCCATTCGTTATTTTTTGAAGCTCTTGTATAGATATTGAGTTGGGGTTTAAATATTTTTATCTGAGAAGGTGGATAATTTGAAGGTTCTGGCCAAACTAAGAATGGAGCTTGACGTATTTGTATTTGCTTATCTGATATTATTATCGGCTTTTCATTTTTTATATCATAGAAACCTTTTCCAAAAATATCTGACCAATTAGCCGCTATTCCAGACGAAGTATCATAGGTTGCAAATAAAGTATTATTTAAATAATTTGATTTCCAATCATCAAATATCATATTGCCCTTAAGTTGTATTGATTTTCTAAAAGATCCAGGAGTTATTGGTAGGGGCCAAGCCTCTTTTTTGTCAATATAAGATTGAAGATCTCCTATTTGTATGGCGCTACTAGCCTGAAAGGCGACAGAATAAACGGGGCAAATTCTTTTTATTGGTACATCAGCTGGGATAAACGTAGTGCTAACCTTGGGTCCAATATAGTCTATAGAATTTTGAGAATTTCCATCAGCGTCTATTGCCGATATCGCTATGTATATATTGTTAATGCCCCTAGACAATACGTCTACAAATGCTATTTTATTTCCTAAAAATTCTTTTTCTTTTAAGTCATAAAATCCAAAAATCATACCCTCGTTAGTTTCCAGTTTGTTTTTAACAAAGATAAAACCCATTCTCGAATCTATTTCTTCGTCAGCCAAAGAAGAGGTTATTTTAGAAGTTACTTCAGAACCTTTTGGAAGGCCAACTGGTTTACCTGAGCTATCACACAACAACAGTGTCCCATCAAGAACTGTAACAGATTCTTTTTTAGGGATTATCTTTTTTGAAAGATCCATCAATACATAATTGGTTACTTCTTTTTCTTCAGTTGTGGTAACTTTTGAGCCCGAATAAAAAGCCGCTGAAGTTGTAAGAAAGAAAAATCCGTAATTGGCAACGTCTTGATTTGGTTGTCCGAGAATAATTAATTGATATTGCTGATAAAGGAGAGGCGAAATTAACACCGTTTTCAGTTACGACATTAGATAGAGTAACTGAAGAGTTGTCCTTTACTCCAACAAAAGTGGGCTTACTGAAATCAAACACGACTCCACTTGAAGTTCTATGATTGCTTGTAGACAAAGAAAAATTTGATCCCAAAGTATCTAAATAATCTTTTCCTAGATAACTATAGGCGATATTTTGAAATGTTAAATCCTTAGTCTTTATTGAGTTTGTGTCGTAATTAAATGTTTCAATCTTATTAGGATTGATGGATTCAAATTCTCCCTCGTCTATTGCGTTAACCACGGCGTCGACTGTATATGTAAATGTTTTTGCACTATTGGTTATTCTTCTGTCAATCGTGTTAACGGGACTGCCGTCAGGGTTTTTCTCATCAGCGCTAACAGTTTGTTGCGACCAACTTGATCCACTCCATTCCCAATATTTTTCATCATTTATAGTAAATATTAGTTTACCATTTTGATTTGATTTTAGGTTTTGACCATCATAATATAGGCTTGAATCTCCCTCGATATACCATTTTGCGACGTCTTCTATCTCCGGTTTGATCAAAGAGGGAATCGCAGTATACGTGACTGATCCGTTCAGATTCTATTGGGTAAGTTCGATTATTACCGGTTTGCACTTGCTCTGAAGGTGGTTGAGTTGTAGAAGTGGTATCTCCGGCTTTAACATTGCACGTTATAGATCTTAAGGAATATCCTTCTGCGTTTCCAATCCCAACTTGACCGTTTGTTTTTATGTGTATATAAAAATGCTTTGCCCCTCTTGCCATGGTGTTGTTGACGGTCAACGTGACTTTGCCATTAGCGTCTGGGCTCTGATTCAATGTGAATTTTGGGAGATAACTTGCTTCAACCTGCTGTATTGTTCCAAGGGCACTAGAATGATTTTGAATGGAATAGCCGTAAGAGGCAACCGTTACATTTTTCCAACTACCAAAATTAATCTCTATATTTTCAACAGTTTCCCAACCATCTGGAACAGAGAAAAATACATAGTCTTGCAGTTCTGATATTTTTGCTCCAGTAACGCCGGAGTAATTTATTTTTTTGTATTCAATTCCGCCATTTATGGCGCTATACGAATTAATGATATCATTTATTCTGCCTATTTGTTTTGTTGCGGCATCCGCGAAACGAGACCAGTTTCCACTACGGCGTAACAAAACACTTTGCATTCCAAAATAATTATTATGTATGGCGTGAGCGAGCAGTGCTTTTGTTTCGCTGTCAACCGTTCCATCGGTAGAATATACAACCCTGTGCGCTTTCATTTTAGTCTGAAAGTCAGATACTGCCCCCATAGTAGCTGGACCATAGAATCCATCTATCGTAGATTTATAAAACTTGCCCGCCGCTAAAGCCTCCTGAATATACGTTACGTAATCCCCTCTTGCCCCAATCGCATAGGCATCTGGCCCGTTTCCGTTTTCTATATCATAAGTGTAGTCAAATGCCCTCCACTGATAACTACCGCTTTTAGACACCGTACCTTGAGGAGAATACATTTCTGAAATAGATTTTATATTTACGGCGGGAACCGAATTTCTCGAACCGGGCGTTACCGATGTTCTTGGCGGTGGAGTTCTAGTGGTATATATTGGTGTGTCTCGCACACTTTTTATTACGAAATTTTTTACAATTGTTCCAGTCTTTTTTTCTTGAGAAAATTCGCCTTTACCCTGATAATATATTTGTATGTTCGCGGAAAAATCTCCGGAAAAACCGAGAGGTTTGTCTGAAGCCGTTTGATAAGAGTAGGCAGTAACAAATTTAAACGGGTAAGACTGGAAGTAGTTTACGGGGTTTATTTGATTCAATAAACTTCTTGTACCAGAACTTTTTATGTGTGGAATTTCTTTCACAACATACGGGCCAAATCCGTCTGGAATATTTATCTTTGGAGAAATAGTATTGCTATAGGCATAGGCCTTTTGGTCCCCAGAGTTTAACTTAAAAAGAGTGTACGAAGTAGGTATATTGTATTGCGCCAGTGCATCGGAAGCTAAAATTTTTGTCGAATTTTGAATTTGTATGTCTGGATTTGTTGTCTCTATGAAAAATTCAACTTTAGAAAAATCTATGAATGATATTTTATCTCTTTGATAAGATGGCAGGCTGTGATATATAGACTCCAGGTAGTAATCTTTTATAGAATTATATCCTTTTGTTAAATCTCTTGCGCATATTGTTGAGGAATTATCAATTACAATATTTGTAAAATATTCCTCTTTTTCGCTATCCAGAAGAGCTTCAGAATACATTGCCCAAGAAGAATTCCATTCTCCAACAAAATTGAAGAGAGATGATCTTGTATCCAAAGACCTTCCGGCATATGCCCTTGAATACATCGCAAAGGAGATACAGTTGTAAAAAAACTTAAATGGACCCTCAACGACTGAAGATACTACCTCTTCATCACTTTCGTCTACGGCATATTGACCTGTGTTTGAGTTGACAACTGTAGATTTTCCACCCAATGAATACAAAGAATTACAATATTCTAAAAATGGGAACGAAGTGAATATGATATTTCCCTGCGCCAGTGCATCGCCGTCAGAGGAAAACTCAAACAAACCGCCCACTGAACCAGCGGAACTAGACGAAATTCCTATATCTAAAAATGATTTTAAAGATGTCGCGGAATTCAAATATCTATATACATCCTTTTTTAATCCAAAAATACCATAGTTTTGACTTTCAAAAATAGAACTATTTATATTCCATCCACCATTTTTATTTTCATCTAGTATCTTGGACTGCTCGTTGTAGCCATAGTAGGTAGGAACGGCCTGAATTGATATTGGGTTTATGTAGATATCGGAAAACACGAATCTACTCTCAGAAGGAAAATTGGATCCATCTACTATAATTGTTCCATTCTGCAATTTAACGTAGTTAGATATCAAGGTTTTCGCTTTTTCCGAAAGAGATTTTGTTGGACAAAAAGTTACGACATCATAACCTTCAAGTGTATTTACGGAATTTAAATCGACCAACCAATAAGTCGCCTCGTTTTTTTCGTTTGTTTGAGATTTTGGATTTTCAAATACAAACTTAGAAAAATTAAAGGGTGAATTCTGCATTCTGTAGAAAACGTATGGCTCTATATTGTCGTAGGAAGTTGTGTCATTTGAGTCATAGAGAACGGCAGCTTTTACTGTTCTTAGCTTTATTCCTTCGGCTTCTTCTATATTCGCAAAGTAATCAACTAATTCCAAATTAACAGATTGTTTTGATCTGGCTACGAGTCTCCAATTGAAAATCTCATAGGTTCTATTATCTGCAAGTGCTTTTTTGGGAACGAATACATTATATCCACTAGAGTTAATATTCTTTGAAAAAACATCAGAATATTTTTTGTTATATTTTTTAACTGAGTAAACTTTTTTATTATAGCTATTATCAACTACGTAACTTTCTTCTGGATTCAAATAGAAATATTCATGGGCGTTTATGGTCTCAGAGTATCTCAAATCCTGCCTAGTGATATTTCCGTCTAGATCGCACTCTACCTTGTCGTATATTAATTTTAGATTCGTTGGTTTTGTTGCATCTAATCCAACTACTATCCTGTATGGTATATCGGCTTCGTCAAAATTTTCAACAGTACTAAAAGGCTCCAAAAGTATTTTGTATTTTTTCTTTCCGGTTTCTAGATTGATGTACTCTTGATTTTGCGAATCAACGACCTTGATATTAAGGAACTTAATTCTATTTTCGCTCAAATAATCACTTAGTCCAGAAAAACTTATTCCAGGCGGACCAGCAGTAAAAAACCTACTAACATAATAATAGTGAAAAAATTGAGTGGCATCTATTTGATACTCATCAAGAATTTCTGTTTTGTATAACTGACCAATCAACGAATCACTTACAGTTAAATTGGCTGTTGGAAAAAAAGTATTCCCGTACACATCCTCCAATATTCCAAGCTCATTTGCAAAAAATGGCTCAATTCCGTCCGCTAAAGAAGAAGTATTTTCCGGAATAGCTTTCGATACGTCAACAACAGAAAGATTATTTTTTGGGCTTAAAGATTCATTAGAATAAAAAGCCAAGTTTGCTGCATCTGACGGGACGGTTGAGCCAACTTTTACTGCTGATTCTTTTTTGTTGACTGTTAAATTATCAAATTTTTTCATTTAACTATCCTCATAATCTTCATACATGTTCCCATAAGAGGAAATAACATTTGGGGTTGAACCGAACAAACCCATTTGATATTGTTCATATCGAGAAATTGGGAACCATTTTGGCGGAGTCCAGTTTAGCTCTGGCGTTGCACTCGGTGATGCGTCGTACTCATGGTTAACATATTCATATTTAAATCTAGGCTCTTTAATTATTTCATCACCGGATAGCGGCACTGCCGTATAAAATCTGGGAAGCGGTACTAATTCATTTGAGTAATGAATATTATCATAATTCTCAAACCAATACACCACGTCACCGTATATAGTAACTGGTTCACTTGAAGGAGTTGAACTCATCTCGGTTTCTACGACAACAAACCATAATCCCGGATTTGTTCTGTCTTGAGAGTCAAATGGACCAATATTAAAGTTTCCGTATTTATCCGCTTTTACGTATCCCGAATACCCGTCTCTTCCTGGGACAGACTGGTTTTGGGCGTATTCTATTTCGTTGAGGGCGTCATAGGCTGTTCTTGCTTTTCTCCAATATATTATTGGCGTACTAGATGGAGGCGTATTATTGTTCCTTACATACCCAGATATGTATACGCTATCAATTAAATTAGCCTTAATATTAAGGTTATCTACGGCTGCCCTTAATTTAAATTGACTAGTTTCATTTTTTGTTAAATTGATTACGCATTGCTCTAAAAACCCTGAGCTTTGGCTGTTTTTATTTGCCCCAAAAGAAGGATAAGATACACCCTGAATATTTAAATTAAGACTAACACCTGAATTACCTCCAGTATATTTAACGGTTGTCTTAGCAAATCCATTGTTGTTAGTCGTTAGGTATTCTTCATCGGCTTGCATGTAAGTCCCGTATATTCTAAACGTTTGATTTGGCTTTGGATTGCCTAAAACATCATAGGAAATTATGGAAACATATACAAAGTCATTTTCTGAATTGGAGATCTTATACGGAGAAACCCATACTGATGCGGAATCAAAATCATACTCAGAATCTGACACAAAAATATACCCCTCATCTATAGGATTATTTATTGTGTTAATAGATAATCCAGATGGCGTACTAGATAAAAACTCAGAGGACTCATAAACAACATTGTAAATAGATGAATCTGAAGGAGTTGAAGAGAGATAAAGCTTTTTTTCGTTTCTTTCAACATAAAACGCTTCATCCACATTATAGTCCACTATATATTCTCTCCCAGGCACTACCACACTTTGATGTGTTACCGAATCTAGTATCTGTAGTCTGTTGCCAATATGTGAGTAAAAGCTATCTCCACTCTGAATTGCCGAAGAAGAACTAATATAGTATATGCCAGTGTCTTCGGTATCTACAACATGGTTTCCATTAATGTCTACAAAAGTCCATATGTAAAATTCTGGATTTAAAAGAGAGGTTGTTAATATTTTTCCGGTAAAAGAATCTTGTATGCCAATATTTGAAACTATTGGATACGCTAAATACAGCGCTAAATCTTTTGAGCCATTTATAATTTCTTGGTTGCGGAAAGTTACGTTACCAGGAGTCGAAGCGTCGTTGAAGTAAGCTTCTTTATAATTAATCGTGGAACCGTTAGAGTATGAATTTACCAATATAGGAGCTGCCTGTGTTGGAATATGTGAGAGGTCGATCTCAAATAACTGACCATTGTATATGTCTACTATTGGTTTAGCGTATACGTAATATTCATTCTCTGATAGATACAACCAGCCGGTTTTTAGGCTTGGATCTTTGTTGTCAAAAATATTTAAAGAGTTATTATCATACGTGCTTGCATTCTTTGCGTCGACCATAATGCTTGAGTATTTGTAATTCCCTATATGTGGGTCATACTCCTCGTAAATAAAGTCTATCATTTCACTAGGTGAATAGCCGCTGGATTTTACCGCCGATTTAGATGTAGACAAAACTATATCTTCATTTAGGCTAATTGGGTTAATTTCAGAAATAATATATTCGTCTGCTTTTTCAAAAGGTATTCCAAAAGAATTTCTATTCACATCATATTTACCGACAAAAGAATCTACATGATTGGAATTGGGCGATCTGCCTAAATCTTCAAATTTTTCTGTTTGCTTGTAAGCGTTGCCAAACATATCAAGATATCCAAATATCATTGGAGTACTTTTTATTTCAACTCCCTCAATATTTGACCATATGGGCTTTTTAAAGGGATAGTATGGCGTTGCTGATAATCCAGTTGTAATCACAACAGATTTAGTAGGATCGGAATAGCTTATTGTGGCTGATTCAAAATAATCGGTATCTGAAGGCAATCCGCTAGCATCGGGTGTATCGTATCTTTTAATCAATATATTTGGAGAAGAAGGAATAAAGTATTCTGGAGAATTTATATCATATGGATTTTCAGATCTTCCACCGTGTTCAGGGTCTTTTATTTCTTGAGTTTGAAATGTTTTATATAACGGACTTGGCTGCGACTTTTCATTTTCTAGTATTAAATTTTGCGGAACTACTCCAATAGGATAGACTAAGGATTCTTTTAAGTCGTCAATTAAAATTTTGTGGTTATCTATTGAGCTTATATCATTATCTTTATTTATTTCAATTTCGTCACTTATTTGATCAGTGATTCCGTATACATTTTGTGTTCCGTAAACTGTTGAACCAATTTTAAAATTCGCATTTATGTAATTTATATTTGGAGTTGACAATGAATGTTGTGCACCAAAGGATGGATTGACCTGATATCCGGATGAATGTTCATTAAAGGCGACTCTGTAATTTGCATTTGTTACGTTTTGATATTGTTGAGTTTGCTGATTCCATTTAGCTTGCGCGACAAGTCTTATGTTATTTATATCTTTTATATTTATCGAATTGGTTACCGGTGTTGCGGAGGTATTTGCGTAAGAATATCCATAAGTTTTTTCGACGAAATCTATAGATGGATTACTAAATCCGTCTGAATTGAACACTTTTATTAGATTATATTCTGGACTAGATGGACTATTTTGTGAATAATAATTTTTTACTATAAAATCTTCCCTATCTAGATAAGAGAAATTTTTGAAAAAAACAGAAGGCGTAGCGTATTGATCATGGGCTTTTAAGTCTATTTCATATACAAGGTTTACTCCACCATTTGAAGAAGGGTTTAACTTGTTTGGATTATTTGCGTCTGGGTCTGGAACGTTGGGATGATAATATTGGCCGAAATAGACGATTGGAATTTTTATTGGAGAGTACACATCAGTAAACGACAAAGCTTTATATCCCGATGCCTGAAAATATCCCTCGAAAGAAACCGTAGAATAAGAATCATTTTCTACAAAAACCATTAGATCTTCTAAGTCTCCGACCCCTGTTTGAAAATAATTTTGAGTGGCCCTTTCCGAATCGTATACTGAAGGTATTGTGGTGATTCCCTCGTGATTAATTCCCGCTACGTCCCATATTCCATCTTCCCAATTAACGTATCCGTAAGTAAAAGGATATTTTTCATTGATTGACTTTCCAAATTCAAACAGTTTATCTTCAGGAACTCTGCTAAATTTTATATATGGAGTAGAAGATTCTATCTCTGAAATTTCTAATATCTCCGGAGTGGCTCCAAGATAGTTGGAATCTGGCGTAGCTCCATAGGCCCTCCAAATATCAAGCTCTCTTCTTAGAGTTCTTTTCAAGCCCTCTACATCGGTTGACGGAATGTTATTATATACATCTAATATTCTTTTTTTATAGTTTACATTGTTTTCCAGAAACAATCTGCCCAATCCTACTTTTGCGCCAAATTCATCAAACTCATTGAACAATAAAATCGGTTGTTGACTGTAAGCTATTCCATCTATATCTAGAATTTGAAATTTCCTTAACGTAATTATTTGATTATCTATTATGTCATGATAATAGGCGTAATCCGTTTTCTTATATCCATAAAGCTCATTAATAGATCCGGTCCTAGAGAGTGCAATGGAATCTCCACTTACTTTTATTGCAGCATTTGGGGCTGCATATGACACATATATCCAATCAACAGAATCTTCATTTGCTGTAGATATAAATGCGTCCAAAGATTGAAGGCTGAGAGCCGAATTAATATTTTCTAAATGTTCTCCAATCAGAGAGTTTAGAAATTTTCCTCCAACAGAAATAGGAGTTGCTAATTCTGGAGTAGCTCTTTCTAATGAATCCTCATACAAAGATGTCCAACTAGGAAAATTACTTAGTATAGACCTGGCTGAATCGGATATAGTTGGAATACTAATGTCATGAATTAAGACGTCCAAAAACAACAGCAGTCCGAAATCTGATATTGCTTCCGGATTTTCAAAGAAGATTGTCAACTCTAATTTTATATATCTTTTACAGTTTGTTAAAAATATTACGCCAGAATTGTTAGAAAACTCTGATGGCATCCATGGGCCGTTAGATGTGTCAGATTCATATACCTGAAGATTAAATGTGGGTTCCAAAGTCCCTAAATAATTGGTAAATTGAGCCTTAAAAGATACTAGGTCAACCCTGGATGAATAATCTATAAATCTATACAAATTTGGAGTTGAGTCTTCATATATTATTTCGCCATAGTTTGTTACGTAGATTGCGTTATCATCTAACGGCGTCGAATGGTTACCGCTATATGATGGCGACGTTAATTCTGTTCCAACAAAGACAAAATCACCTAAAAGATTCAAGCCACTTTCAGATCTTTTGTAGCAAAAGTTTTTATAGAACCCGTTATTATATAAGTTGATGGGATCAGTTGTCCAAACGTTTCCGATTTTTGTTAAAGTCTGCGCTTCGTAGACCCAACAGATAGTTTTTCATCTCTGATCCTTTTAATTTACTCTAACCAAATTGAATACTCAGAAGTTACTCCATGCTCTGGGTGAATGTACATTAGGTGTTGGCAGGCTCTGCCCATAGAGGAAAAGAACTCCTGCGCATATGTATTCCCGCTTTCTGGTGAACCGGATATTCTAAGCATTCCGCTTCCTATTGTCATCTTAAACTGTTGGTGATAATGCCCCATGAATACATCGTCAAAATGCTCAGGAATAGCGCCATCTTTCCAGCCCATTACTTTTTTATAGTAAGCGTGATAAGAACTTGGTGACGGTAATTGATCGCCGTGTATCAACAAACTACCATAATCACCTATTGTATCTACTGCGTACCAGTTTCTTTCTCCTCTCCCGTCGGGGATATTGAAACTGATTCTTTCCTCTTTATCAAAGATGAGTTCAAGTATCTTATATAGTAATCTATCCATATTTGTTTCTGGATCATGAGACTTTCTCATCTTTCCGCCAATAGCCCCATGATTTCCTATGATGCCGATAACATGTACTCGTTTAAAGTTTTCTAATGCAGTAGTCAAAAACTTAGACAGTATTCTTGGGCCATTTATACCAACCTGCCTATAAAGACCCGAATCAATTAAGTGAGATTGACCAGCGAAAATTTCTTCTCCTTCAACTATATCGCCAAGCAGCCATACATGAAGATCGTCTACGCTATGATCCATTCTTTGAATCTCGGTAATTTCAATTAATTTCTCCGTGTATTGCTCTATTCTTTGCTCTAACACGTCAGTGTTATAACTGGCCGTAATTTTACCCATTTGCCAGTCAGAAAAAACTGCAACGGCGGTCTCCGGAGTTTTATGTTTAGAAGAAGCCTTGATTGAGGGCTGTTTTATTTTTGGTAGTTCAAAATTAGAGAAAACATCGAAAGCAGCTTGATATGCTGCTACCACAACTTCGTGTTGAACATTTTTGTGTTTATCTACTAGTTTAGCCAATCTTCTATTTTCTGATCTAAGAAAATCGTTCCTAGAATCAGAAACCATAGACGCCAATTCGGAACTTCCGTCCTGCTCGTAGGAGTCTTCAGATTGAATTTCCATAACAGACGATTGACTATATGATCCATCTTTTTCGTTTATATAATCAACTATTTCTTCATCTGTTATCTCAATAATATTTAAGTCTTCATTCAAAATGTCACCCTTGCCAACGTTTTCAAACACCAAGTTTTTTGCCTGTGAAACATTAGGGGCGCGCACTATATAGGTATTAGTTATTACGAAATTTTTTTCCATATTTGAACCTACTGTTGATTATAAATTGTACTGACCAATTATAGCAGCATAAATAGCTATGTTGCCAGCACCTGGATACAGTTTATCGCTTAAGGGGGTAAAATCTGCCAAAGGCAGATCCTTTCCATCTGCGTTGAATGTATTGATCGAAACGCCCCTTATGTAATCAGAAGACTGTCGTATTTGTCTTTCTATTTCGGATATAGAAATGGTGTCTCCTATTGTCAAAGAATTTAAATATCTTTTTACAAAAAGTGAAGCCTGGTTTTTTATGCCGGCTGCAAGCACATCGTCCACAGAATTGGACAGGGAAATAGTGGCAGAAAGGTTTATCTCTATTTTTTCTGCCAACCTAACATTAAATCTTACTCCAGCTGGTCTAACAGAAGCAATTGACGACAATATAACCTCTGGCATCTGCTGTATTGCGGATAAAGTCTCTGGAACAACTATAATATCGCAAGACCCTATTCCATACGAACTTTCTCTAATTCTTACGTCTCTAACTCCCTTAATTGATAATACCGCAAATCTAACTGATTCGGTGGTTCCTGCGGCCCTGGTTTTGATAGAGGCAACTATTCTTCTTCTATAGTTTTCGTCTCCCTCAGAATTAATTTTTGAGTAAACTTCTTTTGTATTTTTGCAAAAAATAACTACACCAGGAGGGGCAATAAAATTATGTATTGTTAAAGAATTTTTTGGAGCAACATACGCGTTATCCTCAAAATCTGGCATGATCATACCATATGCCCTTGTTGCTCCTGGCGGTATTACAACTTCTCCATTTAATTTATATCTATACTGTCTACCAGAAAAATTTTCTATATTGTTATAAACAAGAGTTTGTGATGGCACGACAACTGCTTGACTGTGCGGTTTTTGTATAAAAAATTCAATATTAAAAGACTGTCTTTCTGCGGCGGCGGAATCAGAAATCTGCTTTCTTGTTACGCCATAGAGTTCGCCTATCAAATCAAGGCTTCTGCCAGAAGCCGTAGACAATCCACTTTGTCTAAATGTAAAATTTAATGAGGCATAAAGATCAGATATTTGAGAGCTTATTGCTTCAGCAAATGCTCTTGCTATTGATCCAGGATAAATTGCCGTTATGCCAGCATCGGTCTCTAATGAATTGAGAATAGAAATTAAAATTTCTTCTTTTTCTTTTGCGCCGTAAACAACCATTTATGCTCCTAAGCTTTGATTAACCGAAATGGTTACTGGTTGATTTGTGTCTGTTATGATATGAACATCAAACCTTATAGAATTTTTTGAGGTTGGAACTGAGGTTATTTGTATATTTCTTCCAGCAAAAATATCTTCTTTTTCAAGAGCAGCCCTTATCATTTGGGATCCGTAATCTCCTGTCTCTTGGCATTGAGGCATACCGTACAATGAAGATAGATCAGTTCCTAGGGAAGGATAGATTTTAAAGTCGCCGGGTTCAGTCATAAGCCTTAGGTAAACTTGTTGAATATCGTCTTGAAGGTTGGAATTTGTGAGTGCAATATCTTTTCCTCCATTTATCAAAAAATCACCAGACATCGTTAAGTGTATATCAGACATTTTTTATCTCATCTGCCTTGCTTTTTGCTTGAGAAAATTCATATCCTTCTTTTAATAAATCGATTAAATATTCAATATATTCTGCGGAGTGTTCTTTAAGAATATTATGTACAATCATTTTATTTTTTTCAGAAAGGCCTTCTGTAGAAATTAAAGAATCATATTTTTGGTTATTATTTAATTCCTCAAAGCCTAGTCCATAATCACCTTTTATAGTAATGGGAATTTGAATATCTTTTTCTTCTAAATTCTTTAACTTTGCCAAATAATGCTCAGCGTTATTTTGAGCCGAGTTTATCGTTTTTGTGTCTAATTGAACTAGTGTTGGCTGCGAATAATCATATGCTGAATAATTAAAATTAAAGTTATTCCATCTTAATCCATTTTCTGAACAAAACATTCTTATTTTATCTGCAAAAAATGATATTGACCTACCACTTGCACTTATGACTATCCCCACTCCAGAGGTTGCAAATATTTCTATATCTCCTTCGTCATTGAGTCTAATAAAGGAGTTATTGTCTGGATGATTAAGGCCAACTTCTCTTCTTGAAAATTCGTTCCTCCTAGTTAATTCGTCGGATACAGAAAATTCATAATTAGATTGTGTTAGATTGCTGCGCTGTTCGTACATGATTACCTCGACATATACTTAGGTATGCCCGTATTGACGGTATAGTTTCTATCATAACTAGATGATATTTCTGGTTGATCAAAGTAAAATGCAACATAACCACTGCTTTCATTGTCATCCCTAAATTGAACAAAACACCTAGTGCCGGGCTCAGGAGCCACAGACTGAACCCCAACAGTAACCGGGCACGGTACGTCATGCATAATGTTTCCCGTTAGAGTTGACATTTGATCATCCAACACTATTGAAGCAGTGTTGTCCTTTATGCTATAGGACATTATAACACCAGGCCTACCCTTACCCTGTTTCATTTTTGATTGATCTATTTGATTTTGTATCTTATGATCAAATTTAGGATAATTAATGGGCATAGTGTTTTCCTCCTAGCCAATTTTCTAAATAACTTTTTTGATTTGAAGAATCTATCCTTAATGTTGGAGAAGTGCTTATTGTGTTTTGTCTAATCCAATTTTTTAAATCTTCTTCTTTTTTTCCGGGTCATCTTAATATATACGGATGAAGCATCAGAGAAATTCGTTGCGGTGATCCAACCCTTTTGCCCTTCTTTATCCCAATACCCATCACCCCAAGCGGACACTCTATTGCTTAAGCCGTCTACTGCCTGTTTACTACTCTTAAATCCCATTTTTGATCTAACTAAATCTATTTGATTTGCTATATTCCAACATCTTCTATCAAAAAGATCCAGTCGAATATTTTCTTTTTCGCATCTTTGATTTATATATGATTTTATTTGTTCCTCTGTTAGATTCTCATTAGCCTTATCTGGTAAAGCTAATTTCCAATAAATTATATTTTCTTTTTTGGGAAAAGATATGTATGCTGTTCCCATTCCACCGTCTTTTGGCACGGTAGAAATCTGCCAGAGACCTATAGCTCCATGTGTTCGTTGCGCAATGTAAACTTTTCTTTGAGACTCTCTCACAGAAATTGCCACAAAACACGAGGCTAACTCAGGGGTAAATAGTCCATATTGAACTAAGGCACTATACAGTATATTGGGCTCAACGCTTGCATGGTTTGCGGTGTAATCTTTTGTAAATTCATTTAATTCAATTGCTCTTTCGGCTCTGTCCGCCGGCAATCCAACAATTCCAGGAGGATAACCAGCAGATTTGGGGGCCCTGAAAAAAGTTTCGAGTTGTCCGTTTGGACCAGTGTATATACCGCCCCTGGTTGCGGCAAAGCTAAAATGTATATGGTTATTATGGGCTCCACTAGTATCTCTTTTAACTTTGAGATGTCCTAAATTAGGATATTTGGTTGCAATTATGGAAGTTGAATTGTTGTAGGTGTCGTACTCTTCACCGGTATAGCTGGCCGAAATAGCCATGTAATCAGGAACCAAATGCTGCGGCATCGCGTTAAACTTGGTTAGCAGAAGGTGGAGCTGATAATCATATCCTTGTTTAGAATTTATGTTCGTTATTCTTCTTAGGTATTTTCTTTCAACTTGATCCATTGCGGTTTGATAAAGATTCATTATGTCAAATGCTCTGCCGAATGCGTGATCGGTTATACTATTGCCTTGCGCTCCAGAGCTTCTGGGCTTAGAACCGTCGGTGCCATCTTGTCTAAATGTTCCAAATCCGCCCCAATAACCATCTATTGTTAGGGGAGGACCAAACGAAGTTGAAGCTAGGGCCATTAAACACTCAATTAAACTTGCACTTATAAAAGCTTTTTCTGAAGCAGACCTGACCAGGGCCTCGTTTATTTTTCTTTCAATCGTATCTGCCGTGCCTTCATAAAGTTTGGAGTTTGGAACGTCATATTCAGCCGCCAAATTGTTGTCTTTGATATCAAAAAAGAATCCATTTTTTAAAACATTTATATCACCTTTTGACAATCTGACATGTTTTGAAAGCAGTTCTCCTCTTTGAGAGTAATAAGTTTTTTGTAAATCAGTCAATCTTGAACTAAGGGCAACATCCATATATTTTGTTGCCACGGCACCGGGTGCCGATTCATAATCCTGCCAAACATGAGGAAGATTATTTGTCCCAACAGAATAAGCTGCAGTTTTAGATGCGGTATTATAGGTGGCATTTAAAGCTGTTGATACATCGTTAAGCAATCCCCTATCACTACCCTGTCGCCCCAGACCGCTTTGTAAAAGTATATTTGCAGCAACAGCCTCTGCTTCTTCGCCATCAGCAGTTAACTGCCCCTCAAGCATTGTTGCTAAGAGTCCTTTGTAGTTTTCTTTTATTAAATTAGATCTATATACGTTTTGATAAACAGGATTTTTAAAAAGATACTTTCCGGAGGCAGCCGACAACAAATCCGGAGTAGTCAATGTTCTTCCGGTATACGCTCTTTGAGATTGAGAGGTGGCAACTACAGCCTTGCCATTTCTGGGCACTATGTTGTTTACTATGCTCATTGTAAATGATTTAGAATCATTTAAAACATTTTTGTTGAATTCATAAAAAGAAGTCATAATTTATTCCTTTGCTAATAACCTTTTTTGTTCACTTTTTTGCCCGCGGCAACAGTATCTTTGGCTTTAATAACAGATGGGCCTTCAATCCTGACTACGTTATCGACATAAACATTTGCCAAATTATTCACTACAAGCTCCCAATTCAAGGTATAGGGAGTTCCGTCATTATAGTACTCGTCCCAAAGCACTAATGGCCACTTAGAGGAAATTCTATGTAGTTCTTCGGCGATTTTTATTTCAACCAATATAGAATACAGCTTCTTGGCTTTTGCAGAGTCTGTTATTAGGCTGTCATTTATTCCGAATGTATAGTCTTTGACTTTAATTTTACTTTCAATTCTTTCTTTTATAATATTGAAATTTCCTCCTCGTGAAAGGAACGAATTACTAGAAAGCGATTTGGAAAATTCAGATTCAACAATATTTAAGTCATACTTATGCTGAATAAATAGAGAGTGTACATAAGATTTTATTTTTTCCAATGCTTCTTCAGAAGTTTTGTAGAAGATCGTTGCTAAAGTTCTGTCATTAAAGATATCTTTTGTGTATCTATCTTGATTTTTGCCTGACCCGAATCTATTAGGATCGTAAAAACTGTCATCAACTTGAGCGGTCATGCTTCCATCAGTCTTTTCTTTTATTCTTAAAAGGAATACTCTGTTCTTCAAAGAATTGTAGGTAAAATATGTGCTTCTTAAACTGGGAGAAGTTGCTGAAGCTATTAAGTTGTTGTCAGCTAGTGCTTCCTCTTTATCGCTTGTGGATATTACTGATAATTCTGGAGTATCTATGCCCTCAAGGCGAACTGTAAATTTTGCTGATGACAATATATCTCTAACATGTATTGTGTCACCATCTATTACTCCAGATTTTTCTTTTACTTGCTTTACCGATAGAGAAGGGGAGGGATTAGAAGAATCTTGCTCAAGTGCTAAACCTTGTGTCGTATCTAAAATACAAAGAACTTTAAAAAATGGCTCAAAACCTGTTTTTTCTGGGCCTAAACCAGAAAGATCTAAAACCCTACTATGGATTGCGGCATTTTCGTAGCTTACGTGTCTTACAAGTTCTTTAATTTCAACTTCTTTCCATCCTAAATTCTTCAACAAATCATCAGTTCTCAAATAAAAATTTCCCTCTGAAGTAGGAACTTTTTTTCTATATCCAAGTATTCCCGGAAGCAGGGCTTTTGAGTGATATCTTCCTACTACCATTCCCTGATTATAGGAGAGTCCGGCGTCCATTGGTTGACCATTCTTATTTAGATATTGCACATATGCGCCGTGTTGATCCAAAAGATTATCCCTGACCCAAGTCCAACCCTTCCATATTAAATGGCCAAATATTGGAATCGCTTGAGATACTCCCAGAGCAATAGCTGTAGCTCCTTTTAGCTGTCCATTATTACCGTTAATTTGTGCCTTTTTTGATACTTCTTCCATAAAAGAAGAACTAGATGGATCATCAAAAGCCCCATATGTCATAGCGGCTACCGTATCTTTTATAACAGCAGAAGCTCCGTGGGTATACTGTATTCCTCCCATCATTTGAGATTCAAGATTATCAGAAAGTGCGTCTAAAGAAACTCTTCCACCAGAAGATATTCCAGTATTACCGCCCTGAATTGAACCAATATATATTCTTGTATCATTTCTAATTGCTTGAGTATTCATCCAAGAATGAATCCAGGAAGTCATAAACCACTTTGCTGGATCGTTGACTGTAACTAATGCGTTGGGAGTTATCGATGTTACAAAACCAAGTTCAGAAGTAAAATGATGTATGACTTGTTCGACTTCAAACATACCGTACATTCTTTCATAAACGTCTGCTAGATACACTAAATCGTGCGGCCTTATGTCTGGATTACCAATTACCAAAAGCTCTCCACCATAGATATCTTTTATGTTTTCTTTTAGGTGGGCTAATCCTATTCTTCTGGCCAACAGCTCGTCTGGAGAGCCAGTTAGATTTTTCATCATTCCCCTAGTCGCTTCAAACGGATGCAATATTGGATGCAATATACCAAGAAATCCTTCTCCTATTGGATTGTCAAAATATATTCCAGTTTCAACAGTTGACTCTGTTTGTTTATCTGCTGGAGCCCCCTTGTCTAGCGCAACGGTAACCGGGAATCTTCCGTCCGATACGGCGGTAATTACCGTGGAAACATTTTGAGTTGTTTCCATTATTTGATTGCTCAAAATATGGCTAAATGAACTTAGGTAATGCATTCTTTGAAATGGTTCTCTAATTTCTACAACTGGTTCTCCGTATTCTCTAGTGAATGGATTGTCAACCGCCCTCAATATAGAGCCATTTCTACCAAGTGAGTAATATATGGAATCATTTAAGGCTTTATTTAGTATATTTGCCTGCTTAGACAGCTGAGCTACTTCAGACAATCCATAGCCCGTCTGCAACATACCGGTTTTGATCAGCGAAAGTAATCCATCTAGAGCCGTACCAACTGCACCAAGGAGTACTCCAATACTATTGTCCCAACGATTTTCTATGGTTTTAGCGGTTTTACTAAAGATGTTTCCCGCGTCACTACCTTGACCCTTATACTTAAGCAATAATTGTTTGAACTCTTTATCTTTATTAGATTTTGCGTACTCTGAATATGGATTGATAAACGCCGCAAATATTTTATCAACCTCTTTAAAATCCCATTCATCGCCAATTGCTCCAAATCCTATGCCTATTTTTCTTGATGGCTTAAGAACAAGCCAAGCTCTTGAGTAAGGATCGTTCCAAAGCTTATTCCTAAATGCTCCAACTAAAGTTAAAAACAAATCTCTGGGAGATTTTATAAATACCCCTGAATCTATTATGCCTGCTGCTTTTCTTATTTCTTCATTATCAGTCGCTATAAAATTTTGTTTGAATTTATTAATTTTGTCATAGGTAAGCTTATTGTAATATGATATTAATCCATCTTTTTCAATCGGCGCATCTATAAAGTTCTTCCTAACATATTCTATTGCCTGCTGGCTTGAGGCAGAAATTTCATTTCCAAACAATGCCTGAAACTCGTCAACTGCTGAATTTCCAGTGTCGCTAAATTTTTTAAATATTTGCGTACTAGCTTGACTATCAACAAAAATATTTTTAAAAAACCCCTCAAAATCACTATCGTCTTCTGGGTCTAATCCATAAGTTTCCATAAAGATCATTTTTACGGATTCATATGTGTGATATCCCACCCTAAATTGATTCCATATTTCCTGGGCCGTACTTAAGTTCCTACCACTACCCGCTATAACCGAAACTGTTGGAGAATAAGATTCTTCGTAATATTTTCTTGCGTCTATTGAAATAGGATCAGCTATTGAATATACCGGAATAAATTCAGCTGTGTTTACTCCATATGTATTATTTCCTGTTTGTGCTCCAGCTTCATCTAAGAGCTTTAGTCCAGTTTCTTTTGAGACTGGATCCAACATATTTCCGTCTCCATCTTTTTTATCAGATTCAGATGGATTCAATGCCCTTCTGTAATATGAGCCGTAGTTACCTCCGGCCTGGGTAATTTATGCTGCTTGATATCGCCGTAGTAGTATATTCGTCCAAATTATTTTTGGTTGTACCGGGATATAAAAGAAGCGGATTTGGCGCTGATACCGTAGCAATTAATTCTTCTCCCTCAAAATTTCCAAAACCCAGTAGAAAATCGTTTACTTCTTCACCCTGACCGTTTTTTGCTTTGAATCTTTTAATTGGACTAAAAGAAGTGGCAGCTACTCCCAGGGGAACTGTATTGGGAACAAAGGCAAAACTACAGTAATGAGGAATTGGCATGTCGTTATATCCAGGACTAAATTCTTTTCTAAAAGTACTTGTTGCAGCCGAGTATTCGGTAGTGCGCAAAATATTAACGTCACTACTCAAAATACCTAAATAATACGCGGCGTCTGGAGAAACAACTGCAGCAATATCTGCTTGACCTATATCAACGGTCGTACTTGGATTATCGGCTTTATAGCCAAATGCGCTAAAGAGAGTCTCCCCCGCAAAATCTAAGGCGTTCTCTATAAAACCATCTTGGTCGGATACGTCTATGTTGTTACTGTAAGAAACAAATTTAGTTCTTTTTTCGCCCCACAAAAAGTACGCTGGCTTACAAATTACAGCTATGTTTGTTCTGGAATTATATACCATTACATGAGCTTGTTTATAGTCTTTTGCTTCACCAACTAATTCGCTTTTTGTGGTACCAGGAAAATATTTACTTATGAGCTTGTCTTGATCTGCGGAATTCTTTGGCAAATACGGCCATCTCATAGCAATATAGAACTGTTCATCCATTGCGGTTTCTGGCTCACCCCATTCATCTTTAAAATTTATCTCGCCCCTGCCTGGTTCGGGAAGCGGCATTTGAATGGTTGAATTTTCGTTATTTAAATCTTCAAAACTTGAAAAATTGTATGCATTCTCTAATGGTTTGGAAGCTACTAAACCGGAAAGTTCATTCTTAGTGAAGAAATTAACATCTGATATAAAAACATTAACAAATTCTTCGCCATAGACAGAGCTTATTCCTTTAATAAATGTTTCTGCTCTATCCTGTCCTTCGGATGTATCAACTTGCAACAGATATCCTATTCCGTCACCAATAATACCAGTAGTAAATTCGTTCTTTAGAGAAGACCCAAATGGAAGATCATATGTAATTTCGTTGAATTGAAATGAAAAATTATTTAATTTTTGAGCTGAATTTAACTTATAGGAAAAGAATGGAAATCTAAATCTTTTTGGGAGTTGAGATATTTGCTTGTGCTCCTCTTTTTTTCTTATCGGCAAATGAAAACCAAGGGTTACAAATCCCTTCTTTTGAGGAAGCCTTGCCACAACTACTTCTTTATTTGTTTTTTTGTCCAGTTTCATAACTTTTTGAGATTTCTCAGAATCAAAATTTATTATTTTATTACTTAAAACACCAGCTGGTTGAAAAATATCTGAATTATCTTGTTGATTAACTCCATATTGAGCCAAAAATTGATTAGGTTCGCTGTCTCTAAGAAACGCTTCTTGATCAGCGTAAGGACTTATTTGCCTTGCAAGCTTGTCTATGATTTGTTGAAGAGATTCGTCTTCTTTGTCATTCATTTTTATTCCGTTTGAATAACCTAATTCGGCTAATTTTTCTTCAGTTAAGATTCCGGTTGTTATCGGAACAACTCCGGAAGTATAAAGCCAATGCGGTTTACCGTAAAATATAGTTGATCTATCTTCAAATGGTCTAACCGCAACTATATAGTTTGGCAGTAGCCTTGCGCAAACCCTGAATAGATCCCAAATTGACCTCATGTAAGTTTGCGCCCTAAATGAAACTTCGTCGAAACCTGGCATATCGTCATCGTTGTTTGCAGATACAAGTCCCAGCATTCTTGCGAAATTTGTTCCGCCTCTTCCGCTAAGACTACCCAGCAAACCGGCACCAACGAGTGCGCCGGCTGCGACTGGTAAACTAAAAGGAGCAGCTATTAGAGCGGCTCCAGCTAGCGGAAGTGTCTTGGCTGCTCCCATTGAACTGCTGTCTCCACTTGGTATTTGACCGGAGGATGTCAAACTATCCACAACATTTTTTGCGTCGGGTGAACCGGATTGACCCGCCCTAGAAACAAGATCATTCCACGACCTATCACTTAATCTAGACAAATAATTTATTCTTTCATTTGGTTCTGAATCTGGGGTTATAGAAGAAACACTAGTCCACCCATCTCCTAAATCTCCGCCTAAAAATTGAGCTATACCAGTTCCATTTCCCGGATATATATTTCTTTTAAATATTTCAAGATCTTTTTGAGATGAAAAATTTGCCCATAGTTGATTCATTAATGATATGCCATCTGGTCTTAGAGCCGGATCAGAAAAGTTAAAATTGCCCACGGCATTGTAAGCGTCTGATATTCCCGTTATTCTTCCCAGATGCCTTCTTTCCTCTGCTGCTGACATTGGCTCATATAACATATTTCCAAAATGTCTAATTCCAAATTTATTTTCAGAAAAAATTAGTCCTTTTTGCGCATGGGCTATACTTTCCCTAAACCTTGATGCGCCCATCGACAAAAGCCTAACCATAAGATCCCTGGGCTCAGAAAGCCATAGGCCAGTGTTAATGCCGCCGTCTACTCTACCGCTGTCACCTTTTTTCTTTGTTGAATTTACGATTGCACCAAGCTCTATTGCATCTGACTGAGCCGTTACAGTCACTATTTCGCCTTGTTCAACCTGAGTTATAGTTCCATTAAACAACGTCTGCAAAGAATTTGGATTTGCACCATATCCACCTCTTAAATGAACTCTAACTCCTGGTTTTAGTCTTATGTTCTCTATATCGACCACATAATCATTCCTTATATGATCCGTGACATATCTGGCTTTATTTAAGGTTGTATCTATTATTCTTGATAGACCAGCGGTTATACTTGGGTCTCCTGGATTAGTGTAATCATCAGAATACAAGGACGATGACTCTTTTGTAGTTAACTTTGCGTAAAGATTTGAAAGTCTGATTATAAGAGTATCTCCCAATAAATCCTCTGAACTAACAACTGAAAAATCTATAATAGATTGCAAACCATAAAAGTTATCAAAAACTTTTACTCCAGCAAAGTGCCCTCCTTCATCTATCAGCCACAGCATATACGTTGGAAATGCTCTTATCATTCTTCCGGAAATATCCCTATATTGAGTGTCTATTAGTATATTTTGCCAGTGAGCTTCTATACCTCCTGTATATGGATTTCCGTAATTGTTCAAGCTCTGCAATCCGGTAATTGCGTTTTTTGTAACGGCTTTAGTGGGGTCGGAAAAATCATCTGATATATTTCTTCCTGTTAGCTTAGCTGCGGAATTACCCTCTGATTTAACGTTCACCCCATCAACCGTGAGATAAAACCTTCCATCTTTTTCCGTGTCTATATAACCGAAATGAACCTCTGAACCAATACTGAGCATTGCGGGTACTTTTGTTTTATTGTCTGGATCAATAATCGGCATTGTGTACATATTTGCAACAAAATCTAAATCATCTAAATGGAAACTTACAAGTTTTTCTTCTTTTAGATTAAAGCCGCCAGCTAGGGCATATTGTACCTTTGACGTTATCTCTTCTTTGGCCGTAGAATACTTACCAACCTGAATTTGAGGATTGGATGCCTTATTTGACCAAGATGCATCTACGTCGCTAACTTTAACAGATGATGTGTATTCTATTTGATCTGTTATCAATTTCATATTCTTTTTTATTGTATTGTATACGTAATTATTAGAAGGATTAGATCCTATCAAGTTTGGATTTCTTAATATAGATGAAAGTAATTTTAGAAAATTTTCATAAGATATATCGTTTGCCTTAAGTATAGATATAACTTTTTCTACTACACCTTTTTCTCCTAAATGTTTTCTCTCAACACTATCCTGGTACATTCTGAGCAGATTGAGTATTTCTTGTGAAAGAGAATGATTAACTATGTCTAGGGTTTGTTGACCTATTCCTTGTCTATCTCCTGGAACTTTTAGCTCTTTTGGTTTTCCTTTAAAACTATATATAACTTCTTTATCAAACATTTCAAAACTTCTAAAATAAAAATCAGGATCTAGGTGTCCTACAACATTATTTTCTTTGTCTTTTAAGCTTAATGGAAAATCTGGATACGCGTTAAAAATACCCCACATTTGTTTTATTCTTAGAAATGGATTTCTTTTCGTTCCAAATTCTTCTATTAATTGCTTTTGATGTGACGAAGACAACTTCTCTCTACTTTGCTGAAAGATATCGAAGTCTAAAAGACTTATATTTACGTCATAAACATGCGGATATCCAGGTATGGTGCTGACGGAGTAGTTAGATGGAATAACATATTTAACTCCCGATAGAGCAGTTATTATATTCTTAATTCCAATAAACCCGAGAACGCCAGAAGAATGATTTAATCTAGCTAGAGCGTTAACGTGATCAAATATTCTTTTCAGTTTATTTAATTCTTTTTCTCCTATAACTCTCATGGAGATGTTGATAAATGTATCTCTTCCACCTATATGTTGATAGGTTGGTTCATCTTGCATTTGAATATGCATTTTTGCAATATTGTTACCTAGAGTTAGGCTTACTCCAGTGACTATGGCAGACTTAGGATCTAGATCAATTTTTATCATAGGTACTTCCCATTCCCTAAAGATAAATTGACCCTCTTTTGCCCTCATTCCTTCCATGAAATCTAATATTGATGAGTTATTAAAAAATTCTTCATACTTTATAACATTGAATACTTTTTTAACTTCTTCTTTTATTTGTTTTTTCAAATCATTATATTGCTTGGTGCCTTCTTTGATGTGCATTTTATTTGCTCTAGCTTTTGTTTCAATTTCAACTTGCTTGTCAAGATAGCCTACAACGTCTCTTGCTCTTTGTTTGAGAAATTTTTTTACTTGCTCTAACCCAAAGTTTAACGAACCAGGTCCAGTCAATTTTGTTCCGCTTATACACAAGTTTTTTCTCATTCATTGATGACTGTGTAGATTCTGCGGGAATGCTTACGGCATCGTAGTCTTTGAGATATTTAGTTTCGTCTTCAGTGAATTTGTTTGATCCATTTTCATTTATAAGATTAAGTACAATTCTAGCATATGATTTTTTTGCTTCTGTTTTTTCGTTAACGCCTGTTGTTAATATATCTAAAGCTGTTTTTATTTTTTGATAAATTGAGGCATTGTATACTCTGTTTTGCTCCAACTTTCGCACATCAGAAAGATCCATACCGTACTCTTCAGACGGATTATTTGGAAAACCGCTGCGTTATACCCAGGCTACCCAATATGCCTTTCCATGCGTCTCTGCCATATTCGCTAAATGCTTTTTCTTTTTCGCTTCGAAAGTTAGATGCGTCCGGTAAATATATTTTAGTTTGAGTTTCTGCGGGAATATAAAAGGAAATATTTTTTCCATCTGTCCATTCACTAATTATATTTGTAGTCAATTTTTCGTCTTCATACGCACTAAATCCAGTCTCCGGATATCTATCTGCTAGCGTATCTTTTTTGTATCCACTGAGTTTTACGCCTGGTTCTTTTACGCCTGGTTCTTTTTTGTCGTCAGATTTTTTCATCAAAAATGAGCTATTAACATAGTTGTGCATTTCTCCGGCTGCTCTACCCATAAACTGCCTATATTTACCCCAATGAACCGCCTGATTAAAATCATTAATCATTGGTAAAAATGGTTTGTGATTAAAATTCATTAGTTCTATATCTACTGCTAGGGCGAATGGGAAATTCGGAATAGTAGTTATTGACATACTGGACAAAGCAACAGCAGTTATTCCGTGAACTCTATTTAAATAAGCATTTCTAATCGGAAGAAAAGGAGAATACTTAAAGGCCGCTATTAATCCCCTTAGGGATGAAAGAAACTTGTCTATCTTTTGTTCATTTGATCCGTCAATGCCAAAGTCAATTTGATAGTTATCATTTAAGGATATTTTAGAGGCATCATTTATTGATATTCCCCATATTTCTTCATAATTTGGAAAAAATAATTTCATTCTTATGGACGTTTCTTTGTATCCAGAATTGAACTTGGGGCTAGATTTTTGTCTTATTGCCCCTCCAGTCATGCTGCCACCCTTAAAGAATGTATTTACATCTATGCTCAATGGCGGAACGTAAAAATTACAAGCCCCTATTCGCAGATGAAAAATATCAGGAGATTTTGGTTGTATATTCGGCCTATATGGAGATGAATCTAAGACTTTTTTCATTTTCTTCGCCGTATTTTCATATCTTGCGGCGAGTTGGAAAAGTCTGTCTTTTATATCTTTACCATCAAAATCTACCGTTCTTCCAAAAGCTTTTTCTAATGAATCCATAAAATCTTGTAAACTATTCAATGTATCCTCTTCTCCACCCCCAAGTCCATTGTTGGAGTAGTCCGAAGCCGCTGCTATTGAATCAAAAAAGAAACTTACAAGACTAGGAAAATATACATTAATGGTTGCAAGGGTCACAGGATTTAATGACAATTTTTGAATTACCTTATTTAACTCATCTAACCATTCAAGATCTCTTTCTGGTTTTATTGAATCAAGCGCGGATCTTTTTGCTCGCTCTACAGAAGATAGCCTGTGTTTTGCAAATTCAGATATTGTAGAAGCGTGTCTAGCTAAAGCCAAAAGACCACTTTCCTCAACCTTGACCATCAAAGCTGCAAAGCTTTTTTCAGTTAGCTTAGCGGCCATCTCCAAGTTTGAGTTTCTAAATACATTTGTAAAAGATCTTCTTTGCGGAGAATCTAATTCAGGTACAGCTTGGTTAAACGCCCTGTTCAAAAACCTGCTGTACGCATTTTCTGCTTGTATGCTCGAAGATACATTTGGGTCAGAAAACTGTATTTTTGCCATAAAAGCCAAAAATCCGATCATGAGATTCTGGATTTATTGTTGCTTCCGTAAACTCATTAACTTCCGAAAGAGAGGTCTTTTCTCGTTTTATCAACTCTGCTTCTTGGTTTTCGGCACTAACATTTGCTTCTATTACATTTACCCAGGCGTCTATTCTAACTCTTATTCCGCTTAAAATTGTTCTTGCAATTACTGAAGGATTGGCGCCATCTTTAAATTTTTTGCTAAATGTTCCGTTGTCATTTTCTCTCCAATAATTTTGATATACATCTAAATTATAGAAATAATTATCATAAAAATGTTTTCTTATACTTTCTTGCGAAGTGGTTAGTGGAAGATCATTACCCCTCTTGTAATACAGTTGAACATATTCATCTATTGTTAGGTCGTACTTTGTACTATTTGTATTTTGAACAAAAAGATTTATACACGCGTTTAGCAGGCCTTTTAGTAATAAATCTTGTTCATCATAAATAAAGATTTTTTTGGTATTAGAAGGGAGCTCAAAATTCAGTTCTTTTCTTTCATCTCCCTTTTTGCCCATTCTAGTTGAAAACTGCCCTGTATTTAAAAATTTTAGGAATTCTTCACTTGGTTTACCGGTAGATGATATTGCATTAATTGGAAATGGACCGTATATAGCTTTTTGAATAGCTTGTGTTAACTTTACACCGTTTTGGGATGTATTTGACAGAGTATTTAGGTAGCCTATGGTAACTGTACTGATTGAGCTAGACATGTTTATATCATATTGTTTCTTTTGTTGATTTCTGTTACGCGTTGAGCTGAGGAATCTTTTTGATAAGATTTACTCATGTTATTCATTATACTATAATTATTAGATTTTGTAAACTGCGTTTCTTGAAAAGAAAAATCAGGCTGTAGATCAGACTTATTATTTCTAGCTGTTTGCATATTGGCATTCAAATAACCAGAATCATTCATCTGTATATGGGTAGATGACCCCCCTATATAGCCCTCAAAAGACCCCTTAATTGAATCTGAAGTATTTGGAGATTTTGAATGCCCTACGCTTTGAGGGCCTGATTCATCAGATCCAACAGAGGTATTTTTGCTTGAAGATATGGCTGCCGCATATTTGTTTGATGTCTGCGTTCTATGAGAAGTATCTATTCTTTTAGATGCGGCATCTTTTAAGTTTTTATTTTGTGTATCTGCGCCAAAAATCATGATTTAATACCTTAATAGCCACTTGCAATTTCTTGGTACGGATCCCTGCCAACTTGTGGCGTTCCTGGATACATAGTAGTGTCAACATCCATATTTTGTCCGAATCCAGAGAATATCCTTAAAAAGTCTTCTGTTTCGGATCTATTTCCGTATAAGTTTACTTTATAGCTCATACCCGGAGAATAAGATCCGTCAACTATTTGAGGCACTTGGGGGATTCTTTGTGCATGTTTTTCATATGCCGACCCACCCGGAAGAAGAGGTGGACCTCCGACATTTTCCGGAGCCCTATCTTGTACGGCACTATATATTAAACTGCCCGCTATTAAAGCTCCCATACCATATATCGAATTTCTAAATATTTTATTTTCAGAGAAAAGAGAAGCTAAATCTTCTTTCATAAATTTAGATATTTTTTTATATTTTGTCCTATCTAATTCTTCACTATAATCTCCACCTGCCAACATATTTCTTAATTGTTTTCTAAATTTTGATTCACCAACAGATTCTCTGGCTGATTCACCAGTTGCCCTTAAACTATTTTGTACGTCTTCTGCAATTTTGGCATTTAGTTCATTTACGCCATATACGGCTCTTGCTCTTTTTGCCTCAATTACTTGCTCTTCGTCCAAGCCCGCCAAAGGATTTTCTTTATCTTCAATCATATTTAGTACCGCTTCTTGCACAGCACGTGCGCGTTCATCTGCAATTGATTCAGCATCGGCGCGCATTAATTCCTTTATTCTTTTTTGTGTTCCCTCTTCGGTAGAAACTTTTTTGGCTATATCTTCGTCTTCAGATAGCCTCTCACCTGCAGCCAACGCTTCTGCTTTTGCGCGAGATTTATGTACTTGATTTGCAACTTGATTTTCCTCTATCCCACCAAAAAAACTCGCCATTCTATTGTTTCTAGCCGCTAACATTTCTCTGGCAAACGTCATCAACTCTTCTTCCTCGCCATGCAATATTCTAAGAAGTCTATCTGAATCAAAATTAGCACTGAGTCTTTCGGATTGTTTTTCAAGCGCATTGAACAATTCTTGCCTAGTAACTCCGCCAGACATCATCTCCATTGCTTCATTGAAGTCAGAAATGATTGTTCTTCCCAACTTCATCTGTCTTCCAGTTTGAGTCATTTTTTCGGTGTCGCTATTATCGGTCAATTTAATTAAAGCTTCAAGATTAGTTTTATTTCTTTCTATAATTAGTTCTGCTGCGGTCATTGCTTCATTTGAAACTTCAGTTGCTCTGGTTATTTGATCTGATCTTATAATAGACAAATTCATTCTTAACATTTGTTTTTGTATTCCGTGCTGTTTCCTCAACTAATTTTTGTACGGCTGAACTTCTTGCGTATTTACTTGTGGAGCTTCCAAACGTCTCATCAAAGAATTCAATTACCGCGTCTTGATTCTCTGATTCAATTAAAGCTTTTAATGTGTTTCTAATTCCTCTGGCTTCCTCGTCAAGGCTTCCAAGTCTTTCTTCCGTTGCGTTTAAGCCCTCAAGTGCACCTTGAGCGGCTGTATATTGATCTAGTCTACTTAATCTTCTAGATGACAAGAGCAATCTATCCATTATTGGAAATAATTCTTTTCTTTCTTCGGCGTTAAGGATTCTACCCAGTTTTGCTTCTTGATTTGATATAGCAGTTTGGTAAAGCCCGGCTTGTTTACCAAGTCTTTTCCCCATTTCCTTAATTGCACCTTCGCCTACAGAATTTACACCTAATTCTTTAGTTAGTCCTTTTGCAGGCGCTAATATATTTTCAACTGATCTAAGTGCTGCTTCTGGACTTAAGCTGTGATCTATCATTTCTTTCATTGATGCACTAAAGGTTTTGAATAAGGCAAATCCGGTTGTTTTATCTATCGCAGTTTCAGAAGCAATTAATTTAATTCCATCTCCATATAAAAATTTTCTCATGCCTTCATCGTCAATTGTTGACATAAAATCATCAAATTGATCAAGGGTAGAGCCTATGACCATAGATCTATTTACATACACTCCAAGTATGTCCTGAGCTTCGCTGCCCCTAGCTAATCTAGATAATAGGGCAGATTCCCTTATAGATCCCAAGGTAGTATCGTCAATACCTAACGCATTTTCGAAACTCAACATTTTTGATACCGCTTTGTGGTCCTCGGCATTGATTGCATTTCTAAGAGAACTATATTGATCGTCGCTCAAAAGGCCTTTAAAATTTTCAACTGACTCTAGTAGATCTGCTTTTATTTGGGGAAATTCGGGTCCAAAATCTTGATTCTTAAGTTCTTCCATCAACCTTAAGCCACTTCTTTTAAATTCTTTGCTTGTAAGAGCGCTAGATCCAAATTTTTCTATCTGTTTAAACATTCTTCCATCATCTTCATAAATGTTTGCAATTGATCTGCCCATTCTTTTATAGACTGAAAATATTGCTTGTTCAATGTTTACATCGGCGGCTTCCGAGCCACGCACCAAAATAGATTTTCCTGGATCTTCACCAGTACCGAGGTTGAGCGATTATTAAATTTCTTAATAATTGAGTGTTTGGATCAGTGCCCTCATCTGCCATAAGAGATAAGGTTTTCATAAATTCTTCGTCTTCTTTAAATAAATGTTGTAAGGTCTCGTTATCTAAGCTCGCTCTTGCATATATATTTTCTTGAAAAGATGTCGGTTGTCTAGCTATGGAGAACAATAGCCTTTCTTGTTCCTGGTCATCTACGTATTTTATGAAGGTTATTAGCCCCTTGTCGTCTAAGTCAAAACCACCAAGGGCATTGAAAAATTCCGGAACCGCTCCAGCGCCAAACAAAAGTCTATTTCCACTTAACCTAAAAGACATCAAATCCTGTGTCACATTGGTCATTCCCGTTTTATCGCTCAGATTTTTAATTGTTGTTGCCATCTTTGCTTTCCCTAATATGGGTTTAGTTCCGCCTAAGGAGTGCATGCTTTCTGTTGAAAGAGCAAATCTTTTAGTGTTGGGAAGAACCGAATGATATAGTGCGCCATATGAACTCTCGTCCATTGTAAACATAGATGTTTGAAAATAGTTGGCCAAGTGATTCATCATCGTTGCAGAATTTTTGGGGCCGACTCCCATTTCATGTAATTCTAATATTTGTCTTGCAAAATTTTTATTCCTTTCCTTTGCCAACCTAACCGGTTCAGGAAGACCATCAGTATCTAGCTCTATTTGTTTTCTGAGATCGCTTATCATTCTTGGCGTTAACATATCTTGATTGATAACTGCATTCATTTGCTGTAAAACTTTTGTATTGTTATCCTTCATTGCTTTAAGCGACATATCACTAGCAAATATTTCGCCATGTGTTGCTATAAGGTTTGGGTCGGAATAAACAATTGAACTTCCTTGACCAAATCCGCTCAATATTATTTGATTAAGTCCTGATTTTCCTCTAAGCCCTAATTCTGATTTCATTCCAGAGCTCCCTATAATCAGGGAATAACCTTTTAGTCCTTCAATAAAATCGATCATTCGAGCAGCAAATTTTGGTTGTCCCTGATCAAGAAGTCCTCTACCGGTTATTTGATAGAGGTCGGTGTTATCCAATAAATTTTTTTGTCTTTTAAGTTGTTGAAGCGTTTCTTGTAATTCTTCAATTTCACTAGCATCTGATGTTGCGCGAATCTCTGCTTCTACTACGTCTATTCGTTTACCTATTCTTTTCTTGGCATGATTGTATACTTTTTTATTAATTAATGCGTCTCCGTCAAATTCTTGTTCAGCGTCTTTAAAGAGTTGTTTCACTATCTTTAATTGCGGATTATCCTTTAAAATTTCATCTGCTTGTTTAAGAAACTCTTTATTGTCTTTAGAGTTTTTAAGAATCTCTCTCAAGGGTTTCGATTCGCCAAATAATTCTTCTTTTAAATCATCAGCTCTTTTAGCTAGCTCTTCTTCAGACAATCCAGCTAATGTGGAGTCTCCGGCAATAAGAGATCTTTCAAGTGACCTTCTAATTATTTGATCTGTGTCCGTTTCTTTGAGCGCTAATGCTGCGTCTTTGCGGGCGGTGCTCAGCGTGTCTGTTATACCCATGGATTTTCTTAAAAAGTCCAAACCTTCTTCTATTACAAGTGTGCTCTCGCTTAAAGTTTTTTTACCCGTAATAGCGAATGAATCTACGTCAAGGAGTGTTAGATCTCTTTCACTAAATATACCCTTAAATCTTTTTGGAAGTTTTTGAAGAAAGTCTTCTACTGTTTTTGCTCCTCCAAATACTCCCTTTTTTGCTCCCTCATCTAGCATCGAAGAACCAAGCGCATTTAATATATATGTTATTTGTGGATTGGTAAAGGTTCCGAACTCCGCTTTCGGCAACCGAAGTAAATCTAAGTATATTTGCTCCGTCTTTATCTATAAAGGGAAAATAGTTGTCTAGTCCAACTTTTTTCATTTGTCTCTTTATAAAATCTTTAGCGTAGTTTCTTACGTCCGTTTGATCTTTCAATTGAGAAAGCTGAATCCTTATCTGTCTATCGCCCCTAATCAATTCGTCTATTTGACTTTCTTCCATACCAAGTTTTTTGAGTTGATCTTTGTGAGCTTCAAGTTTTTTCAGCACGTCTTTTTCATTAATCGCAGTAAGAAATTCTGCGGCTTGCTCTACCCTAGGATTGAAAGGAGAATTCAAACTAACTTTAGTTATTCCACCTTCTTTGATAAGTGGTTTAATTACATTGAATTTTGTTATCATTTCAGAAGAGGCTTTTGCAAATGCTTCTCCGTAATCAGAGAATTTTTGCCCATTAGTAATTAAGGTATAGGCTATTTTTTGTTCACCGTCTAAATCTACTCTTAGCAGTCCGCTTCTACCTAGCTCAGTTCTTTGTAGCGCATACCTAGCTGCCTTCAAATTCTTCATCGGATCTTCAAACAAGGTATTAAAATTAAAACGAATCATGTATTATGCAACTCCAGACGAAATGCTTACTTGATTTCTTCCAAAAGTATTGATTACCGGAGACACGCTGCCAGATATACCAGATCCGGACATCAGCTGCCTCAATCTATACAACGTATCTTGATTATTGGTTCCAGAACTGAAATCTGGATAGCTTGGATTAGTCAAGTTTGCTTCTTTTATTTGCTGTGGATAGTAACCCATTTGAGACATTTCAAGACCCATTTGTTGTCCTATTTTAATTTTTACGTGATCCATGTTTGTATTCGGGTGCCATCCTTCCCAAGACATGTCCGGTAATTCATGTCTTTGAAAGTATTCTGCTAACTCTGGCTTTTCCTCAACTTCCATACCCCAAGCTGCCTGATATATTCTTCTCTCTAGCCTTGGAGCTGTTGAGAGAATTCTTTCTCTTTCTTCCTCCGGAGCCTGTAGCATGGCTTCAAAGTGTTCTCTTTTTCTTTTTGGAACAGCTAAAGTTAAAGTATCGACTGATGCACCATATAAATCTGCTCCATACATAGTTCTTTTGGCGGCTTGCCTAAATTGATTGGCCGCCATCCCATCTCCGACTTTCTTGCGCCATATTTGCTAAACGAGTATTTTTTACGTAACTCAATATGTCAGAGTATTCCTCAAGGGCGAATTCTTTTCTCCTTGCTTCGGGAATATATCTGTCTCCAGAGACAAGTTCGTAAGTATTTCCTATGGTAGATGCCGTTCCACCTGTTGCTATACCCAATCCAGTAGAGAGTAATTTTGCCCTGGGAGTTCTACCAAACAAAGAAAATCCCACACCCATAGAAGTGGCTGCAACTATTGGATTTCTTTGAGTTGCCTTGTTTATCATTGGCTCTATAAAACTTTCAAATGGTCTTTGCCATTCCGGAAATGTTGCGCCATATACATTTCTTCTTTCATAATCTTCGGTAGCAGTTCTTTTGTTTAAAAATTTAGTATTGAAAATTGTATCTCTATGAGCAAGATACTCCCCAACTCTTGAGATTGCACCGAGAGTTCCTCCAGAGTATTGCCTATCGTCTTCGTAGGGCTCAAATTCATATTTCCTAGTGGTATCAGCCATTTGAGATCTTATTTCTCCAACTCTTATTCTTTCGTCCGGAGTTAGATCCATTGAATCTATTTTTCTATCCAATTGCTTAAATTGCTGAGAATATGGCGCTATATCTGACAAAATATTTAATTGATCTATTGGGCTATATTGACCAGATTGATCGTAACTAACCCTATTAAATCTTTCGTATCCTATTCCCGGTAATCTGATTTCTCCCTCTTGAACCTTGGTGTACGGATCTCCAGTTTGAAAATTCATATAATATTCTGGGCCTGGAAGAAAATTATATTGTTGACCCATGACATTTTTTATTGGGTTTATATAATCTACATTAGTTCTTTCTTTCGGAATGAATCTTCTGGTTATTTCAGATAATTCTATATTTCCACCAGGAAAGTCTCCAAGTCCACCTAGGTTTAAGTCCCAGAATGCCCTACTTGTTCCATATGCCTTAGAGGCGGATTGCATTACCGCTCTATTTGGTTCAAAATCACCTTGTCCAAATCCAAATTTTTCTCTTAAAGAAGAAAATCCGAAACCATATATACCAGCCATTTCTTGTAATCTATAGCCTATTTCTCCAGATTGAAATTGCAAAGACCCAGAAGATATTGGAGAGCCCATAGGAACTATCTTAGGGTTCATTACTCCTCTTTGTTTTGGTGGACCATAGGACATCGCTCTTAATGGCTGATTTAAACCAGAAATCATACCCTGAGATATATTTGATCCAGTTCCTAAACTTGCACCTGCTGCTGATCTATAGTTTGCATTGGATCCAGATATTGCATTACCGTAAGGTATCGGCGAAGATTGATTAATTGGAAAAATATTAGATCCTATTGCTGCTTGACCTTGGCCGCCACCAAAACCAACCATCGGACCGTAGGCACTAGCATCATAGGCCCCAAATTGACCCGCTTCTGCGTAGTTACTTAGATTATTCGCAACTTCTTCTTCGTGCATTGTGCGTTTTGGTTTTAGTATTCTGCCCAATGTTGCATTTGCTATAGGAACTATCGGCCCAAACGGACCAGTAAAATAATCACCGGTCTCAGGATAAGGCCTGTCTGCATAGTGCTGTTGTTCAAATCTGTAGGGATCTAGTGGTCTTAGCGGCGATATATCATTATAGAATAATGCTTTTTCCATCGGACTTCCGTAAGTTTGAGACGTAAAGAGTGCTCCGCCCTGAAGTTTTCTATACCAAGAAGGACGATAATACATTATTTTCCCACCCTCAAAAGGAGTATTACCCAATGGCCAATATCTACCTTGTCGTATTGGCACTTCGCCTTCTGTTAATTGTTCTCTTTTTTCTGGTGCGTTCATACCTCCAGGAATTATCCCTGCCGATAACGCCTGCATTTCAACTACGCCCCTACCTATTTTAGTTGTAAAGAAAGGAGAGTAAGTTGGTTCTCCCTCTGGACCTCTTTCGTTTACAAGACCACCTATTTCTCTATCTGCTGTCATGAACGTAGTGCCAGCGGCGTATATGGGAAGAATTCTCTTGCCCACCATGCCTCTTGCGTAAAGATCCAATGGACCAGTAAAAGAACTGGTATTTAATTGCATGCCAACGGTTCCAAAATATCTATTCAAACGATTGACGATGTGATCCATCGCGTTTGCTGCTCCAGAATAGCTATCTGGATCCTTGTATGTAGTTAGGCCAAGAGCGCTTTTTACGGCCCCAAATGGATCTCTACCAAATACAGTTCCAAAAGTTGGAACAAGAGTAGTAGATTGACCAGAACCAAGTGGATCTACGAGCATGTCGTCTGGCGTATACTGTGCTGAGCCAAAAGCTCTATTAAGGGGTGCCGCAAGTCTATTAAACGGCCTTGGAATACTCGTTGATATAGTTGAAGCCGTGCCCGTAGTATAAGGATTAAAGAACTGTCTTACGGCGTTACCAACTTCTTCGCCCTTAGGAACCGGGCCAGAGATAGCATTTTGTGAACCGGCTGTTGAAAATTCTAAAAGTTTTCTTAAAGAATTTCTAGTATTCATCATTGCAGATGCGCTTTGATTGAACGTAGAAAATGCACTATAATTTGCCAGAGTTGACAAAGCTGCTAATTGTGATTCTGCAAATTGTCCAGGTGCCATAGTTTTTCGCATGCCTTGTATGGCCTTTTGCATTTCTATAAATAATTGATTTTCAGTACCGCGCAACGGTACCAGTAACACCAGTAAATGTATTTGCCTGAGAAACGAATCTGAAGGCTTCGTTCTTTGCTTGATCTAATCTAGTTGTTATTGTTGGAGATTTTTTTGCCAATTGAGATGTTGATAAGAAATCTGCTTCCGCAACTAGTTTTCTTAATGTAGAAATTGATTTTTCTACTACGCCGTCATCAATTCCTTGACTTCTAGCATTTGCCTTTATGATTGGAAGGGCTGATTCTATTGAGTTCATAAAATCAAGAAAATCTTGACCAGTAGATATCTCCGAAACCCTTCTTCCGCCGAGTGTGAATAACTGTGGATTATTTTCCTCAAGAGCCTTCATTACTCTTGGGGACAAACCTGCCCTAAATGTTGATTTTCTAAAAGACTCAAAAGATCTTAATATATCTTCTTCTGATATAGAACTTACAACCGATCCGGTTTCATCAAAAATTCTTAATCTATCTCCACTTACAGACGCTCTTTCATCTGCTCGTTGTATTCCCAATCTATAAGATCTAGAGGCACCACGTTGTTTAAAAGCAACTTCTTCACCGCTTAACAGTCTGCTCATTACCGCAGGATTGTTTATGTCACTTTTTCTCTTTGCTATTCTTCCTATTCTTCCAAAAATGGAATTAGGTTGTTCTGGATCGAAAGAAAACTTTTTCTTAAATGCTATTGCTCTTTCTGGGCCACCAAAAATTTTGTCTAAAAATCTTGATCCTGAAGTAGTAGTATCAATATCAAATACGTTTGCTTCCTGTCCAAGTCCAGATGCTCTTCTTGCGCTTCTTGATAGCATTTCTGTGCTGGCTGTAGGTATCGCTCTATAAGTACCTTTTAATGCCGTTGAAACAATTTCTCCAGAAATGCTGTCTTCGCCAAAAGACAGTACCTTACCTTTTAGTCCAAACATTCCGCCAGTACTATGCCAAATTTGAAAATTGGACCTTGATCCAACTGTTTCATTTAGTGCCTCAGAGGCTTCTTTTCTCAACGTTTCTGATTTTACAAAAGGTTGAACTGTATTCCCTGGTATATCATTTAATGCTTCAGCGGCTTCTTTTCTCAACGTTTCTGATTTTACAAAAGGTTGAACTGTATTTCCCGGTATATATTGTATTGGTCCCCTTCTTGCCATTTCAGAGAACGATTGAAAGCCAAACAAATCTGGAACCGAAAGATTGATTATGGGAACATGGAACTCATCAGCCAAAAATCTACCAACAGAACCTAAAGTATTTTTTACGGCACTGAAGTCTAATGTTTGTCCAGACCTAGTTTGATATGCGCCACCCAATCTACTCAAGCCTATAGACTTGGATACTGGATCTTCTAATGCCACTCTTGAGGATAGGTCTTTTATTATCCTTTGTTCATTTTTGCTTAAGTGAGAAAACTTTCCGCTTTCAATTGCCTCATCCACCAACAAGGGTTTCATTCCAAATAAGTTAAAATTACCTTCACTTATACCTGAAGTTATTTTTCTTTTTTCTATTAGAAATGCTCTAAGATTAGTAAAATCTGAAGGATCAAATCCGGCCTGTGATAATTTTTGCTCTATTACGTTTGTAGACTCTCTAATTCCATCGCTATTTTTAAGTCTTATTCCTAAGACTTGAGCTGTTTTTCTTTGTAAAAATTCTTTTTTAGCACTAGATAGAGGGCCAACGAAATCTTGATATACCTCTTTTCTCGGCTTTATAATTCCAGATGTTATGTCAACCAAGTCTTCTCTGTAAAATTTATCAAAACTTTGATTTATTTTTGACCTAAGGCCTTTTTGAAACTCCCTACTAACAAAGATTGCGTTTGCGTCTTCAACCACTTCTTCCATAAAGGATTGCGTGCCTTCGACTTGTCTACCTAAAATAGATTGACTAAAAGCTTTTCCGTTTTTTATTTGAGAATATCTGTCAAAAATAATATTATAATGATCTTCGGCGTTTTCCGATAAAACTTTAGTTTTCCCGATACTAATTGCATTAGTTGGCTCAGATCTTCTGCCGGGAAGTGTTATCCTAAGTTGTTTTACAAAATCACTAGCCTCTTTTTCATCTATGCCCCTATTGATCAATTGAGACTTGAGTACGTCTTTATAGGCTGATTGTTGTTCTCCCATAAAAAAATCAGACCTAGTAAAAGATCTATCTCCCGGACCACCAGCACCCATTATCGAAATCGATTTAGCTATATCTGTAATTTTACTTGAATAACCGGACCTTATCTTATTTACTGCTTCCGAAAGTTGTTTCTTATAAACGTCACCCGCCCCGGATATAGCCTGATCAAAAGTAATTGCCCCATCTATTACATCATAAGCTTTTCCGTAGAGTCCAAATTCTTTTCTGCCTGCTCTAGCTGCCGCTGTTATTCCTCTAAAAGTTGGTATAACGTCAAGGAATCCGTATTTTGCGGCGTCTTCAGCGGCTGTGTCTATTCCAAATGCAAACCTTTTAGCGGCTGCTGTGGCGGCCCTTCTCCTTGTTGCGCCATCAGCCATCATCTGCCTATAAGACCTACCTGGCCCATGCCTTGCTCCATGCAAGGCTTGTACTAAAGTCGGTTGTTCTGATTGAAATGTTTTAGCAGCGGCGTTAAACGCTCCGAGAAGTTTGTGCGGCCTTTTTCAAGAACTTACTTGTTATCGAAGCAAAATCGTGTCCAACTTCACCAAGAATATCGCTTAGATTAACAAATCCTCTTGCTAAAGTTTGCTGACCAGGACTCATGTCCCTGAGGGCTGTCATTGAGTACTTAAAGCTGTGTATAGAACTCTTTGTTGCGCTTACTCCAGCAGCACCCATCTCAAACGGAAGCAACATCGTAGCGGTATTAACTAGCGAAGTTTTTACAAAGTCGCTAATGACATCGGCTGGATTAAACCAATTTACTTTTTTCTTCTCTTCATTTTTGCCAAAAAGAGGATCGGTAAATCCCTTTTGAGTTACATATAAAGCAGGCAGTTCGTACGGTAGTCGCCTGGCGCCCCTAACCATTCTCTTTTGTATTTCATCTTTTAGGGTCCACACTGCAGCGGGTTCTGATGTAATCCCCCTTCCTGCTCTGTTTCTTTCCTCTTTTGTAAGATAGGTATAGCGGAATCTTTCGCTTGTAGATCCACTGTATCCAGTGGACAATAACCCGTCAGGAGTTTCACTAACCAGTTTTGAATAAGGATCGTCTACACCATCGATAAACCTTTTAACACCTTGAAGTTCATCAAGATTTCTTCTTAGGTCTGTCATGCCCCTAACTAAAGATGTAGCGGCACCAGAAAATCTACCCGATCCATCTGCTGTATCCTGTAGTTTTTTAGCTAGTCTTAGCCCACCCTTTTTTAGGTTGGCGTTTAGAACTAGTGATACGGCAACAGTAGTTGCTGTTGCAGCAAAAAAGCGCATGACGGGATTGCCGTCAAGCGCCCTTGTTATTGCACCAGAATTTGGCGATACGCCCTCTGTTTCGCCCTCGTTGATTGGAACATCCCTAGAGGTTACGCCATATCCAAGTCCGTGTAATGGCCCCCTATCTCTAATCACAGATCTCTCCTAATCTATTGCATTCCCCATAGCTTCTGCGCAATTGGATCTTCGTAAGATGCTTCTCCAGCTTTCTTGGAAATATTGTGCCTTGCAGCTCTTGCTTCTTCTTTCAGTTTTTCTTCTTCTGGATCTATCAATTCAAGAGTGATATTAGAAAGCGGTACTCCATAACTATTTTGATTTATCTCAAGTATTTTTTCTGAAAGAGCCACCCTTTCAGCCAGTTGAGAAAATGTCATGTCGTCCAAATCTTCTGGCTTGTAGGCTGGTATCGTTGATAGCACGAATGCCTTCATCAAACTCCTCACCTCATTTGCCGCATCTCTTTTCGCAAGGAGTATTTGCTTGGCCAAAGAGGGAGAATAAAATCCTGAAAAATCTATTATTTCTTGTGCCAAAGAACTTATCGTTCCAGCCGGAAGTTTTCCAAAATTGTAGTTTTCAGGATATACTACGGCAGAAGATATTATCAAATCTTCTGCGTCCATTGAATCTGAATTCTCGCTGTTTTTATATTCAACGATTTTGTCGTATTCGCTAAAGGTTAATTCCCTAAATGCTATCTCTTGATTTTTTATGGTTACAGAAAAGATAGAACCATGCTTCTTCTTAAGCGAGTGAAGAAGATCTGGTTCCATTTTTTATAGCTGTCTCACTTCAAGGGCAACGAATCCAGAAGCCTCTAAAACTTCTTGCGCAATCAAAGAAGGTAAACCAGCAAGAACGCCGGTCATATCTGCTTTGTCCATTACCGGATACAGTATGCATAATTCTGCAATTGCTTCTTCATTCCACATATTTGCTTCTGCATTTGTCAATTGGCCGGCTTGAACAAGCTGTTCCATCTTTTTCACCAGGTTCTTGTATTCAAGTCTGTTTAAAACTCTCCAGATTATGTGTTTGTCAAAAGTGATTGAAGTAACGTATACTTCGCCATATTCACTCTTCCATTGTTTTACCACACCAGCTGTTGGACCATCTTCCCAAAGTTTTTCTTGATCAGGAAGATCTTCTATTTGAACACTTGGCTCATTTTGCGCTTCTGCGTCTTCTTGCTGTGTGTTTTCTACTTTTATATCCACTGTTTCATCGGCGCCCATTTCTGCGGCTGCCTCATCATTATTGGTTATGGTAACTTTTCTTTCTGACATTTTGTCTCCTTATTGTGACATGAACTAACTAAACATTATACACTATATATTATATAAAATCAATTATCTGACTGGTGTGCCAGTCCTATTGCCGGATCTTTTTCTTTTATTGGTGGTTGTTGTGGTTGTTGTGGTTGTTTCTTTTTCCTGGGGTGCTTCGATTGACGAATCAAACGTTATTTCATTCTTCTTGATAAATCCAAGATCAACTTCAGTATAGTAAAAGTCTCTAGCCATGAATTGATAATTCTCAACTATGGCCATTCCTCCAGTTGCGACTGCAGTAGACATTCTTAATAATTGAACTTCTTGAATTATTACTTTCATTGGTTTAACAAGACTACTTTGATTTGGTTTCACTAATCTTTCATTAACATCTGTAACAATCATTCTATCAAAATTATCTTTAATTATTTTATCTTCAGATTGAAGAAAATCTTTTGGCGAACTTGCAACCTCTTCTAATCCAAATACTATAACAAAATTAAATGGAGGATGTGCACTGAAAATATTTTTATTTGAATCTATTATATTTTTAGAAAATGGATCATTGGTAATTCTATCTAATTGACTGTAGGCCCAATATTTGCCCACGTTTTTTTCATCTTCTACAGAAAATAAATTATCTTTTTCTTTGCTATATTCTTCTTGTCTTAATTTTGATATTGGTCCAGCCGGATTTCTTTTTACAGATTTTGCTTGGATCATCCTTCTTTGTGTAGCCAATTCAATTAGTTCAGTCATTCTTCTTGGGTATCTTGTAAAAATGGTAAATTCACCGCTTATTATTCTTGTTCCATACATGACTGCGTCGTAATTGTACGACCAAAATCCATACAGCGGTTGCTTTTCTTGACTCACTGAGTAAGCAATTCCGTTAAGGTCTAATTCATATTCTTCTTCAAAAAGACCATCTATATAAACCTTAATATCTTCGCCGCTAAAAAAATAATCATAATAATTATTAAACTTTTTTTCATCTGAAGCCTTGCCAGACCAAGCCAAATCTATCTTTTCAGACAGTGGATCAAATGAATAACTTCTATCTTCAGGCATTGGGCTCTACTATGGTTTCGATAAAATTAGTATATAGAGTGGTTATGGCTGTACCGTCTGGAGAATCTCCAAATATATTTTTGTTTCTTTGAGCAGCTCTTTGAGCTTCTACTCCTCCGACTTTTGCAATTTCTTTTTCGTTAATCATTTTTGTTATTGGTTGTATTCCTCTGGCCATAAAAGTATAAGTTTGTTCAGTTAATATGTCATCTATTGACATTGTTTGACCTTCATCTACTATGGTAACACCAAAGATTTTCATTTTTGATGCGCTTCCATATTCGTTAAAGAAAGTAAAAATTATATCAAAAGGAGGAAGCATGTCGGCTAGTGGAGCAAAAAATCCATTGGTTCTCGATACGTAGTTTTGATACTCTTGTATCTTATACCAAAAGTATTCGTTAAATACAGTAAATATTAAGGAACCCGCAATAGTCCTAGAGCCCTTTAAGAATCCCCTAACATTTGAATGTCCAACGGTTCTAATTGGAACATTTTCTCTGTGAACCGAATACGATACAGTTTGAAGATCCCCTATTTCTAAATAGGTTCCATTTCCTGGAGAACCGCCAATTGGCGGCAGGATCATGGTGGCAACAATATCTGTTCCAGAGTATGAAATATTGTTGATAATTGAATATGCGCTTAAATCGCTATCTGCTGTATTAACTTCAGATATTTTGTTAGTATTTACTACTACTTCCATTAATTCTCCCTAAAAAAGTATGATGCACGAGAGCCCCTCACCCCCGTGCACCATACCACTTAATTACTTATATTATATTAAGGGCGAATAATCTCAACCGGCGTATTACCCTTAGGCAGTGTGTTGGCTGATGGACTTACAATATTGGCAAGTGTGTTGCCAGCTGTTTCTAGCTGAGTAGTTGCAATAGTGTACATCGGACCAAGCTCTCTAGCTACGTATGTCATTGTTTCTTCAATGACTATATCGTCCATTGATGCGCCAGAGCCCTCATTCAGTAATTCACATCCGTAAATTGATCTTACAGCTGCGTTGCCGTATTCATTAACAAATGTGATAGTTATGTCAAATGGGGGAATTTGGTCTGCGTAGTAAGGAACTTTCTTTTGAACGTCTCTAGTCCAAGTTTGCGAACCCTCGCCACCTTTACCTGGTATACCTCTTCCAATCGAATTGGCGTCGCCAGGAAGCGTGTTATGGGCCCTTGTATAAAAGTCCATTGGCTTACTCGATGAGTAATTTTTATCCAACATTGTGTAAAGAGCCGGACGATCAAAAACAGTAAATATCAAGGAACCGGCAATGCCGCGCTTACCCCTTGAAAATGATCTTGGGTTTGGTGAACCCATAGTGTATATCGGAGCTTTTTCTCTAGTTACAGAAAAAGTAATTCCCGAAAGAGCCCCTATCTCAACTCCACCAAAGGTCGCAACAATATCTGCTCCTGAGAATGTAGTATATGTGCTCAGGTATTTGTTAACCTGACTTTCGTATGCTGGTGTTTGTCCTGCCATTTTATTTTACCCTCCAATCGGTAATTGCTTATACGTTAATGGCTATTTGCACCTGGATTGTCTTTAACTCAAACGCAGGTGTTAATACGAGGTCTACAATCGCCTTGTTTTCTGCTGGTATGTAAGTGATGTTGAAGTCACTTGTCAGCAAGGCACCTAATAGTTGCATACCTCTTAATGCTGATGATATCGCCGTTTCCATTGAGTTTCTCATTTGGACGGTTGATGGTTCACCAACAAATTTTTGCGTAACTTGACGAACCAAATTGGCCGCCTCATCTACGATTCTCTTGGTTGTCAAACGCGCATAGTCTGATCCGTTTGAAGCAAAGGTTGCACCTTCACCAAAAACAGCAATCTTGTTGAAGTTAATGACTATCGGATTGACGCCCTTTGTGCTCAAGGAATTCTGCTGTGTCCTTGTTGGATTATAGCGAACAGCGCTTATGTTAAACAGCGGCTTGTTCACTATTGCCGAATAAGACGACAGACGAGAAATGCACGCTGCCGTAGAGGCTGCTCCATTTGCGTACCCAAAGTCTACTCCACCTGAAGAATAGCCGACAGGTTTCACTTCTGCTGCCACGACAACAAGATATGGTCCAAACAAACCAAAAGATGCGTTGTTCTTATCTGGCAGCGTGGGCAGTGACAAATGCGAAGATATTTGAGCTGGTGTCATTACTTCTTTTGTTCCCTCACTAAATGGATGTACGCCCATAACTGCCATGCACGGATGTGTATTTTCTGAAATATCTTTAATTTTTACTGCAACTTTATACGCCCAACTGTTAGCTACTGTCGCCGTACTATCTGCATGAAATGCATATTCATTTGAGTTTGGCGTCGAACCTGTGGTTGAATCCCAGTCAAGATCATTACTGCCCCTGCCCCAAGGAACTATAATATCTGGAATAACCGTTTCTGCCGCCGAGAATGCTGCATCAAATATATCTACCCCACCACTTGTGCAGGTGCCTGTAGTATGATTCCATGCGGTGTTGGATGGAAGCGCAACTAAGAATATTCTTTCTGCTCCGCCAGCTACCAATTCAAGAAAAGCCTTATGAAGATCAGATCCATCTCCAAATGCGGCAATTACGTCTTTTTCTGAAGTTGCTTGAACGACGTCTAGGTCGCTTACATTGCCAGTTTCATTAGCTGTTGTTCTTCTAGCAATTGCAACTATTCTTGGACCTGATGGAACGTCTGTGCGAGAGACGCTGTAGAAGCGATCTCTAATTAGTGTTGTTACTCCTGGTATAGCCATGTTCTTTTAAACCTCCGACTAGGATATAGGGCGTTATAAGTCTTCTTTTATAGTAACGAGAAGGTCATAAAAATAACTCAAGAAAGAAAATTATAATATAGTTTTATACGGCTATTATTAAGCGTTTGGCGTTGCGTCGAAATGAAGGTCAGTAAGGTTTATGGTAGTCCCATCATAATTTGGGGTAGCCATATGTTTCAAAAGGGCCGATTCATATGCCATTGCCATTCTAATATCCAAAGATAGACTTTCAACTTTGCCGGCTTGAGCAGCAAAGGTTTTTTCTGTAGTTAGCATGTAGGTTACGGTTCTTTTGTGGAGGTCTTTTTGATCTCTATTTACCTCAGAATCAGATAACCTTCTAGCATAAGTTAATTCTGAAGCTCCAATTTTTTTAAAGATAGGAGTATACTCAAGCATAAAATCCTCAAATGTCTCAATTAAAGATTCAACTAAATACGAGTTATCTTGATCATCAGATATTAAATTTGTTGAATCCCCCATTCTTTTGCCGACTGGAGAAACAGCGCTAAACGCAATGATATTTTGAAATCTTTGTCCGTATATGTATACTTCATTATTGGTTATTCTTCTCATTCTAGGTTTTGGTTCTACGGAATGCGCTTTTCTTAATTCTAAAGAAAAGGTTATTATAGCGTCAGTTTGCTCATATCTTCCAATAACATTTCCTGTTTCTGGATCAACATAATTTTTATTAAACCATGTAAATGAAGGCTCGGTACTGGCGGACGGTTTTACTGGATAATTAGGAAATGACTCTTCCCACATAGTCTTTAAAACTGATATGAACTCCAAATAAGATAAATTTCCTTCAGCTTGTAGGGGTTCTGCAAATTTAGCTTTATGATATGAATCTGTTTGACCAAATTTAGGCCATGTTACTGGAAAAGGCATTCTATGCTCCCGGACCCGCTGCTAATGATAGATTAATTTTTTTCAAACCCAAAGAAGATATTAAGTTAATATGTAGTATTATTTTTCCAAAATCTTTATCATCTGGTTGAGCTTTAAATTCAAAATCCAATATACTTTTATCTTTCTTAAGATTTGTCAAGAGACTAGTAACAGAAGATATTACCCTATCGTACCCAAATTTGCCAACTGCTTGATAACCCAAATTATTAACCGAATTTGCAATATAGGCAACCAGTCTTAATTGAGGAAGTTTATTATAAACCGAATTGTTTGATGCTAAAGTAAAATCATCAGTTAGATATACCTCGTATGCCTTACCAATTCTTGCTTTGTGATTTCTGTATATGGTATTTATGCCAAGTGTTTCAATTCTTGCCATTTCTGGAGAAGTAAAATTGGAGCCGTACAGAGAAAATGCTCCAGGTATTTTTTTTCTTATCATACCCATATTTAGCGGATTTTGAGAAATCATTCCAGCGACCGCGGCTGAAACAGAATTAGTATACGAAATATCTATTTGAGGATGAGAAAAAACTGCTTCTCCATAGATGGGCACAACGTATCTTCCTTTGTCTGAAGTTATTTGACCTACAGAAGTTACCGTCATTTTATTGACCAAAACCGTATTTGATTCCATTATAGAAATATCTTGAGATGAAATTCCGTCACTCTTAGATCCAATAACTCCTATTTGGACATTTCCAGTTTGATTATGAAAATCATCTAAGTAGTTCGCTAATTGTGTTATAAAATCAACTCCATTAGTGTATATTATAGATGCTTCCAGCGGAACAATTATATCTATAAAATCTAACTCAGATAAACAAGAATAGGTCTCAGAAAGTCTTTCGTAATATTTTTGATAGAATGTTTGATAGATAGGAGTTGCACTTTCTAAATTGAAATAAGAAACTGGGACTATTCTTTCTTCTATGTCCTCAATATATTCCAACATTGGGGCAGATGCGCATATAAAAATATTTTTTGCTCCAGCGCCATAGCAGTCAAAAACACCCCTTAAAAGAGGACTATCGTAATCCCCGAGAAGCAAATCTATTGCGTGTTGAACGGATCTTATCTTTATGGGAGAATTTAATTCTATTCCGTCACCATGTCCGACCAAAAGAACAGACTCCATGTCTGTGGCGTTTAGATCTTCGTATGATGGGTTGAAGTTTATTCTTGAAGATCTGTTACCCAATGGAACGGTAGGGAATGGTTCATTGTCTTTTTCTTTTACCTGAAATCTAGATTCTATTACTATTGCTTCATCTTGTTTAAAAGTAGTTGCAATGACCGTATATATGCCTGGAAATATATTATTTGGAATTTTATAGTTAAAAGAAAATTCTCCATTATTTTTTTTCTCTATGTAAATATTTGGATCTGGAGTTGCATTACTAAAAAGATATGAAATAGGATTTAATATTACCGAAGAGGCAACGTTTGCTCCTCTTGATATGCCAACTAAAACGTCAACCGGTGTAGCTTGGTTGGTTGGATCGTAGACGTCACCATCATGCACAAAAATAAAATTGACCTTGATTTTACTGCCTGGTGTACTTACTATCATTTATTTTATCTTTTCTTTGGTGGCTCCAACAGTCCAGTAAACGATTTTGCCGCCCCTACCTCTTCGAGGAGAACATGCATCGATTGTGTATATAGTTTGTTGATTGAAATTATTTGGAAGCTTTTCATATATTCTATCACCCTCTTTGGGGTTTACCGAAGCTTCAAAGAAGTAAACTACTTCTGAATTAGCAGCTATTCCTTCTTCTAATTCTTGAGACAATTGGGCGTTGGTGTTCCCTGCTGCATATATGTTTCTTGTTGTTACTTTTTCTAAACTGTTTTTATAGTTTCCATTTGCCATAATTCTTTGTATAAAAACATCGTGACCCCAATTAGACAAAGTTTTTTTAAAAACCTTTTCTAAATTAATCATGATTTCTTATGCCTCTTTTAGGCATAGGATCTTCTTTTGGAGAAATTTTTTTGCCAGGGCCGTATAGTTCTCTATCGGAAAGATAATATACTTTTCCTGTTTCTGGATCTATATTTTTACCAGAAGTTCCTATGGATTCTGTTGGAAGTCCCCTTGGCACCATGCCTTTAGGTCCGGTTTTACCGGCCAACATTTCTTTCCTAAGTGCTGCCGCGATTTGACACCATGTTGTCGCATTTCCCCTGGTTATTTCTGATCTAGGAAGATTTCTAGTAGTTACCGTAAGATCACCAAGTTGAACCGAAACATCATCGTCTCCACCATACGAGTATGTTCTACTCAAATCGCAGGCAGTTGCTGCTTTTATATATTCTAGTGCCGTATGAGGAAGCTTTTCTCCAGTTGCATCGTTGTTAAGGGAATAAATTGATTTAATTTCTAGGGAATAATTATATATTGCTTCTCCTATTTCTAGAAGCGGAGCTTCCGGAAAGTAAGCCTTAAGTTGTTCAGGATCTAAATACAAAGGACTTATATCTGGAGCAAAGGTTATTATTTCATCTGTTTTCAAAGTTATAGTTGGCTTATATTCATCCGTGGACGTGCTTACATATAATTGCTGATTTACGGTTATTGAAGTTCCACCAGACAAATTTCCAACAAATGTAATTTTATAGGTATCTGCTACAGATGGAACAAAATCATAGTAATATTCTGAATCAGATATTTTACCTGATGTGGTAATACTTTCGGTAACAACTATCGTGTTATCTGATTTTTTTATAGTTACCACTACCGCAGTTGGGGTAACCGGCACTTGAGCACCGGTGGACGGATTTGTATCTACAAATTTAACTTTAATTCTTACGGTGTCATTGACCAAAACGCTAGTAGCCACAGTGTCTCCATGCAATAGTAATATACGTATATAGTAGCTATTATTAAATTAATATAGATATTTCACTATCATTATTTATTGATATCGATTGCACTGAAGATAGAGCAAATACATCTTCATCTAAAACTTCAACCGTTACGTAACCGGACGGACTTACTTCCATTGACAAGACTGCAATTGTTGTATAGTTTGAATAGTCTTCTTGGCCACCAATTAAAATTGTAATATTATTTAATATTATTGGAGAAGAAAGACTCGGGGCATAGATAACCAAAGTGCCCAAATAAGAATAATTTGGTTGGCTATAGGTTATTGTATCGTTATACAGCATAAGTATATAGTACTAAATAAGTTGTTTTTGAATAAGTTTTAAAATTCTTTCTTTAGATTGAGACTGTTTAAAAACATTATATCGGTCTGATAATTTTGCAAATCTTCTATGAGGCGACACTTTGAGTAGGGACTGCATAAGTCTTTCCAATTCTTTATTCATAATAAATTTTTTAAAAATTATCTTCTTTTTTGTATCAAAATGAATATAGCAAAGCGCTTCATTCGCAGAAACTTTTAATTCATTTACTCCTGGCCATAATTGGAACTCAGTATTCATAGGCCTAAACCACTTAGCGATATCAAACCTACCTGGAACTACAACGCCATATTCACTACTGGATACTTTTTCAAAATATGGTGGAGAAAGAGTTGACATCATGCTATCTTCTTCGGAAAAGAAAATAATTGGCCATGTAAACTGGATCAAATTATGGTCCTTAAGCGTTGGTTCACGCATGAACTTTAATTGTACTTTTGGTTTACTTTCATCTAATTGACTTTTAACAAAGTAATTATAACTTTTTTTCTTAAAATCTAAATTAACATGAACATCTAATGGAATTCTATGAACAAAAGTATTTTTTGCTAAATCAGAAAACGCTGGGCAACGTAAAAAGTCATTTATATTATTTTTAAGATCAGTTTTGTTTATAACAACTTCTTCATACAATGATTTAACTTCTAAATACATATGATTGAAGTCATAAATTTCACTAGTTGAAATTGCAGGTGCCCAATAAATAACTGTTTCTAATTTTTCTTTATTGTTCATAAATATATTATTACCACTTGCCAAGTGGGCAAACCGCAGATTTAATTCTCGTTTTCACTCTCATAAAACAACCACACTCTTTACACTGCGTAGTTGGCTTAAACAATCTTGGACACTCTTTACAGATTTTTAAACGAGCTTGGTAGTATTTATCGTCCGTTACTTCTTCACTCATCGTCTTCAAGCCCCTCAAGAGCACTGAGGAATTGTGCAAATCGAATGTTCTTGAACATCCAAAATTGGTGGTAGGCAGCCATGTAAGCATACACCTTGCCAGAAGGCGGATTTAGCCCTAAAGAAAATCCTTCTGTATACAAATCAAACGCGCTCTTAAGTTCGTCTGTAATGTGGTTGAGAATTATATTGAATCTCTCGCCGTCTTCTTGGCATACCTCGATCATTGAATCCTCGCTTGTCAGGGCAATGAACTGTCCATTGTTGATGATTATCGGGCCGATATCTGTTGCTTGAATTTCAAATGACATAATTAAACCTGCTTTCAATAGTTACAATATAGTATAGCATAACATATATATCTATTTGCTACTATTGCTGAGAAAATACTCCAGTTTCACTGTTATAACCCCAACCTTTTTTAACCACGTTTTTCTGTTCTGGCGTCAATTTGATGACTATTGGGTTTGAAGAAAAGGTGTCTATGTAATGTTGCATACCGCTCTTATTGGCGATGAAGATTTCTCCCACATTTCCCCCGACGACGAATGCAAAGAACTCATATCCAGCCGGGCTGATTTCTGGATTATTCAATAAGATCTCGCTGAAAAAGGCTTCCCTTTCCTCTGATGTCATTTCATTAAAATCTGAACTACTAGGCGTTATTGGTAACATATGTATCCTATCCTTTTTTTTGATCTTGTATAGAAAATATTGAATTCATATTTTTTATTTAACTAAAAGTTGCATTATATGTAGCAGGATAAACACACGTAGATCCGCTGACAGTCGCAATGCTCGTATTTACTGGGCATGAGTATGTAGTTACGTTCACGTTTATGAAATACGGCTGGTAACAACCGCCACCGCCGTTGCCGAGGGGTACCCAGCTGGGGCTATAGCATAGACAAGAGACGTCAAAGCAGCCTATGCAGTTCTGAAACGGGCACGCATTGCACCAGCAGCAACCAGCACCTGGGCTGCTACCCCATGCCCCCCCACCACTATAGCACCCAGGTCCTTGCTGTTGCTGTGAGGTGGTTCCCGTCGCCGCGTAGTTGGCTGGATAATAGCACTTGTTATCTGCTGGATTAAAGGTAACAATATTGGTATGGGTGAGGCATTTAAAGCCTCCGAGCTTTACTCTTCTACCTGCACCAAGTGGTCCGATAGATCTTATGCTATTGTAAAATGGCATTGTTTTTCCTTTGGCTCGCTGGATTAGTAGTTAAGGCTGGTTGCACCAAATGTTGTAAAAGCTCCGCTTCTTCTTAGGAATGTGAAGCTAAATATATCTAGTTTTCCTGCGCCATTTGTTGCAGTTGGAGCTGAGCCACCGCTCCACTTAATTGTTTGACCAACTCCTGCTATTTGAACTGCACTTGGTATGTATCCAGTTGCTCCTTGAGTTACGATAACAGTAACAGTACTTGCTCTATTATCGGTTGTTGGAAGGTTGGTTACATTCAATGTAAAGTTTGCGCCAGGAGCAGTATTGACAAATCCTACGTTTGTAGAAGTAAAATCAAGCGTAAGAACGTTGCTTGATATGGTTTGATCGGCTGTTACTTCAGTTGATTCTGCAATTGTTATCAGACCAGTAACAGTTAGAGCTCCGCTTACTGTAACATCATTAAATGTTACATTTGAAGCCGTTCCAACTGCTTGACCGATTGAAATGGTTGCGGTTGAACCCTCCCCTGCAGTATGAGAAACTGTTACTCCGGTTCCAGCCGAAACATCGGACATATAGTTACCAGTTGTGTCTGTACCAAGAGCAACCGAGTTAGGGGCAACTGTTGCGGTTAGAGTTGCGCTACCCAAGTCGGTTAGGGTTACGTTACCGGTCAAGTCTCCAGCCAATGTAATAACTGGTGATACACCTGTTATTGTTGGTGATGTAAGAGTCTTATTGGTAAGTGTCTGTGCGCCGGCAAGCGTTACAAGGTTTGCTGTATCGGCAATACCGTGAACGCTGGTTGTGTCGTTTTCGTGATTTGTTACATCTGTGGTGCTTGCTATATTGACGTATGTCGATCCATCGTTGCTAAACTGCCACTTGTCAGTATCCTCACTCCAACGAAGTTCTACATTTGCAGAAGAACCACGCTCAACCTCAATGCCGGCATTGGCTGATGGCGCTCCTGTAACACTTGAATTAAGAAGAATTGTATTATCTTCTACGGCTAAAGTTTCTGTATTAAGAGTAGTTGTGTTTCCGTTAACGGTTAAATTACCAGTAACCGTAAGGTCACCAGAAACCGAAAGATTTCCGCTCTTTTGAAACCGAAGCCACCGTTGTGTCTGAAGCATTCTTAAATTCTGCTAGTGCTGCAGTAGCACCAGTTGCGGCTTTAAATACGGCTGATTCGTCAAAAATAGTTATTGTCGGTGCAGTTTCAAATCTTTTACGCGCCATGGCACTCCTTATATGAATAAGTTAAAATAATTCAAACATTATAGTAATGAGTTTTAAGTAAAATTATTGTGTTATTCTATTTAAATATTGCATCATTTTGCCGCTATATTTTATGCGACCAAAATGCGTTAGGTCAATACTTGGGTCAACCCATATCTTACCACCGATCTTTTGCCAGTAACGACAGAATCCGTAATCTTCAGATAAAAATCTGCCATCATCATCAACATAGGAGTTAAATAACGCATATCCATAATCTGCTTCTTTTTCAGTTAAAGAAGAAGTGTCATCTTTGTACTTTAATTTTTTATATTTTTTCATCATCTTTTCAATCGCTTGACGCTTTATTAGCATAAAGCCAGTACCAGCTTCGAAACATTCTATTGCGCCATTTTCTATATTTAGTTTAGTTTCACCGGGCTTAAAATGTGCTACGTATCTGGAGCCATATTCCAAAAGATTTTCAGATTTTAAATCTTTTTGTGCACCTTCTTTGACCTTGTCCCAATTTATTTCTTTAATTGGATATGAAGCTGTTATAACATCTTTATCGTGCCATAGTAGTTTTAGCACGGATTGTTTGTCAAATTGTAAATCTGCATCAATAAACATCATGTGAGTAAAATCGGGATTTGCCATGAACTTAGCGGCAAGATTATTTCTTGCGCGATTGATCAAAGAATCGGATATCGTACAAACAGAATACTTAAGGCCGACATCTTTATAAAACATAAGTGCCTGTAATAAAGACATCATGAATGGTTCTGTGACGTGTGAATCATAGCATGGCAGAGCAAAGAAAATATTCCACTCTTGAATCTTTTCTTTTGGTATTGTTATTTGTGTTTGTGTTTGTTCTATAGCCATATTAACAATTATAGCAGATAAATAGGTCTATTGCATCTTATGTAAAATATTTTAATTAAATTGGCATAGTTATGCGACTACCAAACTGAACGAGCCAGTGGAAGTGAACGAGTGAACCGTATAGGCGGCTGCGCCAGCGGGTCCGACTTCTTTTGTTCCACCAGTGGCGGAAATACCAGAGGATGTTAGGTAGCGAATGATTACGACACCAGAGCCGCCGTTGCCACCCGCGGACGCTGGCGAATCGTTCCCCTGTCCTGCTCCACCGCCGCCGCCACCCATATTGGGTAGTCCAGGTGAGGCTATTGCGCCACTGGCAACGCCATACGCACCTGCACCGCCGCCACCGTTACCGCCAGACCCAGGGCTACTCCCTGAGTTATGTCCACCACCGCCGCCGCCAGCCCTGAATGTTGCTGTGCCGTTAATCGAAGACTGAACGCCCGCGCCACCATTCCCGCCAGTCGCACCGCCATTTGCACCTACACCACCAGCGCCGCCACCGCCCGCACCTGGATATGTCCCACCGTTTGGAACTGTTCCGCCATCATAGCCCTGACCAGCAGTACCAGTTCCTGGAGAACCCGCACCACTATGGCCACCACCCGCGCCACCTCCAGAACCTCCGCTCAATGCAGTTTGCCACTCGTATGAACCACCTCTGCCACCACCAACGGAAATTATTGAATCAAAAGAGGAATTTGTCCCACTTGACCCCGTGGTTGTCCCCTGTTTGTGTCCAGGCCCACCAGCACCGACAACGACGGCATATGTAGCACCGCTATACAATTGCACTGTTGTTTCAGCAGGAAATCCTCCACCAGAATTTTCTCCAGAAACGGATGAACGGTAACCCCCAGCGCCACCTCCAGACCCAACCCAAGAACCGCCGCCACCGCCGCCAGCAACAATGATGTATTCAACATTTGGAGTTGGCGAACCAATCCATGCCAAAGCGCCTCTTTGCTGTTGCTGCGTGGTTAAATCCCAAAACCCAGAGGCTGCCGCTACTGTTACCGTTTGCAACGGTCCGATGCGTCCGCCACGTTTACGCATTAACTAATCTCTTCGTAAGAGCAGACCGCCTCCAGGTCGCCGTTCACAAGAGCAGTAAGGCGAAGTTGGTCGCCCTCCTCAAGATAAATAGACTTGGAGATAACGTCCAGCGTTGAGTCGGCTGGAACGGCTATCGTCGAAGCAAGCCTATATCCTGTACCCGAACGAACAATGTCCACTGTTATATCTGCGGCGTTTGTTCCGTCCACGTTGGAGACGTACAGCGCGTTAACCTTAAGCACCTTGTTGGAGTTGCTCGCAGTACCAGTTACGTTTATCGTGCCCGCCATAGCCGAATGGTGTTGGCAGGCGTAGTACAGGGTGTTCGGTGCGTCAGCAGGAATCTGATAAGTGATGTAACCAAGTTCCGTGCCGTTATTTCTAATACCAGATGTAACTACATTCGCTGCGTTGTAAGCACCAGATGAACTTTGAATCCAAAACGGATGACCAGAAGCAGATACTTGAAATGTATAAGTTGCACCACGTGTTAGGTTGAGAGTCGCGTTATTGGAGCCGCCGACTACATAGGCGGACGCGCCACTGTTGGTGACCACGATGGTCGTGCCTGCACTGCTGCCCTCGTTCTTCAAAATGGGTGTGGCGGTCGTAGTAACAGCAAGAACTGCTGTTTGACCTTTTATTGTCGTGACTGCCACGATATTTGGTGCTGTCATGATTTATCCTCCAAAAACTATTGACATTGCAATACTTTTACCAGTCGATGCTGGTGTAAATCCTAAATTATTAACAGCTGCATTAGCTGCTAAATGTGCTGATGTAACGACATTTGCCGCCAATTGTGTTGCGCCAACTGCACCAGGAGGTACAACACCAACATAAGTATTTAATACCCACGAGGTTCCATTCCAAGTCCAGCTCCTACCACCATCAGAATGAACGTCGTTTACCGATGGAGATCCAGGAAAATCTATTGGCATTTAGTTATCTCCTTTTTATATTAAAACTTAGGCTAGTTCATCCCATTGTTGGCTGGCTTCATTCCAGGTCCAATTTCCTTCAGCAGGTTTAGCAACTGGTGCTTCCCAGTCTGCTGTAGTTTGGTTCAACGTCCAAGACGGATAGGGCTTTGGTGCAACAAATGCATCAAGTTCTGCATTGAACGTATATCCAATTCCAGCATAACGCTTACGGAAATTGTTATTATAAGATGTTTGCTTCCAAGTACCACCCAAAAGGCTTGTGCAGAATGCCGCACCAACTGAATCTGAGGCTGGATAATCTCCACCACCACAGTCGGCATTGCCGACCACAATGACTTGTGTGACGACATTGTCGGAATTGATTTGCGCAAAATGTGCCATTTTAAAATATCCTCCTAATTAAGATAATGTCTCTGTATATAGTATCATAAAAATCATTAAAAATCTATTTAAATAATAAAATTATTCTTGTGTCGGTGCGACGAATACATCGTTCATGGTAGGGGCTGCTCTGGTGGTGACGGCAGTTTCTCAAACACTCCATCAACAACAGTTGCACCAACCCACGCAACATTGTCGGGTTCGCTCATAATCCAAGTCGCCTCTTCCAGCCCACGCCACGACGCATCTGCTTCAGTGACTACAGTGCAAACACCGTTCTCAACTTTGCCGTAAATGTTCATCACGGAACCTCGTATTCAATGTTTACGAAACCGCTTGCAGCGGCGTTTGCTGTACCCTGTACATTACCGCCAAGACCGACTGTGACCGTAACACCGACTGAAGGCGTAACAGTGTCGCTCACAACGATTCGTCGCCCCCTTGTACCTTCTGTAAATCCACCCCAAACATTGAATACACCGCCACCAGTGCTTTGGTGAAGATACGTAGTCGCTTCCCCCGTGTTCGCCTTTGCGTTGATGAGGTAGTTCACCGCATCATAGCCAACACGGTAATGAGTAACTAATTGACCACCAAGCGCAGTTTGCGTGCCACCCGAGAAGGCAACCGAACTGCTACTTCCAGCAGTCCCAGTTCCATCAGTAGTAGTCATACCACCAGCACCGCCAACAATAGTTGCCATAACTTTTGTAACACCTGCTGGCGGGGTGAATGTGCCACTAGTCGTGAACAGTTCGCAACGACGCTTGTTCCCTGAGTACGCCTCAAGCGTCACGATTCCCTGCTGACCTGCGACACCGTTAGACCCAGCAGTTCCACCAGCACCAACAGTCACCACGAGCGTTGCGCCTTCGGTAACTGCACCACCAACACGCAAGAACCCACCACGACCACCTTGCACATTTACAATGTATACGCCACCAGCAGGAGGTGTCGCTCCGTCGTAAAAGCCACGTTTTCCACCAGCACCATAATCGTTTGGACTTATGTTGTGGCTTGTATTGGATGTTTTGAAGTCCGAACTTGGTGAGCCATTTGGGTCGCCGCCAAGAGCGGTCTGAGTGCCTGCTGAGAACGCCACTGAACTACTGCCACCAGAACCAGCCGCAGTTGAGCCGTTGCGAACACCGCCGCCGCCTGCCTGAATGTTGGCAATCACATAGGTCACGCCTGCTGGCACAGTCCAGTTGTTCGCACCAGTCGTCGTGAATGTGTAGACCGTGGGAATAGAGGAGGCGGTGGCAACAACCGTGTCCGTTGTCTGCGATGACACATAGCCGAGATAAGAACGAGCCATTACTCCTCCTCAATCGTCGGTGCGACGAATACATCGTTCACCGCATCATACGACCAGCCCTTGCCGCAGTAGCCACGACCTGAACCGTCTTGGAAACACTCAACCCACAGTTCGCTGTCGCCGTAGCGTTCAGGATTAGCGACCAAGAAATCCCACGACACGACACGAACATCGGTGACGATGCCGTTCTCAACCTTTGCGAAAGTCGGTGCGCTCATACCTTGAACCTGACATAGACGACACCTGCTTGCCCATTACCGCCGTTGCCGCCTTTAGTTCCGCCACCGCCAGCACCATAGTTCACGCCAGCGTTGCCAGCACCAGAAGTAGTGCCTGCGACACCGCCTGTTCCTGCTGAGCCACCTGTCGCACCACCACCGCCACCACCAGCGCAAGCGTTGTAAGCCGCACCCGTAATGAAACCTGAAATGTCTCTACCGTTGCCGCCCGTGCCACCTGTCGTTCCTGCTGCGTTGCCGCCGTTGCCGTTAGCACCACCACCACCACCACCAGCGGCGTTAGCCGAAGTAAAGTTATCAGTTCCGTTGCCGCCGATGTAGGTGTTGCTCACTTGACCGTGACTGATACGGCTCTCACCGTTTGCGAAATGAGCGTTCCCGTATCCTGCGGCGTTTGCCATACCGCCTTGATTAGCACCTGCGCCACCAACACGAAACATAATCCCACCGTTCTCAGGCTCGCTAGATGAAACCGACTGAGCGTAAGAGCCGCCACGACCACCGCCATAGACAATGTGCTTATTCCCGATGCGAGACGGAAACCCTGCGCTACTGTACGAAGTAGAACCGTTGCCGCCTGCGCCTACATCTATCGTTTGATTAGCGTCAAGATACACGGTAATCGTTTCATCTAGTCCAAGAATGCCGCCACCACCGCCGCCACCACCAGCACCGTTATTGTTAGTAGCACCGCCGCCGCCACCACCACCGCCGATAAGCAGAATGTCAAACAACCCTGCCTTCGTCACCGTTAGCGTACTGTCGCTAGTGAAGGTGAGAAGCGTGTACGCCTGTGTTCCGACTGTGATGCTTGACGATGAGCCGCCTGTTGCTACGCCGTAGCCCTGCACATTGACGGTCTGCGTCGTCAATGACGACACATACCCAAGTTGGCGGCGAGCCGTAGCCATCGGTTACGCCGTGATTCGGTTCACGAACCCGTGAATCGTAATAACATTGGCTGTTGCTGCAGATGCTTTTATTATAAGGGCACTTGCGGCACCTTTTATAATAAGTCCGGGAGCAACAGTCACCAAGCCTGCTTCTGGTTGCACCGTCAATTCAATTAGATCGTCAGGATCTGTGGTTCCACCCCAACCAACAGTTAGTTTAACCGCTGATGCCGAGGTATTCATTGCATACAACCAAACCTCGTCATGAGTCGTTGCTGTAGTGTGACCCGTATGAATCGTCGTACCAGAGGCAATGGCAGTAGCTCCCACCTTGATTGCACGACCATCAGCTGTTCCGCCACTGAGAGCGATTTTTGTAAATGTTGCCATTTATTTCTCCTTAACTAAATACTTGAGTGCCTATTACTGCGCCCGCATCATCTGCGGGAGATCCTGCTTGTCCCCATTCCAAACCATTCGATGCCGAGGAATTGGCCAAAAGTGCCTGACCATTTGCCGCACCAGGGGCTAGTGTACCTGCAACGACCAAAGCAGATGACTGTAGAGTCCATGTTCCTGTAGATGATGCATATACCCATGATCTATTACCTACAGTATAAACATCATTATTTGATGGGGAATTTGGAAAATCAATAGGCATCACACACCTCCAGCCTAACTGTTTGCATATCCGTAGACGCGAATAATACCCGACATAGTGCCACCAACAAAAAACGTCAAACCGTCATGAGCCCCCGCAAGGTTGTAGAACCCGCCGCCAATTGTCGCCGTAGAATTTCCAGCGGTGGTTTCGCCATTGCCCTGATACGTCCAAGCCGTAACAATAGAACTGTCTGCAGGGCTGAACACATCAATGACGTTGCTACCAAACATGTGTGCGTTTCGCATACGATTGATGTTTGCTGACGATGAGCCGTTGTCACTGACTTGGGCTATGCCGTTAATTTCAATTCGATGCTGATAATAGTTACCAAGTGTTTGTGCCGCACCTGACGCGTTGACGCGCATAGACAAAGTTTGATTTGTGCTACTTGCGCTGATATTAATGAACACGCGATAATTTAAATAAGTGCTTGTAAATGTATTTGCTGGTAGGCTGACTGATGATGCTGTTGTAAATGTTGCACTCGTAAGATAAATAAGACCTGGGGGAGCAGCAGAGCCAGTCATGTATGACCATGTAGTTCCTGTGTATACCGCAAGCCTGTCCGTATCGGTCTCGTAAATAAGTTGACCCTCAAAAGGAACGGATGGGCGGGTTGTTGATGTACATACACCTGGCTTAATTACAGATGACGCACCTAAAACACTTGAAAAAGGCATTATTTACCTCCAACACCTATAGTAAAACAATATTTATTATTTGTCATTATGCCCTCGCCATTGTTAGAGATCCTGTTGCATCCCATGCATACCATGTGTAAGAACCGTCTGTTCCGGTTGTCGGGCTTCCTGTTGTAGAAATAGAAAGACCTGTTGCATCTGCGGTTAGCCAACGGACTACGACACGACCTGAGCCGCCTGCACCGCCGTTGCTGTTATTACCGCCTCCTCCGCCTCCTCCGCCACGATTAGCGGTAGCCGCACCGCCGCCACCTGCACCAGCGTTCGTTCCCGCCGAACCTTGTGTTGTGTTTCCACCGCCGCCACCACCAGCCGAATACGAAATCGTTGAGCCTGTGTAGTTATTCGTGCTTGCCGCACCACCAGCCGCGCCTGTGTTTGCGCTGCCGTTGCTTCCTGTGCCGCCCGCACCACCACCACCGCCTCCACCTGTTGAGCCTGAACCTGTGCCGCCTGCGTTGCCTTCACCTGAGATGCCCGTACCGCCAGCAGTTGCGTTCGCTGAACCGCCACCTGATGCGCCATTATGTCCACCGCCACCAGCACCACCAGCACCACCACCGTTAGCGGCGTTAAGAAATGCTGATGCCGTTCCATTCATTGCGGGAACTGGCGCAGTCGTTCCTGCCGCACCACCCGACCCGACCTTGATGGTGTACGAGGTTTGTGTGATGATCCCTGAACCGGTAACAAAACCGCCACCGCCTCCACCTCCGCCAGAGAAACTGTCCCTTGCACCACCGCCACCTCCGCCACCGACCAGCAGATACTCAACATTCAAGGTCGGTTGATAACGAAGCGTTCCTACAGCAGATCCTGAGACTCTACGACGAATGTAGACGATTCCTGAACCGCCTGCGCCGCCATTTAAATTTCCAGACGGTGAAGAACTACGACCACATCCTCCTCCACCACTTGCTGTGTTTGCAGATGCTGCTGTGCCATTGGCATTATTAGAGCCACCAGTACCACCAATAGATGAGCCACCAGCGCCACCTACGTAACCTCCGCCACCGCCACCTGCTCCTTTAAAAAGAGCACTTCCTCCAATAAATGCCGATACGTCATAACCAGCACCACCAGCACCACCAGTTGCGCCAACAGCAATACCGTTTCCGCCAACTGCGGTAGCACCACCACCACCGCCAGCGGGTTGAGCCGCAGAATTGCTGTTGTCTCCGCTACCACCTGCGTAGCCGCTGACCGTGTTAGCCATAGCCGCACCACCAGCACGACGATAAGACGAAGTGCTATTTATGCCACCGCCACCAGAACCACCTGCGCCACCTGCTCGCAAACCACCGCTATCAACAGCATCACCACCATGACCGCCGCCAGCAACAGATAAACCACGAGCACCACCAATAGAAGAACCAAGACCTGAACCAGAAATCTGGGATTCGCCCTGACCTGCCGCACCACCAGCACCAATAGTTACTGTTTGGCTTGAATCTAAATAAATTGTAGTTTGCAATACTCCACCTGCTCCGCCACCGCCGCCCGAATACAAAGTTGAACCAGTTCCAGAACCGCCCCCACCTCCGCCGCCAGCAAACATGAGCACATCAAACCAACCAGGTTGAGTAACGGTCAGCGTACTTGATGCCGTAAATGTATGTAATTTATAAGAAACACCAGAGACGGTGATATCCGTTTCTGTTCCGCCGGATGCGATCCCATATTCGGTTGCGAGTCTTGGTTTGCGGGCTCCTGAGATACTCATAATTAACTAATCCCAAAAGAACCAGTTGCATTGTATACGTAATACGTATACACACCATCTATTCCTGTAGTTGGTGATCCAGTAGTTGTGACACTAAATCTATTTAAAGCTGTGGTGAGCGCACGAATGATGACACGACCTGATGAACCGTTGCCGCCAACATCGTTGAAGCCGTCACCACCGCCTCCGCACCCACGATTAGCAGGCGTAGCATTAGCACCATTATTAGCACTGCCACCGTTGCCAGCGTTCGTTCCACCTGCGCCACCTGTAATCATTCCACCACCTCCGCCGCCCGATGAGTAAGTCGTCGCCGTTCCGTTGTAAGAGTTGCTCGTGCCAGCACCGCCTATGCCACCTATGCCTGCGGATAGGCAAGCGCCTCCGACAGCACCAGCACCACCGCCGCCACCGCCGCCGTTCGTTCCACCACCGTCACCTGCGCCACCGTTGTTGCCTTCACCCGATACCGCCACGCCGCCTGCCCTACTCACACCATCACTAACGCCACCGCCGCCACCGCCCGAACCGCCAATGTTGCCCGACCCGACACCAGCGCCACCGCCGCCGCCGTTAGCAGAACCGATGAACGATGATGCCGTTCCGTTTCTCCCTTTGTTGCCGTAGCGGTTAGCACCGCTGCCACCAGCCCCAACTTTTACCGTTAGCGTCTGTTTGCCGATTATTCCTGAGCCTGTGACGAAGCCGCCACCACCACCACCACCGCCTGCTGTTGTGTAAGCCTGAGCAAGACTGCCACCGCCGCCACCGCCGCCGACCAGCAAAAACTCAACGCTCAATACATTGATTAAGCGATACTCACCATAGGCGGATGTAATTGGCATTGGGAATTAAACTTCCTTTTCCCACCCAATGACGGTCACATTAACGACGCTTGCCGCATCTGCAAGCCCCTGAAGGGTTTCGCCAGCCGTGAGAACTAGCGCCGTGTCGAACACCATGATGTCGTTTGCGCCAATGGGCAATTGAGAAATAATTCGATTTGCTGCAGTTGCAGCAGTACCGATAGCTAAAGTAAACGTCCTGTCGACCGTGTCGGTGTTGGTGATGATGATTTGCTTCAGTACCTCGACCCTGCTTGCTGACACCGTGCAAACGGTCGTGGTTGTCGTACCCAACTGTGTTGGACCGCCAAGCCTTTGTTCTGTTCTATCTCCTACAGCCATTTTCTATACTCCTTTTAATATTATAACACTTTTATGCGCCGATGTCCATTATGAACAAGGCTGCTGCTTGTGACGTCATTGGATCGCTGGCAACCTGTTTCCATTCCAGGCCCGTTGCGGTCGATGAATTTGCGGCAAGTACGTATCCATTCGTTCCAGCCGAAATCTTGGTTATCGTATTGTCAGCGGTTCCGACAATCAAATCACCTTTTGCGTCAATTGTATTTAAAACTACGTTCGTTGAAACTCCACCCACTTCAACCCAATAACTATCATAATAGATATAGGTAGCACCATTGCTTGAATTATACCAAACTTGACCAAGTATTGGAGAAGCAGGTGCGCTATCGCTAATCGTTACAGCCTGTGGATTACCGCCAATTTCAACCCAATAGCTATCGTAGTAAACATACGTTTTACCGTCATCTGAATCAAACCATAGAGCTCCAGCTGCCGGGCTTGCCGGAGGACTTGATGAAGTCGTAGCACCCCCGGCAACAGTTGCACCAACCCAGGCATTGCCGTTGTATTGAAGAACCTTACCAGCAACAACGCCAGTTACAGAAACATCTCCAACATCATCAAGAAAGTTTATCGTTGTTCCCGCATTATCGGTTCCGTTAACCCATGTATTACCAATATATTTTAATACTTGACCGCTTGAAGGAGAGCTAATAACTACGTCCCCTATGTCATCAAGGCTGTTGATCGATGTTCCTGCAGCATCAGAGTCATTGATCCATGTATTGCCATCGTATTTTAATACTTGACCGCTTGAAGGGGAGCTAATGGTTACATCGCTTAAACCAGTAAGATTAACAGTTTCAGATAAATTTGACCAAGTCAAACCTGAGTCAGCAGAAGTGTTTACCTTAAGAAAATAATTATTGGTTGCGGTCCCACCATCAATTTTATTAACATCTATTGATGCATTACCTATGGCTACAGTGCCGATTGCTAGCACCCAAGCAGTGCCGTTATAGGTCCACGTTTTATCGCCAGAAGTAAAACTCTGTCCGTTAGAGGGCGAATTAGGAAAATCTATTGGCATTTATTGACCTCCGAGTGCTATTAAAATAGTAATTGTTTTTTGCTGGCAATACATCAAGTTTACCTTAATTTTGTAATTGATTTATTTTATGACGAAGATAGGCGCATTCTAAAGCCAGAGCTTCTTCATATCTAATTCCATAACGATTACCAGCCTCAATACTTTCTTCTGCTGGCCATTCGTCATAGCAAAGTATTCCATAGGCAAATGGGTCTAATCCATGATTTTCAAATACTTCTTTAACTCTTTGGGCTATGAATCCAAAGTGCCATCTAGCACCAGATCCCTTTTGTTCAACTGAGTCTTTAAACTTAAATTTAACATATTCTACATCTGCCCATGCATTTAAAATAGCCTCATCTATTGGAAAAATTTGTTCTTTAGATCTTTCGTCTGAAGTGCTTATTGTTGCTGTTGCGGCAAATAATTGAGTCCATCTTCTTGAGGCGCCACCTAAAGCGTAAGTATTATCGGCTCTTGGTCTCAATACTTGAGTATCTGTATTAGAGGCAAATAGTGTTATATTTGCGGATCCATTTGTTGATGTTCCACCAGAAACCTGTATTCTGGCATTGTAATCTGTTGTTGACTCATCGTGACCAGATGTATGTATGTCCATATACCAGGTTGCTGCGGTGTCTTGTCTGCCCAATTCCATAGTTCCATCAGAACGAATAGCTGTTGCTATTTTGTTTCCACGCATTGATTGAATAATATTACCAGTTGACCTATAATATAGACCTATATCAGCATTATCAACACGAAGACCACTAAACCCAGAACCACGAGCAATAAAAAAGCTTTGAATTTTATATGTTCCAAGGTTTACTGCATCAAATCCCCACACATAGTGAGAACCCCCGTGCGCTGCAGTTGAGTTTGCCTTATTGTCCACTAAACCAAGCTCAAAGCCACTCATTGCGTCAGCGTGAGATGCCTCATTCATAAGCACATTGGCGTTGTGCGCCCATACTTTTGTGAATGGGTTTACATATGCAGTCGCTGAACCAGGAGGGGTTGATGCGGGCTGAGCTGTTCCATTTGCGAGGTACCACCCACCGACAGTTATGCTAGTGCCGTTTGACGCCCAATCTTTAATAAATCCACTGTACTTTGTTGGGCTATGTCCAGTGTCTATCAACATGCCTTTGCGCAGCAGTTTGAGATTTTCGGAACTAATTGCTGTAGCTGGAACCACGGTTGTTGAAGTATATGTTGCACTGGCAAGAGTTAGTGTTGGAGGAGGGGCATATACATCGGCAAAAATTGATACAGCGTCTCTATCTGTGTAGATAGATATATCTGCTTCGTTTTGTACGCCAAGTATTTCTGCTGCGTCATTATAGTTTGAGCCATTAGGATACAAGCGAACAGCAAAACCAGTTGCATTATCTTCATTTCCAAAGGGAGCTTGCATTATTCTTTGGCTATTACGCAATAATTCTCCGTTAAGGTTTTCTGTATTCAATATTACTGCTGTTCTGTCAACAACCCAAACAACTTCTCTTCCACCAGTGTCAACACGACTACCCAATGAGTAAGTTCCTTCTGGAACATATACAAATACACCATTAGACCTTTCAATGCCACTGTTATCAAATGTTACTGCGCCTGTTTTAAATTTTGCAGCGTTAGAAAAAGCTGTAGAATCATCAGTTACTCCATCGCCTGTTGCGCCAAAGTCTTTTACGTTTACTTGGTCAACATTTATCCTAAAATAATTTGTTCCATCATTAGTAATTTCCCAAACATCTTTTGTTTCATTCCAGCGCAAAAATACATCTGAAGAAGTACCACGTTCTATTTTTAAAGAACCATTAAGAGTTGGTGCTCCAGTGGTGTTTGCATTTAGCGTAAAAGTACTGTCGTTAACCGATGACGTATTTGAATTTACCGTGGTGGTTGTTCCAGATACGGTTAAATTTCCGCGTTAAAACAACATCTTTAAACTCAACACTAGCTGTAGTGCCAAGAGCTTGCGGTAGCGCATTTGCTGCAAGTTTTGCTGAGGTTACTGCTCCATCAACTATTTTTGTGGACGTAACTGCATTAGCCGATAATTTATCTGAAGTAACAGAACCATCATTTATTTTTTCTGTTGTTATTGAACTATTTGATATTTTAACTGATGTAACTGCGGCGTTGGCTAGTTTTCCTTCAGTAACTGATGAGTTAAGTATTTTGGACTCTGTTACTGCATCGTTTGCTAATTCACTAGATGTTACTGCATTGGCTTCAATTTTTGCTGATGTGACTGCATCAGTAGCGATCTTAATTGTGGTTACTGCGTCGTTTGCTAACTTAGATTCAGTTATTGTACCATCGGCTATTGTAGAAGATGAAACAGATCCATTTGCCTGAACAACCCATTTAGATCCATTCCAAGTCCAAACTCTTGAACCAGAAATATAAGTATTGCCGACACTAGGTGAAGCTGGAAATGATAATGTTGTCATATTTTATATAGTACTTTCTTTTATTTGAGTACGCCTGCCATCAGCCACCACCATCCTGTGCCGCTGCCCATGCCTGGGCTTCATGCACGAGGTCTTGTGGTGTGAGTCCAACCGCGTTCGCTGCGTCCTCAACGGTGACGCTTCCAACGACGGCGAGCAGGGTGGCCAGTACGCCGATGCCATCCAAAGGTTGTGGTTGCGGGTCAGGCACATCCACTTCGTGCACAATGTTGTTGTTGGGCTTCGTCGGGTCAAAACCACCAAGGCCGTAAGTCGTCTGTTTCATGCGATTCGTAATCCAATCAAGTGACCACTGGTTACGGAGTTGGTGTAGCCAGGTGTCGCAGTGGCAGGCAAAGCGCCAGTGACATTGTCTTGATATAGGGGTTGGGGGTTGGTTCCCTGCAAACTGCTCCAGTATTGCACATCGAAGCCAGCAAAACTTCGCTGAAAACCCAGACTAAACATTTGTGTGTTCGTCTGAATCTGAACAGTCGGTGCTCCACCCTGCGAGACGCCAGCCAGCCAGAATCTTCCACTGGACAATGTTATGTTGATGGCGATACTTTT